AATACTGGGTTTAAAACTATCAATACAGTAAAGTCAGGTTTAACGAAGTTATATAGTTAACTTTCAAGTAAGTGGAGTTTTTATATTGTAAATCGTTTGAAAGCCGCATAAATACGGGGTTTGTACGATTACGGCACATAATTACTTATTGTACACAATTTTAATATATAATATAAAATTTTATATAAATTCTTATATTTTCTTATATTTTCTTATGAAAAATGTGTCAAAATGTGTCAACTTTAATCAGAAACATATTCAAGCTTTTTAATTTCATTTCGTAGCTGTTCATTATTAATATGCGTATATGTTTCAAGTGTAACTCCGATATCTGCGTGTCCCATTATTGTTTGTACGGCTTTAATATTCATTCCTGAATTAATCATTTTTGTACAGGCTGTATGACGAAGAACATGTGGAGTGACGTGTGGTAAAATTACTTTTCTACTCGCATTCATATCATCACTCAAATATTTAAGTGTATATTGTAATGCTCTTGCACTTAAATTTGTGCCTCTGTTAGTAGTAAAAACAAAATTAGAACAATTGTCAATTTTGATATTGGAATTTGTTTTATATGAAATTTGTTGTTGTTGTCTAAAAAGCTCTTTAACATACTCTGTCATATAAATGGTTCTGATTCCTGCTTCAGTTTTTGGCTTAGATATTGTTAAACTTTGTTTTGTTTCGTGATTCTTTAATCGTATAGCTTGCTTATTAATAAAAATAATTCCGTTGTCAATATCTACATCATCCCAAGTAAGTCCTATAGCTTCGCTTATTCTTAACCCAGTATTTAATAAAATAGCAACAAGCGGATATATTCTTTCCGATTTTGGGGAATTATTTATTCTATCTAATAACTCTTCTTCTTGTTTTGGTGTAAGAGCTATTTTTTTTGATGAAGATTTCTTGTTGGTAATTTTTATGCTTTGACAAGGATTTCTTGCAATTAACCCATCATCGTAAGCTAATTGCATTGCCTGATTAATGACCGTAAAAATTGTTCCAATTGTAGAATTGGCATACTTTTTTTCATCCGATAATGTTTTTAGAAAATATAAAACATCAGATTTCTTAATTTCTCCAATTTTCATTTGACTTATTTTTGTTCCTTTAATTACACTTTTATAATTTAAAGAATACAATTCTTTGGAACTTAAAGAAATATCTTGTTTTATGTCTAACCATTTCCTAATAACGCTATCTAATGTCATGTTGGACTTTAAAGATAATCCCAAAGATGTTTTATAAATAATGTCTTTCTCTAATATTCTCAGTTCATTAAGGTTTTTTGCATAAACATATTTTTCATGCCCTGAATAATCTTTCCATCTATAGGAATATCTTCCATCATTCCTTTCGCTCTCGCCTTTATTTAAAACTCTTCCTTTGCTATCTTTCCTACTCATTTGTTTACCTCCTTTGTCATAGAAAAGAAAGCCTTAATACAATATTAAAATATCATATTAAGGCTTTTTGTTCAATATTTATATAACTTGAATTTTATCGAGATATTCTTCAAAACGTTTTCTTTTAATTATTTTTTGTGTACCTTTTGCAATAATAAAATCACATTCAGGTTGATTAATTAATTCGCGTATTTTATTTTCGCCTATATTGCTATATAAGGCAGCTTCTTCTACGGTAAGATTTAATTTATGCCATATTGGAACATGTTTATCTCTTTCCTGTGCTTCCAAATCCACCTTCACCTCTTTTAGTACCACTAAGATTTTCTTTTTCGTTAAACCCGAACTGTTCTACTGGCTGAATAATAATCTGTGCAATTCTATCACCTTCAGACACGATCCTTGTCTCACTGCTCTGATTATATAGTGCAACCATGATATTTCCTCGATAATCTGAATCGATCACCCCGACCTTATTAGCGGGAGCTAAACCCTGCTTACAAGATAAACCACTTCTAGCATAAACAAGACCGACATATCCATTAGGTATTTCCATTACAATCCCTGTGTCAACAAAAGCTGTTTCACCAGGAAGAATTTCTATCTTCTTCTCTTCATTATGTACAACTGCATATAAATCTGCTCCTGCTGCAAATTCACTGCCATATGTAGGGGTTTTTGCATTCTCATTTGTTTTCTTAATATTAATCATTTTCATCTTCTAAAATTCCTTTCTTGACTAAATTTCTAATTTCTTTGCTAATATTCATAGAAATGATTTCATTTACAATACTTTTATTATCCTTATGATAATATGGATAATAAGTTGTTCCATTAGATTGGATCTCGTATGAAAAATAGTTTTCATCTATATTTACATAAAAATAAGCATAGATTACTGTTTTGTTGTTTGACTTATACATAGAAGAATAATATCTGTAATTTCCATGCTCAACATAGTGAAAACCACAATCTTTTAATTTTTTGGCTGTAATATTCTTTACAAGTTTCATAATATTTACCCACCTTTTACTCTAAATTTATCTACATTTGGGAAATCATTTTATATAAAAAGTTCAAGTATTCATTCCATTTGCCAATCGAGTAAATATACTCCTTACCTTTTAGTCCTTTTAATTTCATATCTGCTTTAATATTCTCTATTGGATTCTTTTTTGTTGCTAATGACTTAATAAAATCATTTGTGCTATGTGTTAGAGTTAAAATGCGTTCTTTAGGTACTCTTTGAACGATTTGTTTATATGTCACTAATTCTTCTTCGGGAATTTTAAAGTCTTTATTTTTAGGCAAATTCTTTGAACTGAACGGACTAATATTTGCACCATTTGTTTTAGGTTTTAATAATGGAATAATCTTGTTGAAATTGACATATTTGAAACGAAATAAGACTTCTGAATCAGTTTCTTCTATATTAAATATAATATTAGGCTCAATCTGTTGAATTGTTTTAATAATGTTATGCCCACGCTGTAATGATGGTATATATGCTTGTAGAACATCTCTACCATAGTGGAATACTTTATTACCGTATTGACATGTAACATATATATCCATATCTTCGAGCGTACCGTTTAATTTACGATTATAATCATTTGTTCTCAAATCATAATCGCATTTCAATCTATATATACCTTTAAATTTATCAATCAAATAGCTCGTGTTATCACCACCTTCTAATTCAATATTCTTCGTATTCGGTTTCGCTACTTATTTTAGGTGCTTTTTCTTCAGCAATACGAATAGTTTCAAGACATTCTTTTCTGTCTGTAAAAATTGTATTATTTAAACTGTTATAACCGAACAAATATGCATGTTTATCATGCTTATCAGAACCACAAAAATAAGTATTTTCTACCGTTCTAATTTTTAATTCACACAAATCGTATATCCCCACTCTTGGTAATATACGAGCAAAATATACGACAGTTCCTTTTTTAATATCTTCTTTAGTCATCACGAGAACTCCTTTTTGTTGCTATCAGCAATGATGAAATTAGAAATCCAATAAAAGTACCAGTTAATATACCAATAATAAAATTTACCATTGTTCATTCTCCCTTAATCACAATACAAAACAATTTTTCCTTGAGCCAGAGAATCGACAACTGAAATCACACGTTGATTTGAACTGCCTCGCCACTTTAATGTAATATCCCGTTGTTCATCTATATATTCTCCATCAACGAGAACATCTACATTAGAAATTATCTCTCTTCTCTTTTCCCACGCTTCAATGTCTTTTTTATCTAAAACAACATAATCAGCTTGTAATCCTGCAAAAGAACACATAATGTCATTCCAACAAAAGCCAGTATATAACCAAATGGTTTTCTCAGGAAAAGAAATACGGATTTCTTTAATTAAATCTAAAACCCCATCTAAATTCTGATCCGCTAAACATTCTCCACCAAGAAACGAGACACGCTTGATATATGGTCTATTAATAAGTTCCATAAATTTATTTTTTGTTTCTTCTGTCCACTCTTTTCCACCATTAAAATCCCATGTATCAGAATTAAAACAGTTTTTACAGTGAAATGGACAACCTTGGACGAAGAGGGATACTCCAACTCCCTCTCCGTTAGAAATATCAAGATTGCGCATACTTGAATATCTCATATTATTCCTCCTCAATATCGTCAAGATGTGGTACTCTATCATGAATATCACCAAGTCTACCCTGATTCCATCCATTACGTGCCGTACCTTTGTATCCACAAGTTCTACGAGTAATATCCATACTCATTACATTTCTATTACCACAATTAGGACACTCCCAAATTAACTTGCCACCTTCATCAATAAGCTTGATTTCTTTGCTCCATCCACATTGCTGACAATAATCACTCTTGGTATTTAATTCAGCATACATATTATTGTTATAAATAAATTTTATCACTTCAAGTACAGCAGGAATATTATTCTCCATATTCGGACACTCGATATACGAAATACTTCCACCTGGACTCAATCTTTGGAATTTAGCTTCAATACGAAGCTTCTCAAAGGCATCAATATGTATAAATACTGGGATATGATAAGAATTTGTAATATATGTACGATCTGTAACTCCTTCAATAATGCCAAATCTCTCTTTAAGTTTTTTTGCAAACTTTTCCGTAGTCGCCTCCAATGGAGTTCCGTATAAGCTGTAATCAATATTTTCATCTATTTTCCATTGAGAGCATTTATCATTTAACGCTTGCATTACTTCAAGACCGAATTTTTCTCCAATACCCTCATCACAATGATAATGTCCAGTCATATACTTAACACATTCAGCAAGTCCTGCATAACCAAGGGATAAAGTTGAATAGCCACCAAAAAGTAGTTTGTCAATAGGTTCACCCTTTTTAAGTCTTGCAAATGCTCCGTGTTGCCAAAGAATAGGAGCAACATCTGACTTTGTTCCACGTAATCTCTGATGTCTAATCTTTAATGCTTTATGACATAACTCTGTACGTTCATCAAATATTTTCCAAAATTCATTCATATCCCCACCAGAAGATAATGCAATATCTGGAAGCGAAACTGTGACGACTCCTGAATTGAATCTTCCATAGAATTTAGGCTTACTATTTTCATCATGCCATACCGTTAAAGCTGATCTACATCCCATTACAGGATAACAATTGCCATCTTTCATTTCTTTCATGATTTTTTCAGAAATGTAATCAGGTGTTAATCGTTTAATAGAACACTTAGCGGCAAGTTCAGTAAGATACCAATACTTATCTCCTTCATGAATATTATCTTCTTGTAATACATAAATAACTTTTGGGAAAGCTGGTGTAATATATACACCTTCTTCATTCTTAACGCCAAGAAGACTCTGTTTTAATTCTTCTTCAATAAGTAAAGCTAAATCATCTTTTTCTTGCTGACTATGTGCTTCATTCAAATACATAAATAATGTAATAAAAGGTGCTTGTCCGTTGGTTGTCATTAGAGTCGTTATCTGATATTGAATTGTCTGAATACCTTTTTCAATCTCTTTCGCAAGACGTTTTTTTACAATATATTCAACAGCTTCGCCATCAATTTCATATCCAGTTTCTTCATGTTCTGCAATTACTTCTTTTCTAATTTTCTGTCTGGAAATATCTACGAATGGTGCAAGATGCGCTAACGATACACTTTGTCCCCCATACTGAGAACTTGCTACCTGTGCAATAATCTGAGTTGCCACAGTACAAGCCGTAGAAAAACTATGTGGTTTTTCAATAAGTGTTTCAGAAATTACTGTACCGTTCTGCAACATGTCTTCAAGATTAATTAAGCAACAATTATTCATATACTGAATTAAATAATCCATATCATGAACATGAATAAGCCCATCATCATGTGCTTGTACGATTTCAGGTGGTAATATGTATCTTCTTGATGCATCTTTACTTACAATTCCTGCAAGATAATCCCTCTGTGTTGTATTCAATCTTGGATTTTTATTAGAGTTTTCATTGTTCCAATAATCACTTTCGCCGCTTAACAATTCTGTAATTTCAGTATCAATTGTATTTTCATTCTCTCTCTGAAACTCACGAATGCTTCTATAACCCTCATAAGCTTTTGCTGTAAGTCTCTGTTTTTTTGTAATCAATTTGTCATAAACCATTGATTCAATATCAGAAATACTTACATCTTCTTTGTTTTTACATTCTTCTTCAATCTCGTCTGCAATATCTTCTGCAATCTTTGGCTTTACAATACCTGAACCATTTTTCATTGCTTTAAGAATTGCTGCTGAGATTTTTGATTTATCAAAATCAACTTCTGTGCAATCTCTTTTAATTACCTTCAAATTTTATCTCCTTTCTCAATTCCACTTGAAATCAACCAATTTCTTGTGTTTTTTAGCCTCGCAAACCCAGTATTCATGCGGTCTGCGAGAACACCCTTTTAAATTTACCAATTCTTTTCTTCGTTTTTTACAAATCCAGCGACTTTACCTTCATCGAGTAAAACAGCTTCATTTTTGTACTCATACTGTTCTAAACAATCCTCAATAGTAATTTCATCATAATTCATATCATTGTTATTCATGACAATTCCTCCTTAATTTAACGTAAATAATAATCCAAAACATATTCAACACACTCTTCTTCTGTGTTAAAAACTACATCGCAATCTTCTTCGGATTCCCACGGATATATATTCTCTGTTCCGTATCCAATAATAGGAATTCCTTTCATGCGAGCATGTTCTAGTTCTTGTCCTGTTCCTACAGAGCTGTTGGAATTATTTAAATTAACAATCACCAAATCGCTTTTATCAATTTGACTCATGAAGAATCTCTTAATTTGCTTATGCGTTTTATGTAGAGTTTTATAGTAGTTAAAAAAATCATTTGGATTGATTACTCTAATATTATTGAATCTTTTTGATTCATAATTTTCGAGTATATTTTTTACATTGTTTCTCCAACCATTGGCTTCTACTTGAGTTAATCCGCCAGTTTTACCTGCTAAATAAATCTGAAAATCTCTCATTTATCATCCTCCCAATTCAATATTTTGTTTTTACAATTACCGTTATTGTCCACTTTATAATTCTCTCTTAGTATAAGAATATTGAACGGAATATTTTTATCATGTCAAACACAATCTAAATATGAACAATTGCGATTGGCACAATACATTCTTTTCTTATTTTCTCTCATTTTTATCACACTTTATGCCGTTTCATCGAAAAATTTACACACAGAAGCAACTTCTTCGGCTGGTCTGTCGTAATTTTTAACAAGATAGTCAAAGTTATCTTCCTTTCCATCAAACATAACTTTATCTGCCTTATATCTACGTTTAGATTCTTTCTTGTTTGGTCTCTTTTTCATTCGCTTTTTTAAAATTGAATTTTTGGCAGTTAAGTAAATAGAAATGTATGAGTCAAACAGATCATTTAAGTGTTCTAATCCGTCAGGCGTTAGAATTACAACTTTTTTTCTATTATAATCATAAAAATCTGCCAATCGGCTACCGTAGTACCAAGCACCTTCATCGGTTTGATAACTTCTCCACTCCAAAAATTCCTTGTTTTTAATCATATCTTTAAACTCATTTTCGGTTACAAAATGATAATCTACGCCATCAAGTTCATTAGATCTTGCTGGGCGCGTGGTGTAAGTTAAAATTCTTTCATATCCCAATTTTACTAATTCTCTTGCAATTGTGTCTTTGCCACTGCAAGACTTGCCAACCAAGCAAATACTCATTAATCTATTCTCCTTCCATATAATTTTTAATTTGATTTAGAAATTTTGCCTGAACGGTTTTGTCGTTTGAGTACAGACAACATGTAATTGGTTCGAGTAAATTTAAGCTAAAAATAGCCATAATTGACTTTGCGTCAATCTCATATCTATGACTTTTAATTGTAATTTCTTCATCAAATTTTGTTACAATCTCAACAAAATCATGCACCTTTCTAATTGTAGTTACTAATGTTTCTTCCATTTCTTTCCTCTCTTTATTCGTAGATTCTTATATAAGATATTTCGCCATCAAAAATACCACCTAAAGTAGACACATCGCCTGTATTACCCCAACGATTAGAAATATTAGGGATTAAAGTAGGACTATGAACAACGAATTCTACGATAGAATCATTACTTATTGTATATTGTCCCAAATTATCTGTATGCTCATCGGCTTTACAGTCTGCAAGAATGCAAGGAATTATTTCACCGCTTTTCATCACGATATCAAAATATGTTCCAACTTGGGTTGTATAATATGAACCCAATGCACAGCAAAATCTATTATCTACTTTATATATGCCTGTTTCATCTAATATATATTCACTTTTTAATCTGTATTGTTGTGAGTTTTTATTGGTGATATGTCGAGCATCCATATAGCTCTTAAACAGCTTGTCAGATGGTACGTCATAATCTGTATAAGTAAGATTTTCTTCAATTTCCTCTAACTCATCTTCTAACTCAATATTCTCTATAATTTCTTCAACTGTTATCATTTTTTGTTGTTCATAATATGTTCTATATTTTTTATAAATATGAGAATATATTTCTGCTTTTTCTTCTTGTACTGTTGCGGCTACAGTTAATTGCTTATCATTTGCCCCAAATGGGGCGACACAACAAATGACAGCACTTAAAAATACTGTTTTAACACTTCTCTTTAACGTATAAATCTCATGCACCCACTTTCTTCGTATTTTTTCGTATACAATTTCAAATACTTTTCGTTAGAATTATCAAATCCAATAGGCTTTAATTTTGCTTCAATAATGCCGTATTCTTTTTTGATTTCTTCTACTTCATTATTCTCTTTCGTTCCAACCGTAACATATGTATTGTCAGGAATCTTAGAGAAAATCTCTTTTAGTTGTTTCGCTTTATAGTACAAATTTTCACATTCACCTCCTCACTTTCACTAAATTCACTGAATTACTTAATCATTTGTAAAAATTCTTCTTCTGAAATAATTGGAATATTAAGCGATTTTGCTTTCTGATTCTTAGAGCTTGTTGAATTGATGTCGTTATTAATAAGATACGATGTTTTAGAACTTACAGAACCTACGACTGTACCACCATGAACAACTATATCGGCTTTTAATTCATCACAGTTTTTATAATGATGAACTGAACCAGTTACAACAAATGTTTTACCTTGTAATGTTTTTGGCATTTCATCTAAGATTATATTAGGAGATTCAAAAGTAAACTCTTTTGATAATTCGTAAACTATATTAGAATATTTATACCAATAAGAATCAATTGAGGATATCTTTTTGTCACTTATACCGTCAAGAGAAGAAAAATAAACAGCTCTTTTTGTTTCCATAGTTGTAATAAATTCTCTGATGCTATAATTAACCTTTTCTGCAATTAATGTACTTATTGTCTTTCCAATCATAGGAATTGAAAGTGAGTAAATAAATCTATCGAGTGTTGTGTTACGGGATTTTTCGATAGACGAAAGAAGCTTCTCAACAGACTTCTTACCAAATCCTTCTAAAGTTTTCATTTCATTTTCATGACATTTTAAATAATAAATGTCTTTAATTGATGTCAACCAACCAAGATTAATGAATTTCTCTATTGTAGATTCTGAGAGATTTTCAATATCCAATGCATTTCGACTTGCCGCATGAATCAGTCTACCCAAAAGCTTACCTTTACAATTTGGATTCTCACACATAAGTACCTCAGAGTCGTTTTCTTTAGCAATTCTTGTAGAGTGACCACATATAGGGCATTTGTCAGGAATGTTAAAATTACCACTCTTATCAATACTATCATGTACTTTAGGAATAACCATATTTGAACGATAAACTCTAATTCTATCTCCTATGCCAAGCATCATATCTTTAATATATGTAATGTTATGAAGCGTTGCTCTTGTGGTAATTGCTCCATTTAAGTCAACTGACTTGAAGATTGCCACAGGATTAATTAAGCCTGTTTTAGAGGTATTCCATTCAATATCTGTAAGCACTGTTTCAAACAATTCATCCTCGTATTTATATGCCATTGAATGTCGGAAAAATTTATCCGTTCTTCCCATAGATTCTGCAATTTTATAATCGTCAACTGCCATAACAGCTCCATCATAAGGAATATTATGTGAGTCTGCTAATTCTCTTATTTGATTTAATAAGATTGCTAACTCTTCTTTCTGATTAATTCTAGGTGATTTTAATATTGGTATAATCTCAAATCCAATATCTTTAGCCTTGAATAAATCTTCACTAGGAGTTTTATGTCCAAAACCTTTAATAACTCTCCAAGCAACAAATCTCATATTCCTGCTTGCAGCTTCTTTGCTATCCAGTAATTGTAGTGAACCAGATACAAGATTCCTTGGGTGTTTATACTTCTTATCTTCTGGAAGTTTATCATTAATCTCTCTGAAAGTGTCCCAACCAATAATTGTTTCACCATCAATAATTAATTCCTTTTTATATCGAATCTCTTTTGGTACATTTTTCATTGTTAAAACATTCTGAAGACAATCAAAACCTCTTATCCCATCGCCTCTAGTTTCTGCACCAATTAATTTACCATCAATATAGTGTAATGAAGTTGTAAGACCATCGGCTTTTACTGATAAGAAGCAATCCTTATCTCCAATAAATTCAATTAACTCATCTACTGATTTTGTTTTATCAAGCGAAAGCATTGGGTGATTATGTTCTACTTCTTTTAATTTGTCTACGATTGTATATCCAACATTATGTGTTGGACTGTTTGCAAAAACAATACCTGTTTCTTCTTCCCACCGTCTGAGTTCTTCAAGTTTATTATCAAATTCAGCATCACTTATAATAGGATATCCAGTATTGTAGTATGATGCGGAAGCTCTATTAAGTTCTTCAATTCTTTGTGCGATTTTATTCTTATCCATTTATCCTCCATTATTCGCTTAATTCAAAAACCAACAATGCATATGTCTCATTTTCAAGATTATCAACAATACAAGTATAATATCCTTGGGGAATTAATTCTTGAACTTGTTGAAATAACTCCTCCCAATCCGTACTTGTAATTTCCCATGCAAGTCGCAACTTATGACCTCGATTCATTTCTTCTTCTGACAATATATACTGCATTATTTCTCCTCTCCGCAATATTCTTTTAAATATGTAAGCATTTGATCTTCTTCTGGAAAGAAGCCATCAACCTTCCTTTTATTCTGTAACCACCCTAAAAAGTTTAACCAGAATTGTCCCGCTCTCCAATCTGGCATATAAGTCATGTGTAATCTAGTTACTTCGTTATAAAAATTATACAGTCTATTCGTATCCCCAATGTTAATCACCTCTTTTATTTCTTTTTATACCATCTTTTATATAATCTTTGTCCACATTTATCACAATAACTCTGTCTTGGAACAGCATTATCAACCATATAATTACATACAGGACAATAACATTTATCATATCCAAGCAATTTCCTCATTGGTTTATTTTTTCTTTTTAACTCTTTGTATTCTTCATATTCTTCGCCTGAAATAATATAAAATGCCATAATTTTAGTCCTCATACATAATTAGATCTTCTGCATATGGAAGTGTTTCAACCCACTTTACAAATGACTCTGACCACTCTGTAAGCTTATGATTTCTACGCTGAAAGTACATATTACGAATATTTTCATAATTCATTGTTATTGTACGCCTCTGTAACCATGATTCAGGAAGCCAACGCACAAGTTCCTTCCAATATCTTTTGTCTTTTGTCTCAAGATATTTCTGACGAATATTTTCTAATACATAAACAATGTCCTCTTCAAATGTTGAAATATTATCTAACCCGTCATCGTCCTTTGGATTATCAGCAAGAGATAAATTTCTGTCATAATCATCAATCTCAAAACAATCTAACGTAATTGGAGTTGTAGCAAGCTTATGCATTGTGCTTGTAGAATTAGCAACTGTTCCTACCTTATAAGTATCAAATTCTTTCCACCAATAAAGAGGTGCTGTGATATCCACTGATACGAAAATCTGTCGCATGAACTTTCTATGCTCATTACCTGCTTTAATAAGAGTCTGTGCAAGTTTTAAATCATTTTCGCCAATAATATAATTATTATTATAATATAAAATGCAATCATCATAACATTTATCGCAATATTTTTCTTCGCTACAGCCATAATAGCTATCGCTTCTTGCATTACTATTCATCGGGTTTCTCATCCCCCGCAAAGCCCCTTCAAAATTAAATACTTGTGTATTTTCAAATCTCAAATTCTAATCCTCCTATTTTTTCAAATCCCAATGAAAGTCCAATTTACTTCGTTATATTGTTCCAATATACTGATTTCCTGTTCCTTTACAGGAAATACAAATTCCAAGCTCGTCCTTAATTCCACAATTAAAAGTTCCTGTACCACCACATTCCAAACATTTTATTTGAAACACAAAATCTTTTTTTATTATAGGTCGTTGTTTAATAACTGTATTTCTATACCAACCACAATAAACATTTATTTTTTTATTTTGTAAACTGCCAAACATAATTAACAAACCTACCAAAATTCATCATTATTTGGTCGTAAATATCAATCTTAATATCATCTGCTCGTCCAGTCCAAGGTGATAAAATTATTTCATATTCACACTTAGACCAAAAATAATACATTATTTCTCTCTTTAATTTTTCAGAGAAATCTTCCTTATTTAGTTTTTCTTGTAAAATCTTATCAACTTCATTTTTAAAAGTACCATGATTAAATACATTCCATTTAATAATTTTTTGCGCATTAGAGTCATGATAATAAACATACCATTCTATAAGAATCACCTCCTGATTATTTATTCTCTTTTATTTGTGAAATGATGAGCGAATTGCCCTAAGATATGCAATGCAAACACGATAAATTATCTTATGATAATTTCTGCATTTTCAAACATTGGAATGTAGACACTCTCACCGTTATCCCAATCAGGAATATCAAGATAATCTACAAATTCTAATGTTGGTTCAAAATATTTTTCAATCGTTTCTTTAAATCCAACCGAGTTCTTATTCCAACTCATGATAGAATCTAAATTATGCAATGAAAACCATAAAGGTTGTATATATTTCTTCAGTAACGGAAGTTCATCTTCTTCTGGGAATCGACATTCTTCAATAAATATTTTGTATAACACATCTGCAAGTAATGATAGTGAGTACCAAAAATCATTATCGTGTATTGTCACTCGCAAATATTTTGCTGCACATTCTTTCATTTTTACCTCCAATTCAAAAAGAAAGTTTAGATTCCTGTTGATTTATTCTAAGTCAACAATGTTGTATCTAACAGTACCATCGTCATATTTCTTGGTTTCTAATATTCCATCAACATATTCTCCAATTTTGTCTGAATATTTGTTATATGTATTACTACCAGAAATATTATATTCTACACTGTTATATTCAACAGTAATTCTATAAACTGCTGAATGCGATTGTGGCAACATCGTTTTAGTCGCAGGACTATAATGCATTGTTGTATAAGCAGCCCTATGATATTCATCTATTATTTTTACTTGAACCGTAGATGTTTCGGTACTAATGCATTTTGCACAGCCGGTTAATATAAACATAAATATAAACATCATTGTAACACTATATAAAACCTTTTTCATGATATTTTTCACCTCAATTCTCCACATGAAATAATGGATTCTTGTTATCTTTCATCAACCAATTCTTCTAATACACCACCAACTTCAGCAACAATAATTCCTACTGCTAATGGAATAATTGAACCATTCACTAATGTTACAATTCCACCAATTACTCTGATTGCTGATTTTCCTAAACTAATAAATAAATGTCCTTTACTGTTCATTTCTAATTTCCTCCATAATTTCTTCTACTATGTATCCACAATTTGATTCTGTTGAAGCAATCTCTTCATATTTGATACTGTACTGATTTAACTTATCAATAATTTCTTTTCTTACTTCTTTTGCTTCGTCTTCATTCTGGAATCTTCCTTCATTCTCATAAGAGTGATGTCTTGTGAGTAGATAATTTCTATTATTGTATGAATTAAACACATTCAGTACAGTCTTATTAAAATCTTCTCCTAACACTTTATCGCTGTTATATACAGCACATAAGATCAATGGGGAATCAACTACCATAACTTGCACTTTATTCTTAACTCTACCCATCTTGAATGATTGTTTACCAAATAAATATTCTTGATGTTTAAATACCTCACCATTATTTTCATATACCTTATCCTTGGCAAACTCTGAAACATATTCTGCATTGATACCATTTCTTTTTAATTGTGCCGTGATGTCCATAGCGCATGTACTTTTACCTGCTGATGGTTCTCCAAATAAATTTATTACGATTGTTTCCATATAATATCTACCTTTCTTTATATTGACTATGTATGTATAAGATGTTAAAATATTAATTAAATCTAAAATACTAGGAGGGTATAAAATGTCTTTAATTGATTATGATGAACTTGTTTGTAGAAGTTGCGGTCATATTGGGTTATTACCAGATGGCGATTTTGATGTAGTGTGTCCAGAATGTGACGATGAGTATTCTTTGATTGATGAATATCATAGAGATAATGAAGAGGATGAAGACGACTTATAATTTATCTTCTTCATTTTAATATATTTTGAAATCCGTCTTTCATTGGCTTTTTGAGTCTCTGAAACGCCCTATTTATGGGCATTCCAGAGTTTGAGTTATTTCCAAATTCCTTGTTTTAACTTTTCCTTTACAAACTCATTCTTCATTTCATAAATATCAGTATCACATGCATTACATACTCCATAAATTTTCTTACCATCAAATTCATAATGATAACAGTTTGAGCCACAACCACACGGATTTAGTGAGTCGCTAGAGTAGTAACACCAAACCTTCCCATCATCTTCATAACATTGTGTCTTTCGTTTGTCTGTGATGGAATCAATCAATTCGTTCAAATCTGTCAATTCCATATTCTCTTTTTCTAACTTGTCACATTGTTCACACGCTTTATTAAATAACTTTTTCATTTTAAAAAACAAATTGATTACTCTATCCTGCGAAAGTTGTTTTAAATCATTATAAGAATCTTTGCTGTTAAACATTGTTTCTATATCCTCAAGATGTTCTCTCATAATTTTACAAGCTACTTCACAAGCTTCATTGACCTTTTCGATTGTCTTATCTTTATTAAAACCTGCATAGTATTCAATCTCTGAAATAGCCTCTGCTGAAGTTTCAGGATCAAGAATACGAATTGCTTCTTCTATTGACATATCACTCATATGATTTTCTCCATATCATAATTCTCTCTAATATAATCACACAGTTCGTTCATAGTAGAAATGATGTACTCGTCATTCTTTAAGCAAGGGTGAATGTTGCACATACAAGAACCTTTTGCACCATGTTCTTTGAAAAGCTTCCAGTTGAATGTAATCCATATCAGAGGAATTCTTGTGAGATTTTTCGTAAATAATCTTGTTAGAATTTTCATATAATCATTACCTCCTACTGTATTATTCTCTCTATCGAAGGTAATTCTTTAAGAAATATTCAAAGTATTCACGAATGAATAAGCCAGAATATTGATTGTTTGGCATAAACATAACTGGAATATTATACTTGAACCAAAAACTATGAATAGATGCTATAAAAGATTTCCGATTATACTTTGTATCATAATTACCTGTGGCAATATCCTCATAAGAAGCATTTTCAATTAGTAACACTTTAGTCTTTGGTGCAAGGCATAATTCTTTTTCAAATCTATCACGCTCTTTTGTTAAATTATTGCTAATTTCTTCGAGACTTGCTTTTCGTTCAATTACGCAAGTGGTATTAAAATACAAATCACGAGGTATTGATAACTTCTCGTTAGCAGGAATCATGAAACTATAATCACCATAGTCAAGAGCTTTCTTCTTATAAGAAATTTCTTTTCTATCAAAATAATCTGTAATGTGAGAGTTTACTTTCTCACGAGTATCTATAAGGATTATGATGGAAGATATTAACTCTTCCATCTCCTTATCTGTATATTTGTACTTGCTAAATATCGTCTTCGTCCTCCTCAATATCATTCTTAATTGCAAATTTACTCAACCAAAACTCGAATTTATCAGGAACTTCCTTATAAATCTTCTTTCCTGTCTGTGGATTTATTTCACCTGTTGGCTCTTTTTTATTTTTCTTTTCAAGGGAAATTATGTAAAGAATAGAACCCAAATCAAATGGGTTGCGATTATACTGACTTGTCCACATTTTTACATCTCTTGTTTTCCCACTATAAATTTCAAACAAGTGAACATTTACTATGGATTTTTTAATATCCAATTCAGATACATAATACAAACGCTTACTTACTTTTGGATCTGAATCACTTACAATTCCAAGAACTTCTCGTTGGTTGTCTAATCTTTCTTTTAATGTCAATTCTCTATATGAAATTTTTGAAATTAGCTCATTAATAATTTTGCCAGAATCAAGTTTATTAAACTGCTTTGCAGTCTCATTCCCATACTTTGCAAGAACATCAAATGGTAGATTATTCTTTTCAGCTTTATCTTTTGCAATTTGCTTTGCTCCATTGAGCAGATCATAATATCGTGTAATTTCAAGTAGAGTGTTTACATCCCCATATTTCTTAAAATAATTAATCCTAATAAGTTTATTAACAATGGTTTTATTGATTGAATTAGAAAACAATGCAGTCAAAACATCTGTAAAAGTTTCATATTCCTTTTGTCCTAATTCATATAAAGTATCAACTACACCTTCACCAAAACCTTTGACACTGGATAGATTAGGATATATTAGTTTATTCTCTTCGTTGATTGTAACCTTTCGATTATCTGCACCAAATTCATAATCACCTAATTTATATCCCCAAAATTTAATAGCTTCTTTTACAAGAGCATCAATTTTATCCTTTTTATTTTTCTCTTGGTAATGGTTAATAGCCACTTCGTAAAATGTTTTTGTGTGATGTGCTTTGAACCAAGCTTGATAAGCAGAGTCCCCTCCCATTGAATAAGCATGTGGAGAATTGAAGGCGTATCTCGCAGAATCCTCAATTACATTCCATACATTCTTGAAATTATCTGTATTTCCAAATTCATCATTCCATGAGTGATTTAATTCAGAAAGCAAATGTTCTTTCTTCTCACCCTTTAATTTCTTTTTGGAAATAGATTTAATGACACCATATGTTTCACCCATTTGTAATTGCAGGAATGAAAGAACTTTCATAATAGATTCCTGATAAATCATAAAGTGGGCAGTGTCGGATAATAAGTCATCAATCTTTTTTTCACCTGTTGTATATGGTTCACGATTTAAGAATGTACTAAGTAATGAGGCAAAACCAGGTCTAATTGCTGCAATAAAACTACTTAATTCAGCCAAATTCTGTGGCTTATATTTTTTTACACGATTAGTCGTGGCTTCTTTTTCACATTGATTGACACAACAAGTTATACCATTCGCATAAATATCCCATGTCTTTTTATCATTGTCTATCATATGTCTTAGTTCATCAAAGGTAGGAACTTCCATACCGATACTATGGAAGAATTTATATGTGAGATAAACACTATCTACAATAAGAAAATCCTCTTTGACATATCCAAATTCATCAAGATAACCACCCTCAATAGCTGCACATACTGTTCTTTTACCAGTTGATTCAGACACGGCACTTATCAGCCCTACTTCTCTTCGTATATCACCATCAAAAATAAAATGTCCACAAGCATGTACTTTTAAGTTAATAGTAATACCTTGATATTCATTACTTTGTTTGAATAAAGAGATATATTCTTCTGGTATGTAATCTTCAACATGAATATCCTCTTTTTCATCATCATCGGCATATTTCAAAGCTTTGTTATATTCATCAAGATATTTTGAAATCTGATTGGCATCTTCAGGTTTAACATCATTTGCACCTGCGTATAACTGCCATGCTGCTTTTTCTTTCAATTTTTCTATTGCCATCAAAGGATAACAACCATGTTCACCAAGTAATTTTCTTGCTGCTTTAACAAATGGTTCTTGTGTGGCAACATTCAAGTCTATATCTGGCATCTGACCTGCCAATACACGTTCTTTAGTTAAGAATCTTTCAGGATAAATTGGAATATCAGCATTGAATCTATCAACGGTTGTTAATCCTAAAAGTTTATTTGTAATGAATGAAGCTGCACTACCTCTTGATGTAGTTGTTAAAATACCACCTTCATTTTGAACTGCATCATCTATAATAGCCTTACTTGTCAAGAAATAATCAACAACCCCAGCTTCCATAACTTGTTTTGCTTCATATCTGATTCCATCTGCTTTTTCTTTAGACTTTTCCTTTTCTTTGGCATATGCTTTATTCAAAGTATCTTTATAGATTTTACATTTTTCTTTATATGTTTTATCCTTATAAACACTAGGAATCTTAAATTTTCTATCAAGAACAATTTCTTCACACTCAGATACAAAAACATTCGTATTCATAATTGCCTTATATATTTCTTCCCTATTCAAGATTCCTTGTTCTTCAAATCTTTTTATAACAGTCTTAGTATCTGGATAATCAAGATACCATCCTTCCTCGTCAGGATAATTAATATTCTTATATTTAAGAATCTGATCACGCTTGATTGAATTCTCATCTTTTACATAATGACTATCAAGACCACAAATAATCTGGATATTATGCTCTTTTGCAATTCTTAATATCTTTTTATTCAATTCCTTTTGTTTGTCTGTATTATGATACTGCACCTCTAAAAAGAAATTGTCACCAAAATATTTATGTACTTTTAACCATATATCTTCTGCATTCTCATAATTCCATCCAGCAACACAAGCAGATGTTACAATCACGTTATCTTTAGGAATATTAAATAGTAACTCCAAATCAATACGTGGCTTATAATAATATCCGTCTATATTAGCCATTGATAAAGCAAAATTAATATCTCCACGACCTTCAGCATTTTTAGCTGCAATAATCATATGGCAATTTGCTCTATCTTTCTCTTTCCTATCTTTTACCCAATAAACTTCAGAAGAATGAATATATTTCAGATGTTCACTCTCTGCGACCTTATATACTTGAAACTGATTGCCTTGCGAACCATGTTCACCAGAATATAAACATTTTGCACCAAATTCATGAATTCTTTCTGCATATGCATTAATAGATTCAGCACAATCTGGTGTAGATGTATTACTAAAATCTTTATGACAATGATAGTTTTCAAGATATAGATTCTTTTCATATTCTTCTGGTGAATATGGAAATTTAAATGTAAGAGTAGGAATTATTTTTTTTATTAATTCAATGTCCGAAATATCAAGCCACCTCCTTAATCTCATCACACACTGCTTTTAGAACAAATTTTCTACCCAGAAAGCCACTATCAAGAGTACATACAACCTCTAATTCATCGTTCATCATGCTATGATCTTCCATTTCATCAAATGAACCATCAAAATTCCACTTAATAATCTGTAAATAATCATTTGGTTTTACAACCAAGTGTTTATAATCACTCATTTGTCCAATTTCATATTCATTTATTCCATTGATAAACACCTTTACTGGTTTGAAATTTGTTCCAGATATTCTATCTATCTTCTTTATATTCTCCACAAGCTTACGAGTAATATCAGAAACATCTAATCGAATATCAACATCCACTGAAACATCAGTATTTAATTCTGGAAGAGTTTCTTCTATATATAATGCAAATCTATCTATATCAGATTTTTCAATTGTGATTCCTGCCGCAAGTTCATGACCATCACATTTTGCTAAACCACTCTCATTACATATTTTTCTAAAGTCATCCACTCCTACAGCCCTCATAGAACCAGAGTAATTTTCTCCTGTATCTTTCAATACAAGGATTGGTTTTTGATACTTTTCTAGTAATTTGTTACCCAACAAACCACTGATACCATATGGAGTATCTATATATGTAATAATTATTTTTTTATCTGACTGTGAGTTGCATTGTTCCAATACATCTGGTAACAATCTATCAACTTCAATATTCTGATCTTCCTTACATTTTTTTAATTCCTTTACATAAGCCAATACTTTCTTATTTTCATCTTCCAAAAAAGCTTTCATTGCCACATCATTCTTACCCATACGGTTGCTGGCATTTACAATCGGAGCAATACTAAAAGCAATAGCTGTACTATTAAATTCAAATCCCCCAACTATCTTTTTAACTGCTGGATTATATATTTTCTCCAATCCCTTAGAGACAATATATCTATTCTCCATAACAGTCATATCCATCATATCTCCAACGATTCCACAAGCTGCTAAATCAATAAGTTCATCTGCATAATCTGTAATATATTGTTCATCAAGATATTTGCAAAACTTCCATACAACACCTGCTCCTGATAATTGTGGATTCTCATAATTCCTTTGTGAAGATACTAAAATTGAAACTTCATCATATGATTCATTCTCTTTAATTGCATGATGATCAAGGATAATTGTGTCTATTCCCATTTCTTTAAGCTTTCTATATTGAGAGACATCTTTATCCAAGCTATCTACAATAATCAATAAATCAATTCCATTGAACTGATCTAAATCTTGTCCTATCAAACCATGCATTTTACCTTCATCTATATAAGTCTTAATGTTTGTAGTAAAATGCCTTAGATATCTTGTCATTTCTGTTCCAGAAGTAATACCGTCTAAATCGGTATCAAACAAAATTCCTATACATTCATTGTTTGTAATTGCAAAGTCTACTCTTTGATATGCTTCATCTATACGAAATAATGAATCTAATGGTAATAAATCTTCTTCTGTTGGATTTAAAAAATGTTCAACATTTTCGATCCCTCTTTGATTAAGAATCGTATCAAATACTTCATTTTCATACATCCCACGACAATCGTTTAATATTTTATAATTCGTCTTCGTCATCCTCATCTCCAATCATTGTTATCTCATTTTGTAAAATATTTTCTAAACATTCTTTTCCTAAATCAGATGGCGAAACTTTATCCTTATATCCTCGTCCAAAATAACTCCAATATCCAAGTTCTATCTCTGTGAACTTAGAATAATTCTTTACCATGTCAATGTTTCTCATAATATTCTCTAATCCATATCCTACGTCATGCAGGAAAATTATCTTTTTGGGATTTAATTCGAGCAACATTTTGACTTGTTGAATAGAAATAGATCCACTTCCAAGAGATACGCAATTTCTTATCCCATAAGAAAAGCATTGCATACAACTCTTTTCCGCTTCAAAGATGTAGATAGTATTATCTACTAAGAATTCATAATTTTGAGAATAACCAAATAATGTTTGACTCATACTGCAAGGTACAGCATAAAAATATTTCATTTCACCATCAGGAACATCATAATTGAATCGTTCCTTAACACCCATTAACTGTCCAAATTGATTTCTTATGGGAATAACAATTCCTTGTGATTCTACATCGTACTTTATGTTAAAAAATTTTTGTGAAAGAAGTGATATATTATCAGCAAGAAACCTTGTATTCCCACAATTAACATAGCAATCTAAGATGGAATCATCGTATGTATTGACTTTATTAGTTCTTCGCTTTCTAATCTTTTCATAAAATCCTCCAAAAATTCCTCTATTATCAAAGAAATCATAGTAATCTGTAATCCCTAATGCACGTCTTACTTCATTAAGGACATCTATAAATTCAACTTTTCTTTGCTCGATAATATATGAAAAAATATCTTTTCTTATATTTCTCGCATAATCAATGGTGTATAAATACTCGTTATTTTCAAGATTGATTACTATACTTTTCTTTGATGACTTTTCATCTCGTCCAAAAGACATATATTTAGGACGAATTACTATGTTACAATAGCCAAAATGTTCTAACACATCTTTAAGCTTATCTGGGTGATTTATCAGTTCTTTCTTAATATCTGCTAACATATATCACTCCAAAAGTTATTATTTTATTTCTCCATGTCGAGGTCTGCACTGACAAGTCTCTCTGAAAATGCAATGGTCGCCTGAAAACTTCAAAAGATAAGCAACACCTGTGTCACTGGAATTATTACCATTTCTTGTTTTTTCAACAAAAACCATACGCCATACGGCATTAGGATCAGGTTTATATTCTTCTTCTATCCATTTATCATTGACTTTTTTTAATCGGAATGGACGACAATAGAATTTACTCTTTTCATCTAATTCCTCTGCATATACAGTTCTCATGAGGAATAGATTTTCTAATATTTCCTTAATCTGTTTAGCATTACTCAAACAGCTTGCATCCAAGAATAACTTTCCTTTCATATACTCTGCTAGCTGTACAGAAGCAAGCATAATCAGATTGTATTTCTTTGCTAATTTATCTAATTCACGGCTATCTCTTACGAGAGATAAGTCTTGTCTTGCAGATGAAAAATCTCCTTCTTGTATCTTAAATGTGTCATATAATACAGTGTCATATCCATATCTCAATACATTCTCACGAATTTTTTTCTTTACAACTCGCATGTCAGCATCGTTAATGGAAATAAATTTAACTCTGCCCTTATAATTCTCTCTCCAAAATTTCTGTACATCTGTTAACTGTTCTCTGCTTTCAGCATTAATATCGCCAGATGCCATTTTCTTTTTTGTGAGTTTAAAATATCTATTACGCTTTCCAAGCAACCAAACCATGAATTTAATCTTGAATTTTTTGATATTCTCCTCATTGGAGATAATAAGAATTTTTCGATCATAATGCAGAAGTGCCATAAGAATTGTAATCCACCAAGTAGATTTACCTGCACTTGAGAATCCACCCATCATTGTAAGTGTTCCTTCAAGCAATCCCATAATCTGTCGTGATAAAAATGGAAAACAGTTCATCTCTTCACCATTTTTATCATAGCCAGCAATATCAAATGGTACACCATTTTCTTCGCCATCTTTACAAGACTCTATGAATTCATCATCAAAATCAATTTCTTCCTCTTCAAGTATTTTACTGCTATAGCCAGTTCCATAACTAGATATACGAGCCTCATACCAATCTGTTACTTCTTCAGCAGTCATCTTTCTGAACAATTTCAAAGGTATTATCTTTTTATCTCCTACAGTTATTTCCTGCAAAAGATTGAAACCATCCTTATACATATTCAACATAATATTCTCTCTATAAAGAATATCTATATATGTATCAAAATTCTGAGTATTGATAATATCAATTTGGTGTTGAATTGTATCCCAACCACCCTTATCCTCAAATTTCTCAATAACTTCTTCGTTCATATTTGATAAGATAGTTATTTCATCTAAGGAATAAAAACCTTTCTTTCTCAGATTTTTCAACAATGAAAAATAAAAAAGACCATCTGCTGTAATAAAATCTTTTTGTTCAAATGTTGTATCATCAAGCAGAAGCATATCCTTGAAAAAACAACTGATAACATTACCTTCGTACTCAATTCTACCTTTTAACAATTGAGCAGGATATTTCTCTTTTACGCCTGTAATAAATTCACTTATGTTAATCACCTACGCTTTCTTCAATTTCAGATAAGCTTCTACGTTTATTTCTTCTCTTATAATGCATAATTGGTATATCAACTTCAACTTCTATCGGGGTTTCAGGCTCTTTCATTCTAAAGTCAGCCAAATTATTTTTAAGTATCGCAGCGAAATACCGAATTTTTGCATATTCACTTACAAAATCCTTTTCAAGAATCTTTGTTATGTATTCTTTATTCTCTGTTAGATATGCCAAAATATGTTCATAAGAATACACATCCAATAAAAGATTTATCTCTTTGAACAAAGCAGAATTCAAAACTTTATATCCAAATATCTGATTAATACATTCATATGTATTGTCTTTTATTTCCTTTTCGTGCAATACTTTCTGATATTCAGCTTCATTGCAATAGTAGGTGTTCTTGCCACCTACTACCACTTTGAATGCTTCATTTCTATCTACTTTAGTACCACACAGTCTGCATTTTACCAGCATGTGCTATACCTCACTAATTCATCATGTCGTAGATTCTCTTTAATCCGTCCTCATCGACATCATTAAGCTTGCCATACTCAGCAATTACATTCTTAACAGATGCCTTTAGTTCTGCATCTTTGCACTCCTTGTACATCTTACGAATAACAGCATCTAAATCATCTGGATATGCAGAAGTTTCTGTTGTCTCTTCGATTGTATCCTCTACGGGTGTGTCGATATCATCAATATCGTCTTCCTCAATAGGATCAGGTTCAGCAACCTTTTCTTCCTTAACTGGTGTTGCCTTCTTAGATGTAGGCTTCTTGGTGGAAACAGAATCGACACGACCATTCTTTAATGCAGTCTCAATTGTATCAATAAATGTCTGTCCCATATTTAACTGGTCAAATGGGATATATTCAGGGATTGATAAATCCTTTAATCTACCACCAGCTTCAACAATTTCATTGCCACGGAAATATAATCTACGCTCTGTTTCTTTTACATAACGTTTTGTACTATCACCTTCGCCTTTTTCCTCGATCTCTCTATCAATTAATCCAGTTGCAATAATATCAAAACAATCAGCAACTGCACTCTCATAATCCGCAATAAGAGATGAACCCAATCTCTGAAATCCCTCTTCGTCAAGAGATGCTTTATCTTTTACTGTCTTTAATTTTGTGTGACCAATCATCCAAGGCATAATTCCTGCATTATATAAGTCATTAAGAAACTTTTTAACTAACTTTGCACACTCTTTTTCGCCATTTGTATATCCACCATAAGCAGCCTTAATTGATTTAATCTTCTTTCCATTCTCAAGAATAGATAATCTAATTACCTCTGATTCTGCAATACCAAAAAACTCTTCTGCACTATCGAAACATACCATCTCAACATCATGCTCTTTACCCTTTTCTTTGATAAGCCAATCCTTTACTTCAACTAAATCTTTCCATGTATTTGCATGTGTTGTAAAAATATTATCAATCATATTAGTACCGTGCTCCATACCACAAGATACTAACAATCCTTTTTCTGGATTTCCAAATTTGGCATTAATCATATCTGCCCATAAACTTGTCTTACCAAACTTACGAACTCCCATAATAAATCCTGTAATCTTATTGATCTCTGTTGCCGATCTCTGTAATGTTGGTTTGTTCATTAATATAATTCCTCCATATTTCTATTTGTTATTATCGAGAGAGGGCAAAATGCCCCCCTCTCTTTTAAAGTTCATCATCGTCATCTTCAAAAAGGTCTTCTGTTCCTTCTGGAAGCTCCTCTTCAAGTGGCTTAATTACCATATCATCTTCTGTATATACCGTGTCCTGTCTGCCCTTAGTGAATCCCTTTGCTGGCTTTAAGAACTGATACTCTCTAATCCTTTCACCATATACACTTCCACCAAGTTCTGCGCGAATGTCATCCATAGTAATAAGACCACACTCTAAGTCATCCTTCTGTTCATCAGTAAGCATGTCCTCTGTAATTTCTGTCTTCTGAGCACCATTAAGCATATTAACGACTGCACCATATTCCTTGAACGTATCATCATCAACAATAAATTTATGCTTAATTGACTCTGCTCTCTTCTTAGCCTTTTCATCAGCATCATCTGAAGGAACTGGAATTGTAATTGTAACTGGCACAGCAATATTGCCCTTACGATTATTGTCATATTCCATCATGTATCCATTCACATAATACTTACCCTTCTCTTCTACACTCATATCATCTAAACTCTCTGAGTTAAATAAGATATTAATTGTAGCTGTTGAACTCTCTTCTGCATCGTCTGCTGCGAGATAAATACGATTAGGAACATATGATTCATAAACTCTCTGATTCTTGTCTGAATACTGATACTCACCATTTCCACGAATGAAGAACTTCTTATCAGAATACTTTCCACTATCAATAACTTTCTTAATAAAGTCGATGAAATCCCATTCTGAAATAAATTCATGTCTCCTTTTGTTACTCTTTTCAAGCTCCGCATTTACATCTACTTCATTCTCAAGACCAATCTCTTTTAATTCTTCATCAGTAAGGTTTGTTCCTTCCTTAACCTTTTCAGCAGCCTTTTCAAGTTTATATCTACGACCTGGCTTTTCAAGATCAAAGATAAACTTCTTGAACTCTGCAACTTCTGCTAACTTTGATGATGTAAGTCTCTCCTTAAATGGAATCTTTAATGATTCACCTTTAACCTTATTACCATTTTCATCTACACCACTCTTAGAAAATGTGTACACATCACCATGACCATCCGCAAAAGCACCTGATGTAACAGTCATCATGTGTCTGTTGTCTCCGCAAGCTACATTAAACATTAACTGCTTGCGTACCCAACCAGAATCAAACTGCTTTTCCTGATAAGGATGGAACTTTTCACTTTCCTTACCGATACTTAACTTTCCTGTCATTTCAAAATTCATTAAATGAATCCTCCTTATATGTAATAAAATTTTATAAATAACTTATATATAAACGCCCAACAGGACGGAACATAGAGATTAAATCTATATAAAATCTATATTCAACAGTGATTTTTGGGTGCAAAAACCAAGGGTATGCTGTGCCACCCATATTTTTATTCGCTGTTCGGTTATTTGTTTTGGAAATTTTGACTTGATTAAGTCGGATCAACTATTCGATATGCCAATCTTTTATCTGTAAAGATTTCTTCTCCATTATCTTTTAATTTTGTGATATTACAAGACAAATGCATTTCATCATATTTAAGATTTGAAATTTTACAATTAGATTGTATACTGTTACCTTTCATAACTTTTGACTTGAAGAAAACTGCTTTACCATCATAATTTTTATGTGCTTCACAATATTCATCCCAACTGTCTGCCTCAACCACTCTTGATTGATGATCTCTGATGATATTATTTTCATCAATGATTAGATTTGTTTCAATTACTTCTATGTATATCACCTCTATTCATATATTCTCTATTTTATATTTGGAAATTTTGAACTGAATTGTTCAAGACTAATCTAAGATATTTCCTGTGACCTCGTACAACTCTAAATCATTTAATTCACACCATGATTCAAAATTATCTCTCTGTACATACCAACCAACATTCATTCCAAGAAATTCATTCTCACCATTCCCATAAGAGACTACATTATATAATTCTCCGTTTAGAATATCGTTTTCAAAGATTAAATTACCATTCTTATCATGACTGCCAGTGCATCTACATAATGTCTTTGGATCTATTTCTTCAAAACCATCGGTTTCACCATGAGAATAAAATACGGTTGCAGGTTCAAATATCATATGAATTTCTTTGCCATACATATCTAAACCTTTTACATAATATCCATAAACCCATTGACCACTACTAATGCTCTTTGCTTTACATAGCTGCGTATCCATTACTCACCTCCTCAAAATCCTAATGAAACAGTGATTTCTTGCTACTCTTATATTCTCTGTTTCTTGATATTGATACTGTAAAACCCTTGATTTATAAGGATTTTCAGCACCTCATTTTTATTATTCTCTAAAAATCATTGAAAATTAGGGATTTTTGCTCGATTTGAGCATTTTTGAAATTTTTGACCTCTGAAACCCTTATAAACACTAGGTTTGTAAAGCCAAAGAAATGTCAGTTTCATTCGACTCTATTTCTTCACTGTTACATTGAAAACTGACCTTAAAATGCAGATAATCAGCCAAATACCAGTTGCAATAGACCATTTAAATGTCAAACCAAAGCACATTGTAATAAGCTTGATTATTCCACATGTAACAATCCAACTAAGTCCATAGCATACAGCTAAAATTGTAATGACAATAACTGCTGTTACTCCACCTTTTGTTAATTTTTCCTTCAAATTACTCATATGTATTTTCTCCATTCGTTTTAATTTAATAAGCTTTTATCAATAATCTGAAAGTTTGCTCTGTGAATATATAATGCTTTACCGTCAATCATAAGTTTTGTAGTCTTAGGTAAATCTTGACATACCTGCCAATACACTTCATCACCTGAATAAGCACAAATCGGATCGCCTAACTGAGACTGAATGACAACTACTCTTGATTTACCAAAGTAATTCTTATATTTATTCACAACACTTGCAATTATTACATTGTCTCCCAAACTGCCATCTGTTGTACTATTGATAACTTCTGGACTTTTAAAATCTACTTCTGGATTTAATCCTTTCTCGGAAAAAATCATTGTACTTCCACAACTCTCTACCTCTTTACCATCAATGGTAACTGTCACTACACTAGATAATGTCTGTGTATATCCCCATCCACCATCGGAACTATACGACTGTTCTTTGACAATGTTGGATGCAAGATCAATTTTCTGACCACTCATGTCCATGAACTTTTCACCTTCATTAGAATAAAACGAAGCATTATATGTATTACCTGTGATTGAACCATTTAGTTCATTTACTTCGTTATCTAATAATGCACATCCTGACAAACTTCCTACTGCTAACGCAGCAACTAAAATTGCTGTTACAATTTTCTTTCTCATGTGTTCCTCCTTTATATTCTCTTATTTTGTTCCCAAGAAATCGAAATTTACTGCGATTTTTACAAAGATCTCTTTGGACAACTACTCATTTTCCCAATGTTTTGCATAGCCCAAGACTCCTTTTTTACAAGTTCTTTATATTTATTTTCATCATAATTATGTTTTTCAATAGCAATTGCAGTAATAATTACTTCATCTTCTATTTTGTTCACGTCTGAAATAATGACCTCTTCAAATCTTTCTTTTTCAGCAAGTGTTAATCTATCATAAATATCTTTTGCTTTAATTCCTACTTTTACTCCGTATGCCATATTTACTCCTTCCAACTGATACTGTAATATGGCTCATTGTACTGAGTACCAGTCTCGACTTTATAACCAAGTTCCTCTAATTTCTTTCGTGTTTCAGGCTTCAAAGAACCATCTTCACTGATTGAAAATTTGCCATCTGCAATCGCATCTCTAATTAATTTAGATAATTCTGCTAATTGTTGCGTAGTGCAGTTATCAATTGCGTTATTTGTCATCTTATTTGCTTCTGACGCAGACGGGATAACATTCTTTGGTGGCTGAACTTCTGGCATAGGTATATTAGGAGTAACTGCATCTTCACAACAACCTATATCACTACAGCCTATACAAAATTTATAACTTCTACTAGTTATTGGATACTTACAAGTCATTTGAAATTTCACCTCCTGACTCAGCTAAGAGTTGCTCATACTTTCTTTTTGCTTTGGCTAACTCTTCATTTTTCAACTTCTTTTTTATTTTATCAGCAGTCTCTTGTCTGATTTTTGGATAGTCTTCAAGTAATTTTTTACCATGTTCAATGTCAAAAATAATATGTGCATTAAAATCATCCCAATCTACAGCACCATAAGATCTTAATTTCTCTAAAAACTCATTGTAATCATCCTGTGCTAAATCCCAATTTTCACTATTAACAAACATCAGACAACCAACATTGCCATTATCCCAATGAATATAATAATCATCGTCATTACCTTTATAGTTAGTAGATGAATTTGAGATATTATGACCTTTGTAGATTCTAAAATCTTCAAAATCAATTTTATCTCCCCAATTGAATCCCAACGCTTTTAGCTTTTCACAAGTCTTTAAATATTCATTTGCTCTATATCCATAACCATATTGGCTAGTCTTTTCAAACTCATTGATATATGTTTTCAAGAACTCTATTCTCTCATCTATTGTCATCTTTTTACCTCCACATAAAACCGATATTTACTTATTTTTTGATTCAAATTCTTCAAGTGCTCTATAAAATTCACTACCTTTAATTTCTGTAAAACCTGTAACATCATCTGGTGTAATAGTTTCATATTTTGTTGTAGAAATATTCAAATATAATTTATTCTCATGTTCAAATCTTGAAACTGAATACCCACCTAAATGCAGTTCCTTGAAATAGTCTCCTACTCGAATGGGATGATTGTTAATAACAATATTCTTTTCAATACATAAGTCTTGAAACTCTTTTAAAGTCTTACTGTTAGCTCTAAATTTCCTCATTAACACATCAGAATCGCAAAATAGCTTAGTTGGTTTCAATAACTCTTTACCAAATTTCTGATTATTTTCATCACAATCGGTAATATATAATCTGATATTATGTTTCTCAGACTCTTCAAATGGGCGGTTTACAGATCCATCTCCGCTAATATAATATTCTTTTCCAGCAATACCTTTATCCTCGAAAAAATTATTTGCTATTATTCTTCTTTCTTCTCCATGTTTTCTATAATCATTAATCTCTTTTAGGAATTTCTCATTTGTTACAATATAAAATTTCTCCATTTTTTATCTCCACATTTCCACAAGAAACGAATCTTTCTTGATTTTTTATTTCACTGTAAACAGTTCTATGGTTCTCTCTGATATATGACTTTCTCTCGCTCTATCAGGTGTCATAACAAATACACACCAACTACCTACCACTACATATTTACCAGGATAATTTTCATGTAGATATTCTCTGACTTTTTCGATAAATTTATCTTGTGTTTCGTCAATATCATTGTGAGAATATTCATCTTCATACTCTGACTCATCAATATATCTTCCGAATATCATTGAACCGTCTGTTATATCTTGCAAAAACTGGTTATATTCATCTTCTACAATTTCATACATAATTATCTTCCTTATGTTTATTCTCTTATTGGCTCAACTCTATATCGTTCATTCCAATCTGTTCTCTTCTTCAATAATGGAATCCAAGGACAGTGTAAATTTTCAGATTCAGTTCCTATCAAGTCATCTTGATCACAACCAAGATATTCTCTATGACCACAATTAGGACAAATTACTTCATATTCAGGAACTTTATATTTAAAACTACAATAGTTAGGAAATACCATTCGAATATTCCAATCATCCTTTGATTCAACTTCATATACACAGTTGCAGCATCTACACACAAACTGAATATTTTTGCCAAAATAATTACCTGCTATAATTTTCATAATGCGCCCTCTTGTTTATTTTCTCAATCCATCCAACACTCTCATCAAAACATGCCTTGTAAGATTCTTAACATCGCCACTGTAAAATCCACATTCTATGTCACAAGCATTTAGAACTTCATCAAGAGTTTTATTCTTCTCTTCACTCAGTAACCTCTTACAATTCTCATATTGAATATCATTTGTCTCATGAGCATTTCTAAGATTACTTTCTAAGCAGCGAATAATTCTTATTAGCTCATCTTTCGTCATATGTTTTAGAGAGCTGTCCACCAAAGTATGTTTCCCATCGCCTATCGCCATATACTTATTCTCCTAATCATCTTTGTCTATAATGAACCAATATAAAAAACTTAAAAGTGTAAAAGTAATTCCAAGTATTTTATTTTCTACTTGATATGAATACATCGTTACACCACTACAGAACCATACCAAAAGAAATGCGATTGCTTGTCTATAATACTTTTTCATTTCACACCTCCAATCTTCAAAAGAAAGAAAAATTTCTTTCGACTTTTATAATACTTCTAATGTATTATTCTCTGATTTATCAGCATATTTCCATATGTAACCACCTGCTGTTTTCTGTTCGCCTCTGCAACAGCTAGAAATACATGAACTACTGACTTTTGTTTCTTTCGCTGCTTCTTTTATACTATGATATTCCAATATAAAATTATTTTTTAAATCATATTGTATAACTTTTTTCATAGAATGAGATGATGTATAATTATCTTTCCATGCTTCTATATCATAACAATCTTTAAATTCATCATATTTTCTCCATTGAAACCCCTTACACCTTCTATGTAACTTCTCATCTAAAACACAGGATATAGATTTATTTTTTACATTGTAATAAATGGCGGCTTCATTTATACAACCCCATGTTTTTATAAAAGTCCCATCTGTTTTGTATTGGTTTATCTTTACTGCATTATGACTTTCAGCACCACATTTTATATCCGATTTTTTGAATGTTTTATCTAAAATGTCACAACAATCATTTTTATATCTCCATATATAACCACAAGCTGTTTTATTTTTTCTTTGTAATACGTTACATATATTTGTTTTAGAACATTTATAGTAATCAGCAGCTTCAGTTATAGAAGACCACCTTTTGACTAATTTAAGATTTTCTTGGTCAAATTGTAAAACCTCTTTGCACTTATCTTGCATAATAGAATTTTCATCATTTTCTCCAACATAATGTAATTTCTTATTGAAAAATTCTTGTGGCATACTATGTGTGCACAGCCATTTACTCATAGTTCTTGATTTTACATTATAATAATCTGCACAATCTTCTAAACATTCAAATAATATATCATCACACAAAACCTTTTTTGCACAATTGTGTTTTCCTCTTTTTTTCCCATGACCTGTTGATTGCATATATGTAATATTGGGATTGTCGGTATAATGTAACTTAAGTTCGACAAATTCTTTTGGCATATTTGCTTTTTTATCTAACCATGAGCGCATTCTTCCTGGTGGAACGTTATAAAATTCAGCACATTCTTTAAGAGACCTATAAATAATTCCATCTGCTGTTACGGAACGGCAATTATATTTTTGTTTCTTTAAAAATTCTATAAACTCTTTTGAGTGTTTTTTTGTTCCAGATGCATCACCGCCAAGAGTTGAATTATAACCATTTCGATACGAATCATAAAATGATATCCAATAACGTTCTTTTTCGTTAGCTAATTCTAACGAGTTTATATTATCCTCTATAATTTCATGTTGGAAATTTTGCCATCCATACTTTTTTATTGCATTTCTAAATTTTTTCTGAGTATCTTGATCATACCCTTTACCATTACGTCTCCATCGTCTATTTACAGATTGACACGTAATTCCGATATACACTTTTCCAGATGGTGAGGTATGTTTATACACACACCATTTCTTCTTTTCTTCCAAATTACTACTCAGAGCATTGCAATTTTAATCCATGGAACTCAATCTCCTTTCGTATCTATATTCTCTTGTTTATATGAATCTTCGAGCGAATTGCTCACGACTACAAAATATTGTAGTAGATAAAATTTTATACACACTATATATTGTATTTATTAAATCGTAAAATACAATATATAGTCCTAAAATCCAAATGAAAGATTGGTTTACTTCGACTCTTTATTTTTACATGTAATGATTGTATTATCAGTTCTTAATGGTGTTCCTGTTGTTATTTCTCTAGGAATCATCTGATCATTATTGCCACCACAATACACAACATTGTCTCTCCAATTCCAAGGAGTTGTTGTGATGGTAGTCTTACTTGAATTCCCATCTGAATATCCTGCTTGATATACTTCATCTAAAATTTCTTTTAGTCTATCTTTCGTAATTACAACACTATTATTATCGTTCTCACATTCCTTAAAATCAAAATATACTACTGGTTTCATTTATGTTTTCACCTCCAATATATTATTCTCTCTTTCAGTCAAATGAAACCTGAATTTACTGTGATTCTACTTTCTATTTACCCATTCCTTAAACTCTTTAAAATCATCCTTTGTCATTACAACATCAGAATAATAGAAATCCTTATTACAAATAATCGCCCAAATTTTCTTCAACTTCTCAAAGAATGGTCTTTGCTGAGTATAAAAATTACCGTTTGTATATGTTAAGAAAGCATAATCCCCATCTTCATAATCATGAATCTTAAGGTGAATACCTTTATCACAACCACATTTGCAGCTTACAATTAATTCGTCATCTTTAAAATTTTTAAATACCGCCATAAGTTTCTCCTTTACTTACAATTCCCAAGTTCAACATTGTAATCATCCTGGATATCAATAGTAACTTCTCGCTGAAATTTTCCATCCTTATCATATAAAGACAAGTAATATCTATTGCCACGCCGTTCTAAATCAAGATTTTCATTTTCGAATAAAAACTCTCGTTTCCGTCTCTGTACTCGTTTATTCTCTACTTTCAAGTTATTTGGTGATTTTACTTCTTCAAGAATACAAGAAATATCATTGTCTAACCTATCATTGGTCGTATGTTTATCAACTGCTCTAATAACATCACTCTCAAGTAATAATCTGTTTGCCATTTTAATATTCTCCTTTTTCTACACGTATAAGTAATATTTTCTTCCAATCTGGTCGATAATTTCACTGTCCATTGGTCTAAATCCTATTACAGTAAGTGTTCTACCGTCTTCTTCTGGCTCTAATTCTGTATGACAATTATCACGTATGAGCCAAAAATCCTTACCTTCGACCATTCCTAATTCTTTTGCCATAGTCTTAGCTTTAGTAACTGATTCTTATTCTTAGCTTGAAGAACGCATTTTGTAAATTCACCCTCAATCCAATTATGAAGGATATCTTCATCAATATAACCATCAATATGACCATCTAAATCAGCATTGTTTCTAATAAACCAACTAAGGAAAGCCATAGATCCGTGGCTGACTTGAGCTGCTAGTTTCCCAGAAGACATTGATAAATCTTTTCTAGCTATAATAATCTGCTTATACATAAACATTCTCCTTCCACTCACCTAACTCATAGAAATCGTTAATCTGGTCATCCAACTTTCTAACTTGCTCTCTTAATTCAGCTTCTTTCTTCTTACTATCTGTTCTCTGACACTTCTTCCATAAATCTTTACGCTGCTTAGTCAGTTCATCATACTTTTCAAAAACATCAATCTCATCTACAACAGAAATCTCAATCTTTTCACCGCAATGAGGACAAAACTGAATTGGATAATTGTCTGTCTGTTCATATTCATCTCCCCAAGAGTTAAATGTTTCAGTATATGAAGTACAAAATTGAGGAATTATATTATCATCTGAATCTCTTACTACTAATCCAAAAGTATCGTTGCATACTAAATCTTCACCTGTAAATACAATAGCCTTATCATTTTGAATTTCATCACAGCAACAAGTGAATGGCTTATGCTTATATGTACAAGTATCATTGAATTTTAATTTGATTAATTCTATCTTCATATATTTATTCTCCTAACAAAATTCATTCCACCAATCAAAAATTTTATGGATGTGCTGATAACCATTATGCAACTCACCTTTATATCTACGTATTTTTCTATTAGATAACTGTTTCAAATATTTACTTTTCTTACCACGATACAATCTCTGATAATATGGCTTTGGATTTTTAATATAACCAATACCCTTAATCCATATTTCATCCACATATTTAACAGGTGTTGGATAATAACCACCAACAGTTTCATATAAATATCTGAGGTGGTTCTGATGTTTCAAATATCTCTCACGTTTATTTATTCTCTTTTTCTTAGAATGATTCTTATAATTTTCTTCGTCTTGTTCATACCAATCACTGCAATGACCAAAAGAATAAACTTTGCCACCAACTTTATCACACCAAACAAACTGTTCTGATTGATTGGCTCTATCTTCATCTGGATATTCACCATATACCGATTTATACATTTCTGTTCTTAATGTAAAATCTTCAATCCCATAAAGACAATCTCTACATCTCATCGCATCACCTCTCATATTTTATTCTCCTAATTTGTCTTTAAAAAATAATCTTCTCAATGTACAAATATCTTTTGGAATTGAATCAATATCATCGACATCATGCAACTTTCTTACCCATGCATAATACTCATTAGCAATAGGAGTTGTTAAAGCAGATGTCTTTTTAATATATCCATTTCTAATAGCTTCATGTGAAATTGCTCTCATAAACTTCCAAAAGTTATAATATGCAAGCTTCAGTTTTGTCATATATCCAACACTATCTTCGATTACAAATCCCTCAATTTTTCTACCATTGTATTCATAATCCTCTTCGAGAATATCATAGTACCAATCATAAAAATCCTGCCAATTAGCAATCTCAAATGCTTTTTCTTTTGGAGTTAATCCAAGCTGATGAGCAATATCACACATAGTTTCATAATCATATTTAGCAAAATCCATCTGATTATAAACAATATCTAATAGATATAACTTACTTTCGGGATACTCAATAATATGTGGATCATTTTTCATATCAACATTTTCAAATACAAATGATACATTATTATCTTTCGCATACTGTTTCATTTTTCTCTATTTTCTACTGTAATCTGATTACAAATAGCTTCTTTGAGCCATTCTGCAAACTGACTGTCAATAGTAGATTTACTTGCAATAAACAAATCATCATTATATTCGTCATAGCTTACAATTCCAAAATAACCATTTTCTTTTACATATGCTGTAACAGGGAACTGAAGTTTATTCTGTAACATATCAAATTTTGTTTCAGGACGTTCATTAATGTTGAAAAATTTATCGTATGCTCTTGCTGCAACTTTTCCCTTAAATGTATCAAGATATAAACCTCTTGCTTTCGTAGTTTGCTCATCCCATACCTTGTCGTAAAAAGCCTTATTTGTAAAATTAAAAGAAGAGATATTACCAAACTTCTTTTCCTGGATATATCTATTTGCTCTTAACGAAATAATTACATCGGCAACAGAACTATTTGTCACACTCTGTTTTTCTCTTATTTCAGGCGTTTTAAATACTTCATTGTGAGTTTCTATTTCATGCATACCATTTTTATCAAGCTGAACACATCTTAAATCTCCACCAAATTCAACTCTTCCTTCAAGATTAAACACTCTATCATTTACACGAATTGGAACTTGTTTAGTATTCCTATGACCATGAATTTGATAATAATTTGATGGCATTTTTTCAGCAAACGTTTCTGCAATTTTTTCAAAATCATTATAATTACCAACACCATGAATCATCTGATCTGTCGCAACAAAAGTAAGATTATTGGGTAACACACTTAATCCTGCATGAGTAACTAAATAAATATTCTTTCCATACTTATAATAAGCACACTGTCCAAATTTTCTATAAAGCTGACGTACATCTTTCTTATCAATCTTTAATTCTTCTAACTGTGGTTTTGTTACAAGTTCAAATTCTTTAGACTTACCTGTACAACCATTAGCCCATAACCAAAGCCATCTTTCGTGATTTCCTTCAAGCATAAGTACATTTTTCCTATCCTTAATAGAAATTAGATACTTAATAACATCAGCATTTTCAATACCTCTGTCTACATAATCGCCACAAAAGATATAAAATTCATCATCTTTAATACCGCCATTATCTTCAATGTATTTCTTTAATGCCGTATAGCAACCATGAACATCTCCAATATGATGAATTTTCTTATATTCCGATAAATCAAATAACTTCATCCAAACCGAATCTAACTCATCTGGTTTAATTACTTTAATACCAGATGGAATTTTCTGAGTCTTAAAACGTGAATACATTTTGTCGATTACTTCATCTGGAACTCTCTTTAATTCTTCTCTACTAGCGTTTCTTCTTTTTACTTCATCAATTGGAATGTCTGTGAAATCGACACAATACATTCTATATCTGTATGTTTCGCACATCTGCTTATATCTGTTCATCTCAGATGTTTTTGAATTTGTAACATCAATTACTGTAAACTCGCCTTTCTGCATACGAATTTCAAGTAAATTGAATAGTGTCTTCCAAACAGTTTTATCGTTACTCTGACTAATTCCTACTGTTCCATCCGGCTGTAATACTGGACTCTGGCAAAGTAATCTAATATCATCTGCTGACAATGTATATGGTTTTAATCCATTCTGTTCAATCCATGTAGATTTACCACAGCCAGCAGATCCTCTTAATAAAAGCAATACTCTCATATACGCCTCTCTTTCTATTTTCTATGTATTCATTCTCTCTTTGTCATTCAAAAAGCTCAAAGGAAATGCTTCATTCCTGCTAACCGTGAATATCCATATAAGGATACTTAATTCCTCTATATTCCTTATAACCTTTTGTCAAAAGTCTGAAATTCACATTCTGTTTATAATACCCTTTGTATCTCTTTACTGGAAACAAATGAATACAACTACATTGAACACAAAATTTGCTATTTTGTTTGGCTTCATTTTTTGAATAATAATATCCTTGAATTCCACCACAACAAGGACAGCTTGATACCCATACTTCTCTTGTTAGGTTGTGTATTTCTTCAAATGGAATTTCATGGAATATTAGACCTTCAGGAGTTACAAGATAATATTTCTTTTCACCAATATCTATGCTTTTTGACTCAACTTGACTAAACATTTATTCTCCCATCTGATCTACAATGCTTTGTAACTTATCAACATATATCTGAGCATCCTTTTTATGTCTAAGCTGCTTAATATCAGCAGGTACAAAAGCCAATATTGTTTCACCAAAAACTTTATTGTCAGCGTATAAATTCATAAACTGGCACATAGTCTCGACATCAATCCAATTTAAATTTGGCTGAAAACAAATCACATCACCCTTCTGTGGATGCAGTTTTCTAACCTTAATAAGTGTCTGTTTAAATAACTTCTTTTTCTGTCTTTTATTCATACTGTTATTCTCCTTCGAATATTACTCTTATTGGCTTTATAGCTTCGTCATTTGTTGGTATAAGAAGCACTTTGTCATTTCTAACCTGATTTTTAAATATTTTTGGAGCTTCAACAAATGTAACTCTTTTTGACCTATCACTATCCAGCCACTCTTTAAACTTTTTAAGATTTTCTTTTTCAGAAATTGCAGCACATGGACTTACTTTATCTATTAACTCTAAAAATTTTTGTCTTTCATCTTGTGATAACTCCATATTGCTATTCTCCATTCTTTACTACATCAAACTTAATTGGCAACATAGCAGTGAATCTACTCTGCATCCAAGGTTTTTCTTTTGTTGCAAATTCATCACCAAATTCTTCTGCCAATACAAAATCTCCGACAGTATAGATAATAGAATATCCAGTTAAATCTTTTAGAATCTCCTTATTTACATTACAGGTTTTAAGATGCATCATTTTATCTATGCACTCACCCATTAAATCTTGAAAGAATACAAACGTTCCATCACAATTGCAACGCTGCATTGTAAAATATTCAAAATCTGCATTTGGATCACGCTTGATAATTATATTGAAATAAGGCTTGTCGTCTTTAAGAAAAGGTACATCTGCTAAAATTGTTCCATTTTTGGTGTAATTAACAACCGTAAATAACTCTCGTATATCCTGTTCAATCATGGATTCATATTTATTATTCTCCATGCCATTGCACTGACCTGATGCAATTCGTTCTTTTACAAATTCTAATGATTTACTCATATAATTCACTCTCCTATTCATATACTGGTAAGTCATCAATAATATTTTCAATCATCTTATACATTCTCTTTTCCCATTCTTCCGTAAGAGACTTTTCAACCCAATCACATAACCTCTTTTTATTCTCTTTAAAAATTCTTGGGAATGCTTCGTGATGATCGCAAGTTTTTATTACATAATTATATGGACTTGAACCTGTATAAAGATTCATCATTTCCAACGTGAAGAAATTTATCCATTCATCTGCACCTGAATAACTGCAAATAATTTTTTTCTGTCTATAGATAATTTCTGAAGCTTCTGATGTTAAACGAAATACTCCACAATTTTTATCAAAATACATATATTTATTAATTTCAATAATGTTTACAATATCTTCCATTTTTACCTCCTTAAATGAAACGTGGTTTTCAATAGATTTTTCAACCTCTGAAAGCCCTGATTTTAGGGCATTTCATGAGTTTATATTTTATATACTTAATTTCCTTTATGATTGTCTTGACTTATCACACAAAATATGATCTAATAAATATGGGATTTTTTACATAATGGAGGTTAAATGTATGAGCATAACAGTGTTGAACGAAGTTAAAAAGCAATCAAAAGATGGAGATTACTTATGTTTACAACATGTAATATATCCATATGAAAATCAAAATAATAAAGAAGGATATCGTTTTATCTGGAAAACGTCTGATGGAAAAATGCAACCGTCAAGAGGGCAAGCACGTATTCCATCTTTGTCAATCGCTCTTGAACTTATAACTTTGGCTTTATCAGAAGGTTGGGGGACTTTTAATGATAATTACTTTTGATTTGTATACAAGAATTTTGGACTAAACGGACTTGATTTTCTATCAAATCTCTTATCATAAAAATCTTGCACTGTTACACAACCTTCTTGACGATTGGAAGTGAACAACTGATTACATTTACAACAATCGACACCACATTTTAAAATTTCAGAATCTATCTGTTCTTTTGTATAATCAATTCCATATTTATGTAACATTGCAGTATTGTTAAAATCTGTACTCTTATGTATTAAAGAGTCCCCACAACAACATTTTGATGTACCTAGCTGATGCAAGTCGTTATCCGCAATGCTATACGAAATATTATTTTCTTGTAATTTCTTAATAAAAGGTTTATATATTTCAAGTCGTATCTCAGGTTTTAAATTTAATAGCCCCATTTGAGTAAAGTCTGATGACTTTAACCCTGTTAGCTCAAGTAAATATTCTTTGTGTTCCTTGTTTTGTGGGACAAGTTTAAGACCTTCAATAGTGAAATGGTCAGCATCTTTAAATTTTTCTACTATGTGTAATGTGGAAATTTTAGGAATGAACGGTTGGATTCTGATACCTACTTTAAATCCTCGCTCCTTTAAAGATTTATAGAATTTATATCTTTCTTCAATAGATGGGACATTTGGTTCAACATCTATACGATTATCAATATTTGTAACAGATAATTGAAATGTATGTAAATCTGGTCTTATATCACAATCATATGTTGTATCTGATTTTGTACTAAAAAGTATATGTATACCATATTTATTTGTTGCATCAAGTAATTGTTTTGTAATCTGAAATTTCTTCTCTACTGGTTGAAACGGATCACTCATACCACCACAATGCCAATCATAACCTTGGGAAATTAATACATCTAAGAAATTTTCAGTTTTTACATCGCCCTTATTGAATATTTTATCAAGTTTTCTTTCAACTAATTTTATATTTCCTACCTGCAACTGTTTCTCAAACTCCATAATTTTTCTATAATTTGAAAAACAATATTTACATCCAAAACTGCATGTTTTATAAGTGTCTACTCTTATTGGCAATCCACAAATAGCGAATTTACTACTCACATTAAGAGGATTAAAAGTTTTATTTTCTATGATTTTGTACCTAAGTGCTGCGCAGCTTACCCATGGTACTCTTATCCTTTCATTAATTGTAATTACATTGATATATTCTCTTTTTGTCTCGAATATTATATAGTTTTCGTGACAAACCTTGAAACCAAAATTTCTTCTTACTTTTGCAAATTCGCCAATCTCTTATGACTCAAAACATTCAGTGTATCTTCGATTCCTTCATAATAAGCAGACTTTATATCTTGATTATCATAATTTTTTGCCTTATCAAAAACTTCTTTTATGTACTTCTCTTCATCTTTCTTATCTATTGACAATCGCTTGATTTTATCAATGCAATCATTACACATATCCAGTCTATTAAATAACTTATTCCAAATTCGACAGCCATTTACATATCCTGTAAATCGAACATCTGTTTTTAATATATTTCCACAAATATCACATACTCTATAATTTATCTTTGACACTAATTTACCTACTCTTTCGCAAATCCAATACCAGTCACATTAAGACTTTCTACCTTATTATCTTCAATGCCAACGTTTTCTTCTGTACCGCCATGCCAAATAACACCTACACCTTTAATATGCATACCATTTTCATCTTCAATTAATTCTGCTTCCTGGCATACACCAATAGGTTTACATTTTTGTAAGCATTTTTGATTGCATCTTTTGAATATATGACACCATTTAAATCAGGCTTATCTACTGGAATTGGTATTTTAAATGTTACTTCTATGTTCTCTGACCTCATAATTTACCTCCTACAAAACCAAAGAAATATCGCTTTCAATTTAACACTATATATAGTGGTTATCTATCTTTGTTTGCTACTATATACAGTGGTATTTTTCATCTTAATTCTATATCTTGGTGTGTTTCATCGTCTGAATAGTAAATATTCCAATCCTTGAATAATTCGACCAGCTTTTTATTATCCCAATCGCATTCATTACAATGCGTGAGTGCTAATGACCTCTGATTTCCAAAATCTCCAATATCATTTGAACATCTACTATATAATTCTCCTAAATCGAGTGTCCCATATCTCAAAGTGTCCTGGAATGGATTTGGAACATTAGTATGGTCATACATATATTCGTTAATCAGACTCTTAGAACACTCAGATGGAAACTTACCTGCGCCATGTCTTGTCAAATATGTACGAGATACATAACAAGTCTCAATATTTATCTCATCATTCCATTCAACATTTTCAATTACTTTCTTGGGATTTTTAATACCTGTATTAGATGGTGTTAGATGTGGGAAATACTCTGTGTTATTCTGATCAAGTAAAAGACCTTGTGCTGCTTCAAAAACAATATTATCAAACTGATTCAAAAAATAATTATCTGTGATTGTCAAGGAATGACTATTCATAAAATCCCAATCATCCAAGAAATGTTCAAATATTCCATTGTCCATAAATATCCTTGCCCATTCACTAGACAATATAATATTCTCTCTTTTGAACAAATCTACATAATAATCTCTAATATTATAGCCCATATCGGTAACGCCAGCTTTATATCTTTTGATTGTTTCAAAGATACCTAATCCACAGCTACCATGTTTGTTCTTGCCACGACTTTCCTCAATAATCTGATTTGCCATCATATCAAATGGTGTAGTTACCATACAGTTTTGATTGATATATGTATTTGGAACATAGTTCAACTTCATTAACTCATCATATTCTTGCTTAAAAATTATTGGATTTACTATGAAGTCCTCAGATAAATATGTACTTGCTCTATTAAATGTTCCAGATCCAAAATGATGAAAGACATGTCGGATTGCATCTGGCGTTGTTACTGTATGCCCTCTCTGAGCACCACCATTTGAACAAACAACAATACTATTGGGTTTCTGTGAGAAATAATCTGTCATTAAACCTTTGCCCTCATCTCCAAAGTTTGCTCCACATACAATCTTAATATCTTTCATCTTTTTAAATCTCCTATCTTACCAAGTAATTCCTTCTGAATTTGAAGGTGATACAACTGTATCTACTACATTATTCTCTGCTTCGTTGATGATAATATCTACAATCTCATTTGTAATACTATCCATAGTAACCTTTCTGAAATGAGTATCATCGAGATACTTTTTATAAGACTTCTCAATCTCGGCTTCATCCCATCTGCGACCATGATTTACATCTAAGTGATAAATATTAAACTTTTCAGAAGCTTCCTCGTATAAATCCTTTGTCTCAACATCAGACTGAAGATTATCGCCTGTAACTTCTGATAATCCATGACCTCTATCCTTATATGGAAGATATGGATTAAGCTGCTCATCACCCATAGTAATGATAATTCCCTTTCTTCCACGCTTTAAGCAGTCAAGTTTTGTGTGACGAGAACCAAAGTACCAAGCTGCTGTGTATGATTCGTAGCTGTTACCACCGCCACCAAACTCAAAATAAATCTTATCAAGCTGTTCAGCAATACGAATATCTGACTCAAACTGTGAAGCCTGAATTGGACAACTATCACAAGCTAAATCACCAATTCCCATAACAAGGAACTCAACATCTGTAACCTTTTCATACAGCTTTGTCATAATTACATTAAGCTTCTTTGCCACTTCAACGGCAGCCTGTCCCATTGAACCAGTTACATCAAGTGCAAGAATGACAGGAATTGTATTTGGATGTTCCTCTGTATCACAACATTCTCTCATCGCATTCTTAGGATTAAGTGCAGAATCAATTGTTCTTGCCTTGAACATATCTTGATTAGAATAAGATCCTCCGATAGAACCATCTAATGATACGCTCATTCCCTTTGTTGCTGAATAACTTACATAACTATCTCTTGTCCATGAACCACATCCCATATTATGCTTCCTCCTCTTCTACATCTGTGTCATCATCATTGTCACTCATATCAAAATCAAACATTCCATCGAACATATCACCCATATTACCGCCCATCATCATAAGTGGTAACATTGAACTCATGCCGTTATTGCCATTCATCATACCGTTGGAATTATTATCACCCTTCATCATCTGAGAAAGCATCATATACTTAAAAATATTACCTGTACCCTTCTTGCCCTTGATTAAATCACTGCCAAACATTGATACGATCTTACCATAGAAGTATGTATTACCCATAAATACATGTCTCTCAGGAAGTACGGTCTCGATTGTTGAATCCTCATAATTGATAACTGTAATCTTTGTCTTATCAGCTTCGATTACGCATCTTGGCTTACCGTTAATAAGAATAATGTCACCCTTTTCAACCTTATTTGTTGGAATTACGAAAAAGAACTCCTCGCCAATATCAAATACAAAGTTACTACAATTTGTAAGCTTTCCAGTCTTGATGTTATATGTTTTATATCCACTTGCTGTCTTAACTGCAATACCACCATTCATGGAAAGTCTACACATTCCACTTCCTACCTTACCAAACATACCATTTAAAAAATTGTTCATCATTTTAATTTCCTCCTATTGAATTTTTTTTATTACTGCTTACATATACTTATTCTCTCTTTTATGAGAAGAAATGTCGGTTTCAATTCTCGTCATCTTGAAATGCTTTTATTCTATTTTCAAGATAATTTATCTCATCTTCCCAATGCTCAACTAACATATCTTCAATCTGTTGTTTTGCATCTTCTATGCTATCAGCAATAATTGTGTCATATTCTACATTTAATTCTTCTGAAACATAAAGATAAACATTCTCATCCGTTTCATCTTGAACAAATACAGCCACCACATTCTCGTTTTCTTCTTCATAGAACTGACTGAAATGTAGTTTATAACATTCTTTGCCAAATTCGTTTTTCTCTCCTACTTCCCAATATTTATTCATAAACACCTCACAATTAATTATTCTCTTCATATTTCTGATCAAATAAGATTATTACAAAAGTAAAAGTGAATATACCTAAAACAATACCACCAACTAAGGCAATTGATTGTGGCAGGAATAAAGATAGTAAAAGATTAAATCCTAAAACTAATCCAATTGCCATAGCACATATAATTGCAACTACTAATAATACAGTACAAGTCATTTTAAACGCTTCCTTCAAGTTATCACCTCCCAATGAAAGACAGGTTTGCTTCCATCCTTTAAATGTAGTTAAGCCACTCTGGATTAATTTCATAATCCGTATTTTTAATACCAAATTTTCTTCTTATTCTTTTATGCTTTTTAACATTTTTAGCATAATATGTTCCGTTTGGATGTTTGAACCCTTTCTTAATATCCCAAAAACAACAAAATGTTGATGAGTATGCTTGCTCAACTATAAAACCACACCTACTACAACTTCCATGCTGCTCTACTGTCCCCCATCCAAATTCAGAATAAGAACAATACTCGAATGTTTTTGCTTTACAGATAGGACATTTATCAAATTGATAACCCCATCTTGGTTTTCTTTGTTTCTTCATAGTATTATTCTCCTAACACTTCCACATCAATACATAACATATCATGCAGATTCTTAATCTGTTCATCAGTTGGTTTCTTCCATGCTATTGTATTATCAACATTAATCGTTACAGCACCACCGCATAATTTGATTTTTGCAACAATACCAGGAGCGCCAACAACAGCTACTTTTGGCATTGGAATGTTACAATTTATTTTTGACATCCTGTTTCACCTCACCCACACACCTATATATTCTTGTGATTCCTGTTTAAATCTTTTTAGCATGTCAATCAATGCATCTACTTCTATCAAATCGTCAAAAGCAATTTCAGCACTATTTCTCTTTTCTAAGTCTAATCTTTCTGCATAAGGAAATGGTTTGATAAAACATTCAAATTTAACATCTTTTCCTTTATGACGAAGTATGATTTCATTAATATTTTCTTTATCATTAATCTTCAATACTTATTCCTCCTATCTAAAAACAAGAAATGCGAGATTCATTGTATTTATTCTTCGAAAGATGCCGTTGCTTTAATATTGAGTTTTCTATTGTAGAAGTAATTATCGACATACTTCTGTACAACATTATTAATTGCTTTTGTCATTGCAGCATCCACTCTTTCGATAATCATCTGATCAAAATCAATACCTTTTATTTTTCCTTCAATAGCCTTGACGACTTTATCATCCAAATCTTTAAGAACAAGTTCCTTTAATTCTTCTTTTGTAAGACCAGCTTCACATAACATTTGTCTTGCTTCCTGTCTTAATGCAATTTCTTCAATTCTCATATCTCATTCACCTCAATAAATTATTCTCTTATCTCAGTTCAATCTCACCATATTTTAATGTGTTATCACAGAAAACTTTATTACCTTTAAATCGACCACACATGAGTCCATTTTCACTTCCCAAAAGACCGTCTGAGCTATATCCAACTATAACAATTAAATCATCTAACGTATTTTGACTTAAAAATATATATGGCGATTCATTTTTCATAACTATAAATTCATCTATTTTCGACAATAATTTTTTCAAGTCAATATTTGATTTTGTAATTGAAAATTTTTCTGCCATTTAGTAAATATCCTCCTCTCCAATCTTCAAATGAAAGATTTCTTTCAATGTATTATTTGAACTCTATCTTGTTCCTTTTTAATACTTTAACTGCCTTATCATAATCAGTTCCAGCTACTTTGATATTTTTCATCTTAGTTGGTTTTGGCTTAATCCAATAACGGCATCCAGTAATGTTTTCGTCATACCACATCAAACCGCTTTCACAATATTTATGCCATTGGCAGTCATTATTACCACATTTACTCATTTATGTATTCTCCCAATCTAATGCCTGACCACATTGATCACAATATTTAATGTCGGTATCTTTATATCCATCATCACACAATAGTTCACCACAAGCAGGACAATACCATTCAAACGGAATTCTCTCTCCGCTATTTTTCACTTTCTTTGGAATTTGTTTTTCTATTGCTGATATTGCAAATCTAATTGCTTCTAAAACGTTGTAATCAGGGTATGGCTTCCATGATTTTTTCAAATATTCAAAATGTATTAAAAGAAACTTTTTAGCTTTATATGATGTCATCCTATTTCTCCTTTATATTCAGCTACTCTCTTACTTCCAACCTCAAAAATATCCTTATCTTTCTCAAAACATATGTAATTTCTACCTGTATTCAAAGCTGCGGCTGCCGTTGTACAACTTCCTGCACATGAATCAAGAACTAAATCTCCTGGGTTGGTGTAGGTCTTAATAAAATACTCACACGCTTCAACAGGCTTTTGACATTGATGTAAACTACTTTTCTGAGTGTCCCACTTGAACTGCAGAACATCTCTTGGATATCTTTGTGTACTACCACCACCTGAAATACCAGTCTTTGTAGCACCATAACAGTTGCCATCTGTTGTATGCTTTGTATAAGAATGAACAGGTGTATGTCCTTCTGTCATTTGTGGATTGTATGTAGGGAGTTTCTTATAGAAAATCAAGACATTTTCGTGTGCCTTCATCGGCATTTTCTTTGCGTTTAGATGACCAGTTGCTTTGGTCTTTTCGATAATCCACTCATAGCGATATAGCTTTTCATTACTACAAGCGAGTCTCTTGTCAAATGGTGATTGCGCCCATAATGCAATGCAGCCATTATCTTTGATAATTCGATTATAATGAGTCCATAAACCATCTTTTTTATTTTCATAAAACCAATCTCTTGTATATTCAAGACTGCTGTTTGTTACTTGAGCCAACTTAAATAAATCTGTCTCATAAAAATATTGTCCCGATAACTCAACATAATCATTTAATGGCATTTCGCATTCCCAAGAATTATTGGTCGTGTTATAAGGAAGATCTGTGAATATAAAATCGACTGACTTATTACCAATCTTTTTCATACCTTCAAGACAATCTTCATTGTATATTTTGTTAATCTCTAACATTTCTTACTCAGAGCAAATCATGATTTAATGCTGCAGCAAATCTCATGCTCCTTTCAATGTATTATTCTCCGAAGGAAACTTCGGATTCTTGTGCTTACTTTTTATCTGTAATTTCAAATGGTACAATTGACTCTGGAATATAATTAACCTCATACTTGTATTTATTGACTTCAGCACCACCCAAATCCTCAATAACATACATTGTATCTTCATTCAGCCCAATAATATGTCTCTTATATGTACCATTTTCCATCTCTACAACAAGCGTCACCTGATCATTTGTCGCATCCTCTCTACTAAACGCACCAATCATTTCAAACTCAACCTTATCAGTACGAGTATTAATTACTGCAAATCTTCTAAGAACATTAAAATTCTCGGCTTCCTGTTTCATATTATATGTGACCTTTTTTGATTCAGTTTCGAAAGCACATCCAGTTAATGATGTTGCTACCATTCCAACTGCTAACATTACTACTAAAATTTTCTTTTTCATGTAATTTACTCCTTACTATCTCAAAATCTTACTTAATCTCTTCTCAACTTCTTCGCAAAATCTATACAAATAAGTCTTCTTAAATGCTATTCTCAAATCGTCAACAGCTTGTCTATATTGCTGACGTAATTCGTTGTCTATCATACTACTTCCTCTTTTCAATAATAGTTACAGTACCTTCAAACATTCCAAAATTTGATGACTGCTGAAATGTATGTGTCTCTGCAATGTCATCATCTGTCATAGGTCTTGTCAGATACCATAATGAATCATCTTTCCATGTAATCTCTTCAAGTTTCTGGTTTGGTTCAAGCTCAATTGTTGTTGATCCACCAAAATCTTTTGTAACAGACTGGCATCCAGTCATTCCAAAACATAATGTCAATCCTAATGCAACTGCTAAAATTTTCTTCTTCATATGGCTTATTATCCTTTATTTACCGTAACTGTAGTTGCCTGTAACATATCTGTTATTTCTTTCAGTCTGGTTTTTGTTGATTTAATACCAAACAATTTCTCTGCACAATCTTCACAAACACAAATTTTTTCATATGGTTTCCATAAATCACACCGCCAAGTGCCATATTCTGTTTTCCTATAGTAACCTTTAGCAGACATTTTAATTTTAAATCTTTTATTTGGCTCTTTCTTGTGACATAAATCACACAATTCTAAATTCATAATAATTCCACCTCCTAAAATCTCCAAAGAAATCTATGTTTCCTGTGTCTTTATTCTTGGCATATCTACAAGTGGTGTCCAATATACTACCTCGTAATACCCCGAATATTCAATAAAATATGACCATCTCTCAAACCCAAAATTGGAATCTTTAATCCAACTTGCAACACTGTAAAATAAATTTTCTTCTTTTAGTTCATCTTTTTTATCTTTGTATAAAATTAAAACTTCCTCGTTTATTGGTGGCATTTGATCCTTTGTACTTATCCATATACTCATTTATTCGTCCTCCTTTATTAAAATACTTTTACAAACTTCTCATAGTTACCATCTCTGCCGCTTGGAACAGCAAATACAACAGTATCGAAGCATTTATGGGTAGTAGTTAAATATTCTTTAAATATATTCGCTACTTCTGTTGCGTCCTGTCCAAAAACACCACAACCATAAGCTCCTAAAATAAGAGTGCTTATATTGTTATCCTTCGCCATATCAAGGATAAACTTAATTCGACTTCTTAATACTTTAGTATTCTCTTTGTCTGACACGTTCTGATATTTCTGGGCAGCCGACTTATTTGGAGCAGCACAAGTAATAACACTACACTCTACATGGCTATTCTCTCTAAAGAACCAAACACCAGGAGAAAATAATCCTCGGTTCAAATATAAAGCCTTATTCTTGTGTCGATTATTCCAATCATAAAATTCTAATACAAACTGACTCAACACATTGTATAAGAATGATTCGTGACATAAGCATTCCTCCTGTGCCTTACTACCATTTAGAAACATTCCACCTGGATTTTTATATGAAGAAAAATTAAGAACGGCTGTACTTGGATTGCCGTATTTCATTACAGCACCTACACTATCAATATTCTCTACAATAATCTTGGTATCTTTATCTTCGATATCCTCTTCAAAATTCCTATTAAATGAATCTGTATCATAAATTTTTGTTGCAGAAATAGCAGTCTGAATACAATGACCATATTTGTTTTGCATTTCTTTTGTGTGTTCACGAGCAATTGTCGCTCTTTGTTCTTTGTTCTGCCAATATTCTTTTATATATGCCATTTACTTATCATCCTTTCCTATATACAACCTTAATAGTTCATTGTTTCTATTAATAAAATAATTTACTTCTTCAGTTAGTTCTTTATTCTCTTTTTTAAGTGCAGCTATTCTATTTCTCAATACATCTTTTGTTGAAAACTTCTGAGTCCCAATCTGCTTATAATCAGACGAAACAGTTTTAACAGAATAATTGCTAATATAATCTGTTGTTCCATCGGAATATGTAATTGTTGGCTCAAAGAACCCACGCTTCTTACACTCATCACAATGACAAATGGATGAAATATATCCAATTTTGCCATCACTGCTTTCTACAAAATCACCTTCATGAAATCGAATATCTGTTATATTATTCTCTTCTGGAACAATTGGATCTCTGAATATAAGTTTTAAATATCCTTCACCTACATTTTCTTCGCTAATAAATCTATAACCAAGATCTTCGTATTTTTTAATTGTATCTTTTGCTTCACATATTTTTACACCAACTGTCATTTACTTATTCTCCTCATCTTCGCCTAAAATTTTCTTTCTTAATGAGTTCCAACCATCATCATAGCCATCACAATATTCATCCATATATTCATCATTGTGTGTCTCATCTGGCAATTCTTTTAATGGACACCAATTTGGTTTTTCTTGACAATATCCATTTTCACTATCAACTATTCTACAAAGAGTATTATCATTTGGCTCATCCATTAATTCACAACATACTTCAATACCTTCTTGTATTTCTCTACAAAAATTACAATCACAGCAAATTTCAGGCATGTCTACTACTAAAACAGCTTTACTCATTGTTTTATTCTCCTATCGTCTTAATAATCTATCTTCCCTCAATAAAATCATCAGGGATTATATCTTTATTTACAGTTATATATGGAAGTTCACTTCTGTCGAAAAAATTACAAGTCAAATATAAATTAGCAATATATTTTTCTTCTCCAAGGATTGTTTCAGCGTTGTCCACTATATATTGTCCACAATATTTAATTCTCTGAATAAGTTCATTATGAATAGACTGCTTTACGTCTTTTACATCTCTAGTTATTCCTTCCATATTCTCTCCTTTCTCCACAAGAAATTCCGCTTTCTTTCGGTCTTGATTTTTATACAATATATAGTATATATTGTATTTGTAATTGCTATATATTATATATTATTTTCAGTATTTTTTTACTATATATTGTTATTCTCTACTCCAACTAATTTGGCTTTACAGTATACAAATAACTATATCCACCTGCATTTCCAAGAGGTTGTGCCGTTAAACACATAGCAATGTGATCTGAATCATATACCCTATTGCCTTGTCTATACTGTTTACCAAAGTTAATTTCTCCAATACCACCTACCAACTGTGGTTTATCACCACAAGCAGAACTTAATAATCCGCTTGTGGGTTTGTAAAATTTCCAGAGTTGATTCCTTCATATAATCTGTTCAACGCAATCTCAAAAGCACCAATTCCTGAGAAGAAACTACTCAGTTTCAAATCATCAAATAAATATGGCATAGCCTTATATAATTCAACTAATATGTAATACAAAACATCTACTACGATACTGTTTCCTGCCTGTTTATATAACTGACTATTACTTACCATTTTCTCAGCAGCTTCAAAATTGTCATCTGAAAATCCCATCAATCTAAAACACTCTTTTGGTGTAAGTTTTCTAATTCTAATGGAATTTTCACGAACAGCAATCTTATTTCCTTCACCTTTATTTGTTGTGACTGTTGGTGCTAATCCATTTTCATCAAATACATTACCATTCATGCCTTTACCAGATGGATTTATATTTCCAATATTATCCACTTTAATTTGTACTGGTTGTTTATATGATGTTGCTAATAATGTTGGACTTATACCATCTGTAGAGTATACACCACCCTTTTGATGACTGTCTGTTCTTCCAACTTCAAGAACGGCAGTACCTTCAGACTTTCTATTTGAAATTCCTCTATCTTCTCTCGCAGTAAGACAATTTGCGATTTCAATTTGTTTTGTATTGTTATATAATTTGTCAATACCCTGCATAATATGAGGTTGTCTGCCACCACCTTGCATAGTAGTCAATGTTGGTGAAATATTATTGGCATCCCACACGCCACCTGCATAACCAGTTCCGAAATCAGGTCTATTTACATTTCCGACAAACTTAGGTGTGTTAGATCCCTCATCTGATTTATCAATATGTAATGTCTGAATAAATTTCTGAACCTTATCTTCTGAGATATAAAACTTCTCATCAACATTCTCTTCAAGAATATCTTTTAATCTCATTCCATTATCAAATGGTGCAGGATATGTAAACTTTCCATTGTCCAATTCTTTCTTAATAAAAATCAGATACACACGCTCTCTATTCTGAGGAATACCATAATCTTTTGCATTAAGGACTTTCCAATACACATTGTATCCATACTCGTCCAACTCATCTGTAAACATCTTGAATGTATCTTTAAACTGCTTTCCTACAATATTCTTTACATTCTCATACATACCGAAATTCGGTTTATTTGCTCTGATAACTCTCAGATATTCTACAAGTAAAGAAGATCGAGTCTTCTCAATATTATTACTTCCGCAGCATGGACATTTATCTCTTTCTGACCAATGAACTGTTAGTGGATTATACTCATGTTCACAATCCTTACAAGTCCATACAGAACCTTTCTGTTTACCAGCGACCGAAAAATCTTGGCAGGGCGATCCTCCACAAATCATGTTAAATGGTTCAAGCTTTGTCTCATCAACCTTAGTAATATCACCAAGATTTTTGCTTTCATTCTCATTGTGAATAGCACAATAAGAACTTGTTGCATATTTATCAAACTCACAGAAGTTTACTAACTTCCAGTTCTTCTCACAATAATTATTTTTTTCTTTATTCTCTGTCAAAATCCTTTAATCTACAGAGATTGCGCAATCATTTATCCTAGAATTTACTGTTAAATCCTTTCATTTTTAATATTATTTTGTTGTAAAATCCTATGGAATTTGCACGTCTGCAAAAACCATAAGAAAAAAATATTTCTTGTTACTTTTATTTGGAAAATTTGGCTGATCAGCCACGAATAGAATTACTTCTATATTAGATTATTCTCTATTTGAAACTTCTTTAATTCATCTTGAATCATCTTCTGCATATCTTCTTTATCAAAAGATATATTTGCAACTGGAACAACATTTGCATTTAGATTAACATCGCCAACAATAGCATTATCGAATGCATTTAAAAACATTTCTGCAATTTCTTTTTCATAATTACCACACAGACCATCGTAGTTAATATCTGCAATTACTCTTGAAAAGAAATCTTTGAACTTATCAGAGATAAAATCTCTTTCATATCCTCTTGGAATATCAATTGTTAATTTCACCATTTCACCTCGCTTTACAAAATCCTTACAATCTGTTCATACAAACAAATATCTTTATCATTGATTGCCTTATTCACATGCATATGACCAAACAAATGTTTTTTATATTCAGCCACAGCTTTCACTTCTTCCAAATAATTAGTCAACACATCTGGTTCATACAACCCTTTACCACCCATAAGATATAACTCTGAAGTAGATGGACTATGCGTGATAATATAATCAACTATATTATTATTCTCTTTTAAAACCTCAAACCCATGCTGCATTTCATGTTCTGTTGGTAGTTCCTCTTCCCACCAAGACAAATCTTTAATGCGATACATATATTTACCTTGTTTATCAAGTTCTTTGGCTTTCTCTCTCCAATCTTCATCATTATAATCAAGAATACCATCCTGAATATCATGACTTGATGCACCACCAAAAGCAAAGAATTTCTTATCTTCGATAGTGAAAACCTCACCTCGCATTAGATGTAATACATTACTTCTAATTTCATGAACCTTACCACCACGCCACTCTTTTACAGGATAAGTTGCAAGTCTTTTATGATTCTCGTGATTTCCGTCAACAAATACTGTTGTGAATGGTTTCTGATTTAACCAATCCAACCAATATTTTTCTTGCTTGTTTTCGCCATCTCTGTTCCATACAAGACCGAAATCGCCAAGAATAATTACAGTATTCTCATCTTTATTACTAGAAAAATCTTTCTGTTCATAGAAACTATCTTTACTTAATCGTGTAGGATTTCCGTGTATATCACCTGTTACATATACCGCCATAGTTCACCTCACTCTATTGGAATCATCTTTACCACATTATCACCCATATGCTCAACCGCATGATAATCTGTAATTGGCTTTAAAAAATCACATCTATTAGGTTCACATCCTCTTCCTTTGTATAAATTACATACATAATTACCACGCAACTGATTTGTACATTCAGAAAAGATACATTCTTTTGGTTCATCTGGCATTTTATCTACAATAATTTTCATATTCTAACCTCACTTGTTCGTAATCATATCCAAAAACAACAATTCATCTTTCTTCAATGTAATATCATAATCTTTCCACTTTTCCATAAGTTCTCTCGTATCAAATCTATGCGGAACAATGATTGTATAACCATGAGGAGTCTTGTATATTTCAATGTATCTTGCTGGAATATACGAACAACTATGAACATCCCAACAAAAATTCATTGCAAGCTTCTTATCATCCACATCAAAATCAAACAGCCACTTGCTCTCATCACGATTTTGTACCTGCTGTGCAACAGATGCCAATGTGCGATTAAGCTGTGTCATACTTGGCTTGTCTCTCAGCAGACGAATAATAAATTCTTCCCTGATTTTCTCTTCGTTCCTAGAATTAACTGATCTATATAATCTTGTCTGTTCACCAGGAACTCCTTTAGTTGCAAAACTTTTAAATTCTTCAATTATTTTGTCTTCATTCTCTTTATATTCAAGAATTGTTTTATCTCGTTGCTTAAAATTTGGAATATCCTTATTATCCTTGTTTCGAGAGCGCATTAGATATACATATAAATTTGACATTGTATTATTCTCCTCAAATCCACCCAATATCTCTTGGTGTAATCTCAACATAACAATTTGGTTCACATGATTTTCCAAAATTCACGCCAATGAAAATACTTGTGCCTCTCAGTGACATTTCTGTACTTGAAATCTTACAAAATTTTGCAATATACCATGGCAATTTATTCTTAATCAATGTAATTCTCATAGAATTGCTTTCAGAAATTTTCTCATACAGTGAATACATTTCATTTTTCTTTGTTACATGTTCTTTTCTGTCTTCAATAATTTCATCCATACATTCCTGACGCATCTTGCAATACTGTTCATCAAGACTCTTTGACAATTCAGCTAACGATGTCTGAATACTTTTTAATCGTTCATAACTATTTCTATTTTTCATGTCTTAGCCTCCAAATTTTCTAATGAAATGTGCGTTTCTTTTTAATGTAAAATATACACCATATATAGTATATATTACTTATTTTTAATACTATATATGGTGTATTTGTAACAATTACTCGCTTAACTCTGCAAGTGCCTTATCCAGATCCTCGTCAGACATGTTTTCAAGTGCTGCATCCTGTCTCTTAGCCTTGATTTCAAGCAATCTCTGTCTCATCTCTGCATTCTTCTTAGCGTCTTCTCTCTTCTTCTTTTCGTCAAGCTTTACACCAACAATGTACTTAACAATTTCGATCTTATTAGAAATCTCTTCATCTTCCTTTGACTTAGTATTCAGAAGGCTTTCTTCCTCAGACTTTTTTACTTCTGCATTGAGTGTCTTAAATACTGAGTCCAGATTTGTGAGAGATAAATCCCACAAATCAATTACGTTAATCATTCCTCTGAATGGAAACTGATAGTTTGATCTTGTTGCATTGATAAATAATTCGTTGTTTGTCATAATAATAATAATCTCCTTTTCTAATTAAAACTTAATCTTCGTTACACGCTCTGTTGCGCCCTTAACCTTAACAACTAAATCTGCTCTCTTTGTCATAGAGAATCCAATTCCTGAAAGCTGATCATCAGTATCTTCTACATGACACTTAGCACCTAAAGCCTCAAATACTCTCTTGTGCTTCATTAAATCGTTGTCAAGGAACTCAAGATAGAATCCATTAGGCTCTTCGTTGTTCACACAATCCTTCAGGAAGAAGAATAAATGTCTATGACCAATTCCATCCTGCTCGTCAAAATAGTTTGGACTGTAACTAATTACTGATACAGGAACAAACTGATTTGTATTTACGCCCCAAATCTCACGACTTGAGATAGATGAACTTCCAGACAGCTTTTCCTTAATTGAGAAGTTGCCATTCTCATCAAGTGTAACTTCTGCCACCTGAACATTACCAGAAACAGGTCTATTGTATTCAAACGCAAAAATCTCACCATTGAATTCAATTTCTGCCTTAAATCCTTTACTTCCTCTTGCTGCATACTGATTTACAAAGAATTTATAAACGCCTGGCTTCATACGTGACATATCTGCCCATGTAATATTTTCCACAGAAGGCTTTCCCTCCATCTGCTCCATAGGATGTGTAATGTCAATATCTAACTGACCGCCACATCTTGACATACTAGGTTTTCTACAATTACTGAAATAAATCTCGTTTCCATCAGGTTCTTTGCAATGTGCATCAAGGTCACTGTTGTCATTTTGTCCCTCATTCCACTGAATTGAAAATCTGAGTACACCATCGACATTACCACCAGCAGCTTTTACATTCTGTTTCATATCAGAATCAGTAATGTTTCCTGAATAAGCCCAAGATAATCCATTGTCCCATTTAAACATTGTCTTCGCATCTGGATTAACAGGTGCAATCATGGAAACAAAATTCTTCTCATGTTTATTCTCTACAAAAGCTTCAATTTCCTTTGCAGTTGGAAGTACCTTATCAATGAAATCCTGTGCTGAAATCTCTTCAACCTTAGAAAACTTCTTAGGACTTACAGCAACATCTTTTTCCATCTGCCCAAAAATATCATCTGCACCAACCATTCTTCTTGCAGCACTCTTATTTGAGAACAGTACATTATTTACAGTAATATCATTCAGATTAGCAAATCTTCTCTGTAATGAATCCATGTATCCAAGCTCTGTAATGGTCTTCTTTGCATCCTCAAGCATTTTCTTTGTAAAAATAGCCTTTGGTCTTTTATAGTTGCTCGGTGCTGTAATCTGCTCATACTTCTTAACTGCTGTATCGAGATCCATATCTTCACTTACATTAATAAGAAGTGTTCCAATAGAATGATTTCTAATTCTACCGATAGCCATACCTGCTGTTACCGACTTTTCCCAAGCATATAAATCCTTTTCAGTATCAGAAGTCAATTTATCATATTCCTTCTTGTACTTCTTGAATTCTGTGAGTGCGCCTTTCCACTCTTCACCCTTGTAAAGTGTATTTGAATTGATAAGTTCAAGAATTGTATCAAGTGCATCCATAGTAATTTCATCGAGAGAACGCTTAAATACATTTCTTGTATCTCTGAACTGCCCTTTAACTTCCTCGTTAGAACGACTACTTCTATTTACAAACTTGCTTGGAAGCTCTAAGAAGAAATGATCCCACTGATGAGACTTTCCATTGATTTCCTCAAAGTTAAAATCTGTACCAATCTTAGGGAACTTAGTTGTATAAATATCTGTAACTGTATGAGCCTTTACAAAAGCATCAAGTGCATCACATACTGGCTGATATGTTGTATCACCAAGATTCAGTTCCCAAATTGTATGAATCTGATTATCCTTTATAGTGACAGCAGAACCAATATTCTTAATAAACTGTCTACAACAACTACAATCATGCTCTCTACGTTCTCTAAAAATCTCATTTGTACCAGCAGGAAAGCTATCAAGATATGTATCCCATAATTCATCCTTATCTACATTTACCTCAAACAAATGTGTTGCCTCTTTCTGCATTTCATCGAAGTGCTTCTGTAAAGCCTTCTTAAACATCATAAATCCATCCATGTTTTGTACCTCTTCTTTCTTATATTTATTTTTTGTTAATTGTTTCTACTGTTATATTCTTCATTTATATCAAACCAGTTGCCTTATCTGGATTCTCATTAGCCCATTTTATCCATCTTTCAGCATAAGGTTCAGTCTTATCATTTAACTCAAATACTTCTCTTACGATGATATATCCTTTGCCAATTGACTCTTCCATATCTTTTGTATTGTTATCTACATCATCTGCATCTAATGGTCGAAACACTGTCTTGGTAAAATATCTTCTACCATATTTCTTTGTTGTCGTGATTTTATTTATCTTATCCTTATACAACTTCCATATGCCAGATGAATCTTTATTGATCTGCCCTACATAATCTCCTATGTTTAACATATTATTTCCTTTCTAAATTCCAATGAATCGAAGTTTTCCTGTTATTTTTATTCATCAATTGAATAGTACATATAACCTTGACTATCTTCTTTTTCAATTGCTTGATGAACACCGATATTATTTTCAGACCATTCTAAAAACGGACATCCAAAATTTCCATAAGGAACTTCTTCGTCTTCGTCCTCAACTCTAATAAATTCCTTATATTTCGTTAATAGTTCTGGACAGTTCTGTTCAACCCATTCTCTTTTTGCAGACACGCAAAAATTAATTGACATATCTACAAGCGATTCTACAATAACAAGTTCATTATCTTTTACCCATTGTTCATCTCTAAAATTTATATAATAATTTTTATCTTTTGACATACAAATCCAAGATATAAATGGTTCAACGTTTGGATGGTAATCTGAAGACCATTCATTCAATTCAAAATATATAATGTTATTGTTAGACATTATTTGTTTTCACCTCGCTTCCATATAAAATCGAACTTTACTGTGACAATAAATAACTTCTTTCCTCTATATAAAATTCTTTATGCCACCTATCTATTAAGTCATAATGATTTTGTTCCATATAGCAAGATGAACCATTATATCCATCGTATTCTTTCCAGATAATTTCTTCTGCCAAGATATGTAACTCCTTGTGTGATAACGATTTTAGAAAATCTCTAAATGTTACATAATTTATTCTCTTGTCTAATACTTTCTTAAGTTTTGTTTTTCTTCTAAACATCCTTTCCACCCCACAATCCAAAGAAAGAGAAATTTCAATTGGGGCATATTGTTTCATAAGTTCAAATTCTTCTTCTGTTATTGGTCTGCTAAACCATGTATGACAACCCATTATATTACATCCCTTCTAATTCATTGCTTGTAAACCAATAGCCACCAAATGCGCTTGCTTCATTATACTTTCCATCAATCCTAACAGCGACAAATGTGCCTGTTATTCTTACTACAATTCCATATAGACCAATAATACCGTCTTGACTATATGTACTTTTGTTAGTTGCTATTACTCTAACTCTTTGACTATTATACATTTAATTTAATATTACCTTACTTCTCTAATTTCAACTAAAATTTCTGGGCGAAACGTAGCAAAAGTTTTGTCTAATATTTCATTAAGTTCCCAAAAATTTATTTCAGATTCATCTTCTAAAATAAAATGCAATTCAGCATTAGGATTGTATTTACTTAATTACTTGATTAATTGTTCAACTGTCATATTTATTACCTCCTGATAATTTTCTTAAAAAATTTACTGTCATTTTGTAATATTTTTATTGTTTTACCGACTTTTTTACTATCGCTGATTTGAACCCGCGATATTAGAATCAAAATCTAAGGTATTAACCATTTCACCATCCCCCCATTAGTCGGGTGTAGAATTAACTACACCCTTATTATTAATTACTTATCTGTTACAACTGTGTTGTTAGTTCCAGAAATAGTAACCCAACCAAACTTATTTCTTGCTTCAGCTTCCTTCATTCTTATAAGTTCGTCTGTAATAGAAGAACTTAACTTGCTATTCGCTTCTGCCTGTGCTTCAGCTTCAATCAACTGTGCATCAGCTTTAGCCTGCGCTTCTGCCTTAGTTACTTCTGCATCTGCCTTTGCCTTATTAATAGCTGTCTGATTGTTAATTTCCTGAGTTTCAGCAGCCTGCTGTGCGGTAATCTTAGCATTAATCGCTTCCTGTGTCTTTTCATCTACAGAAATATTAATCAATGATACATTGCTAATTGCAATTCCATAAGGTTTAAACTTCTTATTAAGATAGTCTGTTAATGCCGTATTTACATTTGCTCTTTCAGAACCAAGAATATCTGATACCTTATAATTTGCAACAACTTCCTTAGTCCAAGAAATAATGTTAGGTTTAATAAAGCTATCCCTTACTTCCTTACCAGACTGTCCTCTGAATCTTGTGAATAAATCAGCTACCTTGTCAGGACTATACTGATATGTAAATGTAAGATCTATTTGCATAGCCTTACCTTCGGATGAACTTGCTGAAAAGCTGTCATCGTCTTTAGAGTCCCCGTCTTTACCAGATGTTAAATAACTCTGTTCAAGACTCACCGAGTAAAGTGTCGTTTTTACAGTTGGTGACTTTAAATGCCATCCTTGTGTAAGAATATCGCCTTTTACTCCACCCGACATACTGTACTGTACGGCAATATAGCCAGCAGGTACACGCACACTTGACATAAATAATAATATTGCTGCAACAACAATTACTACTACTGTTACTACTCCTCCGATTGTTTTCTTCATTCTTTTGTCTCCTTTTCTTCGTTATTATTTATTTCATCTGTCGAAAATACTTTATTTATAACATTGATAACAAACTTACCAATTTTTTCAAATAAAGGCGACAGTAGAAACCACAAAATTATTAATCCCAAAATAATTAATATAAAAAATACTGGCATTTAATTATTCTCCCTTTTCGTATTATATTTTTCTTGTTCTCTCATTAATTTGATACAAAGCTCAACCAATCGTTCTTTTGAATATGCATGTAGTTGTTCTCTTAATTCCTGAATTTGTAAATTTTCATTCATTTTATTTATTCTCCTTTAAAATTCTGTATCTCCATTACACATTTTTATTTTTTTCAATCTCCTTTCTATTTGTGCTATTTATTGTTTTTTTCATAGCCCTGTAACAACATTCTCTCTTATTACAACTTTTACTTGTGCACATTGTAATATCAAGCATTATTTACATTTTCCTTCTTCTTGTTTTCTGTAAATTTTAAGAAATTATCCAAATCTCTCTTCATGTATCTGTAATTAACAATTTGTGATGGACTAAATTCCCTTTTGTTTTTTTGATATCTCTCCAACCATTCCGCAAATTCTTCATCTTTGTCTAAGCGATAAGCGTATGCGGTTAATGCAATAAGTGCTGCTGTACAATTCTGATATAAAGTAGAATCAATTCGAACATAAGCATCAACAAACTCCTGATACTCTTCAATATCTTCTATCTCTATATCATCACCGACAGTTGTTTTAACAAAATCTAATACATCAGGACTACCTGTATTCTGTTCCAATATATCTTCATTTGCTACTTTATTATTCTCTGTTTTAATTAAAACATTTTCATTTTCATCTTCTACCTCAGAAGATTCTTCATCCGTTTCAGAATAAGTTTCTTCCTTATTACATATAGTTTCGTTCTTATCTTCTGTTGCATCTGTTATATGTAAATATTCCTTCATAAGCTGTTCAATCATATCCAACTTAGCATTAACAACCTTCTTATCCTTAGTTCCCTTATTACCATCATAAGTATCAAAACTTTCGTTTTCATATTCTGCAAAAGTCTTACTATGTAATGTTCTCTGAAATTCTTCAAGAAAATCAGTAAATCTTATGTCTTTAATTCCAAACTCAGTGAATTTGTGAAAAGCTGCAAACCATATGAATGAATTTTTAGCATTAAATAACTGCCCTGCTGTATCCTGGTCAATTATTTTATATAACCTATTAAGTTCGCTCTCAAATGTATCAAATTCTTCTTTTGTAGCATTGTCATTAAGATATATACTCATCTGTTTTGCTTTTTTCCAATTATCAAGATGAAACATTGTCATAATAGACTCACATACAATTCTATTGAAAACTTCCTTTGTGTCTTCTTTCGGATTGTAATTTCCGCAATCTTTAAAAAAACGATTATTTGTAAGATTCTTAATTTCAGGTGCTATCTTCCAAGCAGCTAAAATATTTTTCTGATTTACATTCATGCTTGTCTGTCTGTTATATCTTGCAATATGGTAAGCAATCTCCTCATCCGTACAATCAAGATGTTTAACTATATCAACAGCATAGCTATCGAATTTTTCCTTTAATTCATCTGGTAAATCTTTGTACTTTTTACCTCTAAGATCATATTTAATAACTCCAACTTTTCCATTCTCATCAACTCCCTGATAGTACATAATTGGCATTTCAAGACTCTTCTTAATTTCAAAAGCATTATTCTTAAATGATTCAAGAACAGTTAATCTCTGCAATCCATCAATAAGCCAAAGAATGAACTCTGTTGAGCTTACAATCTGTTCGCATATCTTAATAGAATCAATATCTTCACCTTTAATTATAGTGGCAGCAAGCCCTGACTTTGCCTCATCTGTCCATTGATCAGGTTTTCTTTGCAAAGGATGATTCTTATTAATCTGACCTCTTTTAAACTGGTTAAGTAATGTTCCTAACATCATCTGATCTTTTTTTACTTTGTCTCTTCCTACCATTGTCATAGCTTGTTTCCTCCTAATTAAAATAAAATTGATATGTATTCATACTTTCTTAATCCTGACAAACAGTCATTATATTCGTTTGCGGTTATATGTAATATTTCTAATATCTCGTCTTTCGTATACTGCTGAGATAACAATCTCGCTACCCTTTCCTGTTTTCGTGGCAATTGTTGCAAATATAATTCAACCTTATCAGTATATTCTTCTGTGAATATTTCTCTTTCTACATTCTCTCTTGAAGATAAATTATCTTTAATATTTTTTACCTCATCTGTATTCATATCTAATGAGACATTCATGACAATTTGAGGATTACCCTTTTCATCAAGAATTAATTTCCCATTTTCGTCTTTTAAGAGATTATTACGCTTTAATCTATATTTATTATCTCGCATCCATGTGCTTGTCTTTCTCATGATATTTCCTACAAGAAATGTTTCTAAACGAGCTTTTTCATCATTATATGTAATTAATGTTTCTATGAGACAATCAACCGCCACATCATATAACTCATCATAATCACTTCTATCGAACTTCCCGAACCAAACTTTATGACATATTTTTTTGAGTTTTCTCATATCATTTTCCATATACGAATTAACAACAGTCATCATTTCAGGACTATTGTTAATAATCTTCATCATCTCTTTATTAATCATTTCATCTACCTACCTTTCGCAACTCCTTATTTATGTATTCTCCAAAAGTCAGTTCAGAATTCATAATTTTAATATGCTTAGTTTCTCTTTTACATTTTGGACACTTACAATATCTATCATGTCGATTTCTTTCTCCCGGCTGAAAACTCATAGTCTCTACCATAGGAATTAAACAGTTTCTACATATCACCATAATTAATCCTCCAATATATCATTAGCCATTTTCCAATATTCCGTTCTTCCCTTGTAATCATCGCTAGTGATTTTACTAAGTTCTAATTTTATCTTCTCGATGTTATATCCTTTGGCTATTGCTTCTTGCATAACCTGAACATATCTTATACACTGCTTTATTCGTTTATGTTTATCACGAATATCATCAAGCAAATATCCTATCTTTGCCACTTTATGAGCTTGTGGCTTCTTACCATTATGTACTTTTTTATATTTTTCTAATGCATGATTAATATCACTTTCTGCGCTATCACATTTTGATAATTCGGTATTTAATAAATTTTTATATGTAAAAAGTTGATTATCGTTCCAACCTGCTAACCCCAAGATGGAATTGGCTTCTGATTCAATCTTATCTAATAAAGCATAATCGAAATTACCTTCATCTCCTGTATAGACATTTGCATTTCCTCTATAATAAAGAGATTTATCAGATTTCTGCCCTGTATCCACATCAATAAGATTATATTTTTTAATCCATGAATATTTCTTTCTACTGTTCTGTACTAACGACCTTGCTTGTTTGTAAGTAAACCTCTTAGCCATAGAACTCGAAGTCGTTATCATATACTCACCTAACTTCATAGGATTTTCCATAACATAATTCTTTCCATCTGTTAAAATAAACAAAAAAATATCACTCCTCTCTAATTTTAAGCGCACCTTAATAAGCTTTAGACATTTAAGGAAGTTTAATAAGTACCTTTTTGATATCTAAAACTTGAATAAATATTTACTTTTTGGTAATAAATGGAAATAAGTTGCTGAATTGCAAATGAAATCGTCCAATATTATTGATTTTGAATATAATATGTAATATAATTTAATTGCAATTAGTCAACTAAATTTATTTCCTTTTTTAGTTGTATGATTGTATATGTATTTGAACAGAGTAAGTAGAAAGTGGTTGCAGCCACATTTGAATCGCTTGCTCTGTTCTTTTTATACTATAAACCCGAACATACATTCTTGTCAATACAAATCGAATAAATGTTCTAATTTTATTTTTTCAAGTCCTATTTATTGGACTTAGTGGAAATTTAATATTATGAATCATTTCTGTTTGCATTTCTAAACACAAATGCCCAAAAAAATCATTATCGAAATAATCAACTGTACTTGCTTTATTAATTATTCTTTTTCCTTCATCAACAGAAATCTCTTTTGGTTTTGCATGTATAAATGTAACTCCGCTAAATGAATCTATCCATATCTTACCAGGTGTAGCGTCAATCATTTTTTTTGCTTCTTCTTTACTTACAAACATTACGCAAGTACCTCCTCCAATTTATATCCTGTTCCAAAGAACAATCCATTAAAACATGTCTGGTCAATAATCTTCCTGTCTTCTTTTCTTGTGACCGTACCAAGTTTCTCTGTTACTTCTGTTTTAGAAATAGTAATTATTTGTTCTCCCATAACCATTGAATATAATTGCAATCCATTTTCTCCATCGGCTTCAAGACATCCGTGAACCGGCATATTTATTTTCTTTATTTTACTTGTCAAAGGCATCACTGTAATTATCGTAGCGTGTTTTGTTCCTATCGGATTCGACACGATAACATATGGACGTTCTTTTGTTTGCACAGAACCTGTTCCTTCATATTTTATTTTTGCTAAAACAATATCATATCTTTGTAAATCCATATGTATTTCCTCCTCTCCAAAAATATTTTATGTATGGACTACCTTTGATATTTCATAGTATATACTTCAATATATATATTGTCAAGCATTATTACAAATATTTTTTATATTTATTTTTTTGAATATATATGTTATTATATATACATAGGAGGAATATAATTATGAAATTATCTATCCAAAATAAACTAAAAGAAAAAAATATGACACGCTATGAATTGGCAAAAAAAATAGGGGTAACATATCCTACGATTGACAAAATATACAAAGGTGAATCAACTTCTATTAAATTCGATATTTTAGAATCAATTTGTAAAGAACTTGACTGTTCTCCTATTGAAATACTCGATTCGGATGATACACAAATGAAACGATTATTAGCTTATGCAAATGAATTTTATAAATTAAATAATAAGGACGATACTCATTAATCTGTATCGTCCTTTACATATCACATATTGTTTAATACATCCTTCATTCCTACTGCACCGTTTGCATAATTATTAACTGTTGTATTTACACTACTATGTCCAAGCTGTTGCTGCACAAATGCAAGATTTCCATTCTGATTCATTATACTGGCATAATAATGTCTCATCATATGTGGAGTAATACCATTTCCATAATTCTCAAATATCTGTTTGATATTTCTCTCTGTTGTACGTGTGCCATTTTTATTAATAAAAACTGCCTCCGTATCTACAATATTATCTAAAGTATTTCTGTATTCTAACCATTCGTTTAAAGCCTTTAAAGCTGATCCGCTAAGATATACAGTTCTATTTTGCATTTCTCTGTACACACCTTTACCGAGAATAGTAATGTATGGCATTTCTTCATCTAAATGTAAATCTGATAAGTCCAAACCCGCAAGTTCCGACTCCCTTATTCCAGTTCCTCTTAATACACGAAAGATTGTAATATTTCTATTCCTTACTGGGATATCCTTTTTCCACATTATTTTCTCTTCCATATCATTAAGTTGCTTTTCTGTTGGAAGTTTTTTTGTTAAATTATTTCCAGATGGAATTCCTTTATATTTAATCATTTTGTAAAAATCTTCTATCTTACTATAAACTTCTCTTAATAAACAATCTCTATATGAATAAATATCCTGTATAAAACTTTTAATGATATTTTTTCTTGTTTCCGTTGTGGTTGGTGACATTCCGTTCATCTCCTTATATCTAAGATATGAACTAATATTTTGTGGTCGCAAATCACTAAAATCAGAAACTTCTATTTCAGAAATTAATTTCTTATTAATGATATTATTTTCAATTAACCACTGTAAAAAATCTTTAATTGCTACCAGATAATTTAACGCTCCATTTTTGCTTTCCAACTCATTTAAGTAATCTCTTAAAAATTGTGGTGCATTTAACTCTTCTAATTTTTTATTAAGCTTCTCTGCGTTTTTATTTTGCACTTCTATCTTGTAACACATAATTATCAACCTCACTTTCATAATCGTCTATGTAATAATTCTCTCTTTTAATCTTTGCGACTTCAAAAATCTCGTCATAAGAGTCACAAAATCTAACCTCAATGCATTTTGTGATTTCACCACATCTCAAACAATATAGGTCTTTGACGTGTTTTCGTTCTCTTTGTCGCTGCCTTTGAATGCCTCTAGCTAACATATTTTCACTCATACACCTCATACATATAAATCTACTTGCATACTTGGGATTTCCATTTTTATATCTGCTCAATTCATAATTCACCTCATTTCCGCAACAAAAAAGAAGTGGTTTATTTCCACTTCTCCAACAATTAAATTTATTTTTAATTTTTCCAAGGATCATGTTTACTCAAAACATTTTTGATTTCATCAATCATGCCATTCATATATTCGTCAGATTTTGCTTTGATGTAGCCTTTCGCCGAATCAACATCCACTCCAATATCAATTACATCTTTATTATATGGATTGCCTGTTAAATCTTCTCCACAAGAAATCCTATCAAATGGAATATCATAGCATTCTCCCGAATTACCGTCTACACAACTAAAAGTTAATTCTGTATTTTCGTCATAACCAATCTCATTAAGTTTATTAATTAAATACACTACCTTCATATAAATTACCTCCTGCTTTTTGTTTTAACATTTTAAAAACATCTGATTTATTGAAATTTTTTAAATTCCAAGTCCAAAGTACAAACATTTTTATTGACTTTTTTATTTTTTACATAGTATTTCTCATCAAAATCATCACCAACATTAGGTATCGTTTGTTCATCAAAATCATTTAAGTATTCTCTTGTTGCTCTCAATGGAATATTTACCACAACTTTCATTTCCGATCACCTTATCCAATAAATTGTCTGCTTCAAATTCTCCTTATATCTTATATTATACACGTTAATTGTGTAATAAGATAAATATTCATTTTATTTAATTTAATATAATTACCAGATAAAACTTACCACGAAATAACATAATAATTATTTTCACAACTATTTATCTTATATCCAAGAAAATCTAGTTGTCTTAATACATTATTAGAATCAATTCGAATTTTGGTAGAACATTTTCGATTTAAAATACATCTTTTTATTTCTAATTTAATCTTTTTAAGTTCATATAATTCAGTTTTACTTAGTATTAAGCTTTGCTTTCTTGCTTCTTTTGCACTAATCATTATAATTCACCTCCCTTGAAAGCAATTTTTCTTTTGGTTATTCTTCCAACATCTTCTCAACCTTATCAAGCTGTGACTTATCCATTGACTTTCCAGTTCTATTGAGCATTAAGAAATATTTTAATACTGCTTTTCTATCTGCTTCTCTTACTTCTCCTTGCACAATATGATGATTTAAGAAAACATTCTTATCTTTAGCCGATAAGTCATTGTAATAAACTCCGTTATATGGAAATCTATTCTCATAAAAATCAATAATTGTGCTTAATCTCTGCTTTCCATCAAGTATTTCATATGCATTACCTGTCTCAGCCCATTTCTTATCATCCAAATGAATAAAAGTAAATTTACCTATATCAATATTATTAAATACACTATCTATAAGTAACTGTTTATCTTCTAACTCCCATACATATCCTCTCTGATATTCAGGATTCATATCTACCCCAAATGCATAATATTTATGGATAAGAGATTCAATCATTGAATTGACAAAATTGATTTTTACATCCTGATTTTTACTAAACCTTGAATTTCCATTAGTAAGTGGTCTAACACTAGTCCATCCAGCAACTCTATATATTTCTCTATCATAAGGATTTCCATAATTTTTTTCAGTAGAAATACAATGTAATCCGTACACCTTTCCATTATATAACACTTCTTTTACTGTACAATCCTTTAATGCACCATATTTTACCTTATCTCCTACTTCAAATCTATAAGTTGGTTCATTCAGATGTGGTACTTCATCTTTAATAAAACTTAATTCATTTTCTCTTTCTTGTTGTAACTGTTCTTCTATGGTTAATTCTTTATTTACTTTCTTTCTCGCCATTTAATCATCTCCATTCTATTTACCAAGAAATCGTCATTTAATCAGCTAACGATAAAATATCATTTTTATCAAAGCCAATCAATTCATCAGATTCTATAATATCAGCCAATATATTAACAATTTCTTTTTGTGCTTCAGAATCCCATTCCATAAGCTCCTCTTTTATTATCTTTGCACCATTTGATTTTGCAATATAATAATCTTCCAGTGTAGCAAAGAAAAATTCATATTGACTATCAAATGGTGGCATTTTACTATTCTTCATATCATTTAAATATTTTAATGTTTTTTTATTTTCCATCTACATTACCTCATTTCATCAATTCTTCAACTTCCTGCTTCATTATACTAATTTCCGACAAATCGTACCGCTCAATCATTCTCTCTAATTCATCAGATAATCCAGTCATTTGTGATAAATCCTCAATGGCTCTTTCCATATGTTCATAAGCTAAATCTAAATTATTCCACACAGTATCTAAGTTATTTTGCGTTTTATTAATTCGACTCATTTGTATCACCTCATTCAATCTCTTTAATCATCTTCTTAACTCGTTCAATCTCTTCATTTGTATGTGGTGTGCCACCTGCATTCATATCCACATACCATTGAAGGACTTCTTTTTTTGTTTTTAAATTGTTTTGATAAACATAGCATCCGTATTTTGAAGTTGCGTATTCTATTTTCCGCTTTGGAAATTCAAATTCGTCAAAATATTGTCCAAACACTTTTAATTCATTATGAACAAATTTTTGTAGCGCAGTTGTTCTTTGTAGTCCATCTACACAGACATATTCATTAGTAACTTGATTCCAGTTAAAATAAAAATCTCTTCCAGATTTTCCACCTTTTAAAATAAACTCAACATATTTACTTTGCTGAATCTCTGTCCAAACATGTCCTCTTTGAAAATCTGGATTCATTTCAAGATGATATTTTTCTATCTCATTTTCAATATAATCAACATATGACAAAAAACCATAACTAAAAGGATTTATTAATCTGCATTCTGTAAAACTAGGTATCTCATTCCATTTCATGTGCAAACACCTCTTTTAATTTATTTTTTGAAGCCATTTTACAGATATATGCCTACAATCATCAGGATTATCTTCATTATCAAACTTTACAATAGCTTCTTCATCGCTATTCCAAGCATACTCTACAAAAGTTCCTACAAGTTCTAATCCTAAGTGAACAATTCTATCACCTTTCTTAAATTCCATTTATGTCACCTCATTCCGTACAATACTCTGTTATAAATTTATTCGTAAATAAAGCAAATGCTGAAACCTCTGGGTCTGAATTAAACGCAGCTATTGCTCTTGCTAATCTGACCTGACAAGATTCATCATCCATCATTTTAGCACCACTGTAACTCTGTTCTAAATATTCTAAAATCTTCTCTTCTTGCTTATTCATTTATACCACCTCTTCCAATTTACCCATATAAAATTGACTCTAAATCATCAATTACAATTTCCATCTGTCTTTTTACTTCTTCTTCTTTAATTTCTGTAAGAGATAGTTTATAATCTTTAATTTTCTCTTCAATTTGATCACAACACCATGTAGGATTATTTCGTTTTCTATCCATCCACATCACCTCTCTAATCTTCCAAGTAAATCATTCTTTCATTGACTTATTACAACAACTGTTCCAACTAATTCCTCTACTTCTTCAAGTTTTGATGCATAAGCATATAAGCATTTAACACCAAACATATCTGATAAGTTTGTATAAATTACAATCATATTCAATGGCAGACTATCATTTTTATTTACCTTTTCTTTTACATCATCTACTACAAAATCGCAGAATTCTATAACACTACATTCATCATCATTAATATGACAACAATTCTCAAATGGCAACATCGTATTATAATATGAATAAATTTCAGCTCCATTGTATTTCTGAATTGCATTTGCAATCTCTGATTTACCAGATTTTCCTGTAATCTTAATCATTTTTATTTTTACCTCATTTCAAAAGACATGAAAGTCGAATTTCTAATTACTCACTATCTTATGTTTATTTATATATTCCCATGTATAAGATTCCAAATCATCATCAATGTGGAACGGAGTTACATTTTTATATCCTGCACTAATCAACTCCTGCACTCTTTCTTCATAATTACAGTCACATTCATCAATCCAAGGTTCTTTGTCAGTAAAACCATTCCTGTTTTGATCGAAATATGCAATTGCAATCAATATATCACCTCATTTCAAAATGTAGAAGAATGTTAAATTTCTTTGGCATTACATGCTATCAAATAAGTCATTAAACATGGAGTTTATTTCACGCTTATATTTCCTATCGGCTCTGCTCATAGATGCATGTTTAAGTTGATTTTTTTTGAGTCTGTTTTTCTTTTGTGTATATCATTTTCCCAATTACTTCAGCAGCTTCAAAAATTTCATCATTCTCACCATCTGGCATCATACTTGATAATTCGTCATAAGCTATTTTTAATGCTTCTAATTGAGTCATATAATATTTCTCCTTTTAATTCACAAGTAAACTTAGATTTCAAAGTATTTTTCTTCGATCATCAATCCAAAAGTCATATCGTATTTTGCATCACAAATAACATGATTTTTATAAATTCTATAACCCCTCTCCATAACATACTTTACAGGGAATGGGCATTCATACATATCTAAATCTCCATTTTCCTCGGCTTCGTTTAATAAACATTCGGGAACTGCCATTATTACATGACCAGTCTCGCCATCTTTATAGTAGTAATTAAACTCGCCAAGTTCTTCTGGAAGTCCAGCATAGTTGTCTTTCTTTACTCCACTAATTCCATTATGTGATCTACGCATTTTTTATTTCCTCAACTTTCTTTTTATATTCTTCTTTTAGCTTCAAATATTCTTTAATTTCTAAAGCTTGTTCATCTGTAATTATGACTTTTTCGCCATCAGGATAAATTGAATAATTACCTGCTTTTCCATATATTTTTTGATTCCATCTATGACCTTTTAATATTTTTGGCGCAGATGGTTTTATTATTTCGGCTATTTTAGAACGTTTTTCTATCCATTCTTTATGCTTATCTGCTGCAATTTGATAATTTACCATCGAAAATAATCCTTTTTCTGAAGAGATATTTTCTGCTCCTATTGATTTTGCTTTTTCTATTTCATTTTGTAATTCATTAAATTCTATAATCTTATTCCAACATAAAGGTGATTTTTTTATCGAGAAATAATCTTCTGCTGTTTCTCTTTCGCTCCATCCATATCCACCCAATGATTTTATATCATCTTTATAAGGCTTTGTGTTTCCGTCAAACCATACATATAATAAAATATTCCCATTTTCGTTATTAATATATGGTAAAACAGTAACATTAAAAGTAAATGGGGTGTTTTTTGCTTTCTTTTCCATTTGTTTTTTATAACACTCTTTACATAAGCCATATGACTTAAAATATTCTATTTTTCGTTCCCTATCAGAATTTTTCCCGACAAGATCAACAACATCTTCATGACCACAACTCATTAATATTGTATATTTCATTTTAATTACTCCTTTCCTTTCCACAAGAAAACTTGGTTTCCTGTGCCTATTCCAAACCAATCATTTTCTCAAAATACATTGCAGCTTTACCATTTCCACCCTCATGTTTGTATCCAATACATCCAATCAATGCAGAATCAATAGATAAGTACGAATGGTTTATGTCGTTGTAGTTAATGTATCCGTGATAAAATGTTTTCTTATCTCTTTTATCAATATACTCTACAATCTGATATTCTCCAATGCAATGAATCTTAATCACATTACCCCATGTAAATTCTTTTTCTATCAGTTCCAATTTTTCATCGTGTGTTGCTTCTCTTACATCACTGTCAGTAATTGTATTTAACTCGCTAAAATAACACCTTCCATAATTACACGGATGGAACTTAAAATCATTTTCGCTTTTTACTACTGTTCCAATCTGATTTTTATATACAACAATGTCTCCATATTTCATATTCATCACTCGCTTTCTTTATTATTATTATTATACACTACTTCTTTTGACTTGAGAAGTATAGAACAAGTCGAATGCTTCATATCAGCACTCAGATTATTATTTATTCAGTCGCAGGATAGTAACCATTCTTTCTAAGAAGTTTTCTTACATAATCCAATCCCTTCTTAGTTGCATATGTAACAGATCTGATATTTCCATCATGACAAGGTGTTTCTTTTACAGCAAATTTGCCTTCTTTTCTGAATCTCTCATAAGGTACATTCACCATATCTTTGTCATAGAAGAATACTTTCTTATTTCTAAGAAAAGCAAACAGCTTGTATTCTCCAATACCAAGCTCCTTTGCCATTGTATTAATACTCATAAGTCCTTCGGTGTTCATCAGGTCATCATAGAACGCTTTAAGTTCTCTATTCTGCTTAATCAAATCATTGACCATTATTGTCTGAGCTTCTTTTGAGAATGATGGAAAATATTTCTGAACCATTTCCTCTTCTCTACCTTCTTCAATGTAAGCACCAGTTGATTCGATTCTCGGTAAGATTTCATCAAATATCCACGATTCAAACTGATCTGCTGATTCAAGTTTTGACTTTACAATCAATCTGTAAATATCTGACTTTGAAATCACCAACATCTCCTGTGAATTTCTCGCTTTATGTGCCTTCCCATTTTGGGAACTCACATCAATTTCTGTTTTAAAAGCCCTCTTACAATGTGTTGATACCGCTTTAGCTGCATTCGAATATCCCAATGCTTTTGCAATATCAATTCCGACAAAATAAACCTGTCCATTTACATTTACTGTACGAACAGTTCCAAACTGCTCACTAAAAAATTCCTGAATCTTATTCATATTATATCTTCCTTTCTTATATAAATTTGTTGATAGCCTTCTATAGTTTTATTCTCTATTTGCTCGCAGACTATCGAGAGTATTCCAACTCCATCACGACAGCTTTTACAGATAGCCAATCTGCTATTTAATTTTCAATGTACGCAATTCTTGTTTGGAAAATGTGACTTGAATAAGTCCAGAAAATACGATATAATATGTAATGACTAGGACTTAGGTTCAAGTTGTGTTAAGAGTAGGTTTTCGCTTTGGACGGTGGAGAACCTGCTCTTTTTATTTTCCATTATGAAAATACTTCATTTCCAGTTTAAAGTCTTCGTCAATATAGCCTTGCATAAATCTTTCCAATACAACATTGATTGGGATTTTTTGCTCTTTACATTTTTCTCTAAACTGTTCAAGTATTTCTTCATCAATGGAAGTATTAAATGCCTTCTTCATATTTGATACCTCCTTTGATATTGTTATCTTAACATATAATGTTGTTAAAGTCAATATATGAATTGTGTTTTTCAACAAAAAACAACCGCCAGTATTTTACTACTAGCGGTTTGCGTTTATCTGCATACTATATATTGTGTTTTATACATTATCCAATCACAATATATTGATTAAATTTTCCAAAGAATCTATTATTTACTTATCACTATATCTGTTTCAAGCATTCTTCATATGATTTTTTCAAACTAATGAAGCTTTCACTACTTCCACCATTGTCAGGATGAACTATTTTTAATAACTCTTTATATGCCCTATCTAATTCTTCTTTTGATGGATAATCATATTTAAAACCAAGATTTTGAAAACATTGTGGCAGCAATTTTTTCTCAGGTAAATATTTCATCCCTGATATCCATACTGAAAAATCATATATATTTCGTTCTGACATTCGTGCCAAATCTTCTAAGGTTAATACAAGTTGAGCTAAACAATCTGTACCATATGTTAATTTATTTTCTTCCGTTGCTTTGTGGTCAAATTTGTAAAACTCTCCTTTATAAGTAAATTTTATATAAGCGGAATCTTTATCCCAATTATACTCATAATTATCCACTTTGAGTCTAGTCATTACTTTTGATAGCTTGTTGATGTAATATTCAATTCCCTTATATTGTGGATTTTTTGCAACAAGTTCCTCGGATAATTTCTGTACACTAATGTTCTCTTCTGAAATAATATTGTATTGTTCATCAACTTCTACTATTTTAAATCCAGAAGCCTTGTTGATGTTTGCGCATTCATCTACAAGTTTTTTTAAGTGTATTTTTGCATTTTTTGCATTTTGAAACTTTTTTGCTTTTTTAATATTAAATAACGAAACATATTTTTGTTTATTTTCTTGGTAGATTTCGTAATAATATTTTTCATCATCCTTTCTATTTCTATAATCATCCTTTATATTTAATATTTTTATTGCAAATTTTGTCTTCATAAATATATATTCCCCTTAACAATCATGGTCGGCTTCTCTGATAACTCTTTTAGGATAGTCACATATTTCAAAATTAAATGTATCATCATCTTGGTGTTTTTCCCTTATTTTTTGTAATTCCTTTGCCTCCTTTTCAACGCAAATTGGAACTTGATAATGATAAAATGATGGAGAGTGACCAAAACCCGCATAACTCTGATACCATTTTGAGCATGAACTTTTTATTTTTACTGTTACCCATCCGGGTGTTAATGAATCATCAAATTCTTGCTCTTTTTGAATATAGTTCCAATCAATTGAGCAGACTGATTCAGGGTCTTTATTTTTCATATCTTCATAAGCCCTTCTAACTATCTTTGCTAGTTCAATTGCTCTTTTTTCATCTTCTTTTGTTTCAGACTTTAGACGAAGACGTTCAGCTAAAAGCTTCTCAGCTTCTTTATTGACACAATCGTATTCGCTCATATCTGTCTTTGATACTTTTCCATTATTTTTAAATACATTATATTCTTGTTTAAAAATATAATATTCCTCAGTATAATCATCGTAATCCAAGGTGATTTCCTTAGTTTTCTTATTTTTGTAGTATTCCACTACAATTTTTTCTTTTATCATTATACTCACTTCACTTTCTTTCGATTATATTAAACTACCAAATCCCTCTAGTATTTTTTTGAATTCTACAATCATTTTAATTTTTTCTTGACTTTTGCCTAATAATTTATTATTATTTATTTGAGTTTCAGGGAAACTATATAGTTTCAAGTTGAAGCGTTATGTCTGCGGACTTAGTGGGTAAGTCCCAATAAGCTGTCTGTTGTTACAGACAGCTTATTTTTATTTGACATAATAGTTATTATACACAACTCATCCATTTATTTATAATAAGATAAAAGATTACGATATTGCGCTGGTCTAATAATGTCAACGCTCAATATCGGCGCTTCAATAAGTTCTACATTGTTGTCGGTACAAAATTGTTTTAACAATTCTATACCATTAAGTTCTAATGAAAAACGCGCGAAACCATTTCCGCCTACACAAATTTTCCCTATCATATTTTCATCATGTTTTTGATTGAACTCTTTTAATTTATCTTTTAAGTTATACCCATCTCTCAAATAAGTATAAATATATATTGTGTCCGTAATTATTTTTGCCTTCATTCTTAATCACTCCTTTTACATCGTTCATTAGTCATCGCCCCACAACTTTTTAGTTACATTATTATCGCTTGGCATTGAACTACATTTTAGACATCCGAATTTTAATTTATTAAATTCTTCCTTTGTAATTTCAATTCCCATATCACCCTCAACAGTCGTATTGTAATCAAGTTTTCCTTGACATTCTGGACGGAAATACCACACTCTATAGAACTCTTTACCAGTCTTACTATTTTTCCCACTAAACAGACAAGTAATTGTTCTTCCTGAACTAATCTCAGTTGTAACAAATGTTCCGAAATAAGGATTGTATTGTTCGTATACATTATATCCACGCTTAATGTTATCTTGTTTGTCACGTTCACTATACTCTAATAACTGTTGTGTACCCCTTCCATAAGAAGTGTCATACACTTTACTGCTATTCATACCAACAGTTGAATATAACTTAACTCCGTTTCTGTCAGTAGTTTCAACTCTCTTTACTCGCTCACCATTGATATATTCGTTACACAATCTATCTGCATAATGAACATTTCCTTTTTCATCAACTGTACGAGTAATTTTCTTCATATCATAGTTATCTTTAGCTGCCTTTGCAGCACTTCCTGCATAAATTCCTAAGAATGCTAACAATCCTCCAAACATATTAATCGACCGCCTTTCTATCTTCTCCATTTTTCCATTTCATCTACAGACTTTTTATCGAGATTGTTATACATATCTCTTCTTTTTCTTGCCTCTTCTTCCTTACCACTTCTCCAAAATGCAAACATTAATACTAAAAATATTATACTTATAACTGTACCCATAAATTAAATCCTCCTATTTAACTATTCACGTCTCATTGTTACTATTCTAATTCTATCATACAATCTTAAATTTTGCACTATATATCCAAGTATTAAAATGATTCATATTTAGCAACTTTAATGCATCCTCAAAACCTTCAACGATATCCGTTGCAAACAAAAATCCTTTACCGTATCCCTCGTAATTATTATTAGGGATAATTGTAAGATACTTTCCATTCTTATGTACTTCATGTCCTCTCTTAGACATTTCCTTTTTAAATTCTTTGTAATCAAACATAGTAATTATCATTCCTTTCCATAAAAATAAGAAATTGAATATTCCAACCTCTTACATATTCTCCAAGTAAATCGTCGTTTCTTTGGTTTTTTATTCCTTATAGTTTTTAGCCCGCAAAACACTCCCATCATTGTTACAGGTTAATTCAATTCCATATTTTGTTTTGAACCACAATTCTAGCCATTCGAGAAAATCCCTTGTTACATTAATAATGCAGCTATCAACGCAATTCATATTTGGCAATGCAACTTGCATTTGTGGAATGTGTGAATATTCTGTTGCTCCTTCATATTCATATCTGAATGGGCAACCTTTTACGGCTAATTCGTTATTTAACTCTATTACCATTTCTTTTGTTATCTTCATATAAATCTACCTCTATTCTTCTAAAGAAACTCTTGTTTCATACTTTGCATTCTTTGTATTCTCTTTCAGTTAATAGTCCTTCATCGCACATATCTTCAAGCGTTCTATATACAGCGTTTGCTCTCCAACTTGCATATGAAAAACCATCAAATTCTCCAATAAGTGCATCTCTGTTTTCTTCACTTTGTTTTTCTAATTTTTCTGCTAATATGGAATTACGAAAGAAATATGCTTTATACATAGCTGCTTTAATTCTAAGATTCTCAACTTCATATTCCTGAGAAACTAATTTCTCTTGAGCTTCTAATAACTGTAACCCCATATTTCCTAATGGGCTTCTTTCAATTCTGTTTCCAAAATAAGTATCATTCATATTTGTCACTCCATTTCTATATTAATTCATCAACTTCAACTACATCAGGATTATCACTAAACCATGAATCATTCTCTGCAATTTCATTTAACTCAATAAAATCTCTTTCGGAATCAAAGCAATCGTTGTGTTTCAAATAAGCTGCTTTTACCTTTTCTCTTGCGTCTTCATACGACTCCGCCTTTACAATCCCAACAGCCAATTCTTCAATTCTGTATGCATATAAGTTTGTAATATTTAGCATAATCATCACCTCTTTATAATTTTATCTTTCCATAATCAGGAATCATCTGAATAAACTCGTCTGCATTTGTAAACTGTTCATTGATTTCAACCCAATACTGTTCGTTATTTGTATCTGTACAACAAGCTTCTAATTTAAAATCATGCTGTGCATAAATCGTTAAGCATAGTTCTACTTTCTGAACAGATACACCTTCTGGAACTTCTTCAACAGTTGCGTATTCTTCCAAAAAGCTATCAATTTCGCTTTCTTTTAAATCATAGTTGTAAAATGCCTGTAATGGCTTGTCTGTATTATCTAACTCATTAAATGTAATTTTTGTATAATCTAACATATTCTGTTCCTCCAATCTTAAAATGAAATTGCTATTTCTTATGTTCTAAGGTTCTTCGTCATCTGCGTTTAACCAGTCCATATATAATGCGGTTGCATCATATTCGTCCTCTGTTAAATAACTGTAACTTTCCAAAAATTCTTCTTTTGTAAGGATTTTAAAATCTGCCATTTTAGGAATATCTGTTATAAATGTCTTGTTCATATCAAAATCAATGTCAAAACTAGCTCGACATTCAGAATGATATGTATAAAATCCTTCGAGGTTATTTTCATCATGTTTTAATCTATACAAATCAAATTCTTTTCCGCAATTAGGACACTTTATTTTCATTTCCATCACTCCAATCTATGCTTCATAATCAAATTCGCTTAATCCACCACTTGCAGATACATATTCTGCTACATCTGGAACAAATATCATAAGATTATCAGGATATTTTCTTTCATCCTTAATTGCAAAATATCCTCTTTCTTTTACACCATCATTTTCAAAGTAATAACCAAAAATCATTTCTATTAAATTTTTCATTGATGTTTCTGGTTCGTATTTCTGTTCTCTGATCCATGCAGCCATGTAATCACAATCGCACCATTTCTCTTTTGGATATTTACTATAATCTTTTTCTTCTGTCCATTCTCCTGTCCACTGATCTACCATAAAATCATACCTCCTCAATCTCAATACAGAAATCATCAGGATCATATTCACTGCCTTCAATGTCCCAATCTCTCATGTATTCTTCTTTTGCGTTATTGGCTTCTTCTTCAGCTTCACCATAGGAATCAAATAATCCCCACTCAAAATCGGAGCTGTCTCTTAACTGACCGCCATCATAACTGATAATATATTTGAACATTTCAATCACTCTCCCTTACAATTTTTTAAATAATCAGCTTTCTGTTTTTTATATTCTGCTTCAATTTTATCTAGTCTTTTCTGTTCTTCATCGCACTCTTCTTGTGATTCAAATACATCATAGTAATGTGTATCTCCATCCCAACGACATCGCACAATTTTATCTTTCTCTTCATCCGTTAATTGATATACTCTGTACATTTCTATCATTCTCCCTTCAGATTAGGACACAAACCAAGTCCACCATCAATCTCAGGCACTCTTCTATACGCTCCTCTGTGTGGACATTCTTCTTTTTTACATTCAGTACAATCGCATTTCTGATATTCCTCATAACTCATTTTCCAGTTTGTTTCTTTAAATCTTTCTCTTGTCATCATATTAATCACGCTCCTTTATAAATCTCCTAAAATCCAATTCTCTACAAAATCTAATACAGATTCTGGAAATTTTTCTGCATCTTCATCATAATTAAATGTTCTACCTACAAGTCTTGTTTCAATGCTTTTGCTTTCTTCATATGTAATTTTATATGTTTTTACATTTCCAATTTCTCTTACTAATTCAACTCTTAATACATTCATAGTTTAAACCTCCTTTATACTTCGTTTCCGTCTTCATCTGTTATAAAAGCGACTTCTGATAAATAAATACTTTCAAAAGCTTGATTTTTATATTCACCAGTTCCATTCTTCGCTATTTTCTTTGCCTCTTCTAAAGAAGTTGCTTCAATCGTTTGATCGACTTGTGCAGTATAAGTTACTCTATATTTTTCCTTAATTCCTATAAACTTTTTATATCTATTATAGTTAGGCATGTATTCAAATGACTCAGGTGTAATTTCTTGAATAATATTACTTCCCTTCTGTCCATATTCTTCTGATACAACATAAATATTCTTAGTCTCTGTGTCAAAGAAACTCTGACTTTCCGCAAAGCCCTCAAACATTACAAATCTTTTATCCTGAAACCAATTCTGATTTAACATATTCACTCACTCCTTTAAACCACTCAAATTTATTTGTTACACAATTCCATCTGATAAATCCATTTGTGCCTTCTCTTATATTCTCACGATTTTCCAATACGCATTTAAGTAATTCTTTTGCTAGTTTGTCATTTAATCGCTTTTTATGGCATTTTAAATCATTACCAATATACTCAAACACTTCTGAAATATCTTGAATTGCCTTTGTATATCCTCTAATAAAATCACCAGATAATTTTTCGACTGTCATAACTATTCCTCCATTGTGTAATACAGATATTTATATCTTATATCATCTATATTTCCGTTCCAATCAATATCAAGCCACTTCTGTTCTACAACTAGGATATTATCATCTGTTGCATAACATTTAATAAAGGTATGTGGTTTTACATCTTTGAGTTCCAAATGACTATCTCCATCAAATACCAAATGGTTATTTGATTTTGCCACACATGTTCTTGCATGTGATTTATGTCTTTCAAGTCTTCTCTGTCTTACCGCACCAATTTCTCCATCGTCCATAGCAGGACTAATACCAATAAATAATGATTTACCACTTGTAATTCTTCTAATAAATTCTGCCTTACTAATTTCTTTCACATTCTCTAACATATCAATCAACTCCGTTCTATATTTCATAATCGCTTACTGGTTCTGTATAACCACTATCCAATTTAATTTCCATTGTTTTATAATCATCATAAACACTCTTTCGTGTTCCTCTTGTATGAATAATTTTTGCAAGTTGCATAATTACATATCTGCGTTCACATCCATGTTCATCATAAACTTTATGTGGATAATATAATGCCCTACCATCGCAAACTGTAAAATCATCAAACTCTTTTCCGTAGAACTGTTCACAATTACTTGCATATACATACCGTAAAGCGTGAACTCTTATATATTGCTTCTCATCATCTGTCAATTCATCTGTATTGTCTAATAAAGAAAAATCAAACAAAATATTTCTCTTGCCAGTCTCAAATGAATCAACATATTCCAGACTATTTTCCTTTGCTGTCTTTTTAGCTGTCTTGTATAATTTATATTCTTTAATTTTCATTTTCATTTTCCTCCGCTTTATATTTCTCAAACACTTCTTCGCATCTCGCTTTTTCACTGCTCCAAAATACTAAATGCCAGGAATAAACCCATTCTCCATTTTCAAAATATTTATATTTTTCTTGAATTTCCCATCGCTTATTCCAATGACTTCCAATTCCTTCAACCATTCTGTATTTTCGTAACCGTACCATTTCATTCACTCCTTCCATTACAAAAGGCAGACACAATTATTTGCATCTGCCTTTATTTATTCCCTGTATTACTCTTCTACTTCACCAAATTCTGCAATATAATCTTCTGCATCTGCATAACGTTCCATCCAGTCTTTTGCTTCATTTTCACTTAATGGAATAAACTCACTACTGCCACTACTTTCATTGCTTCCACACGATCTTGAGTATTTACTCAACGCTCCACCCATTCCGTATAGAAAATATTCACCTGTTTTCTTTTTGTAAAGTGTTTCTTCACAATAATTAAAATCACCAAAATTATATGAATTACTCCATGTTACGACCTCTTTTGCTGTTTCTGTATTATACATTTTTCCATTAATAATTTTTTTCATACTTATCACCTTTTACCTTTTCTAAAATTTCACTGTAAATTACAATTTCCTTTGATTAAATATTCTCTAATTCTTCATTCAAGTCTGCAATTTTCTCTTTGATTTCGTCAATGTCTGGCTGATAACTGTCAATAATTTCTGCCCTCTCTTCTGTTGTCAGATCTTCATCATCAAGTTCATCCTCTAAATCGCTTTGTATATCAGCAAGTTCATCTTCTGCCTCCTTGATTTCTTTTCTAATTTGTTCTTCACTTCTAATTCCAAGCCATTCATACACCTGTTCAGAATCGAACCATAACAAATCATTGAGCTGCGTTTCTGTCATTCCATCAGGATATAAATCTTCCAGAATATTTTCTAACTCTTCGCATTTGCCTTCTCTCTGTATTCTGTCAAGTGTATCTACCGCACCACTCCATGCGTTAAAACTGTTTAAATCTAAATCATATGTAATTGTCATATTCTTCACTCCCTTCTAATAATTCAGACTTACAACTCGTCCATCATCAAGTTCGAGATAATCTTCATCCTCATTGACTAAATCCTCTCCAAACTTTTCATAATTGAAATATCTGTCTGCAATAGAATCTCCATTCTTAATATATCCAAGACTCCATGCTTCTTCGTATCCTAAGTCTGAGCTGTCTTGGAACACACTGCCAATAATTCCTCTGTCTCTGTAATCCAGATGATATTCGTCAAATATCTTCTCAATATCTGCATCATTTAATGAATATTTATCCTCCATATATTCGATTTCGCTTTCAATGATTTTCTGCTGAAATTCTTTTGCTTCTTCAGATTTGAGCTTATTATAGATATGTTGTACTGATTTTGCTAATGCAATTCCCTTATTATAGCGTTCATCTCCCTTTGTAATTCCATATCCTAAATCATTAATTGCTTTGTTGAACTGAACCAATTCGTTGTATTCTGCCCTAGTTAATACCGTTTCAATATCTTCATAAGCAGGAAATTCATGCCCACTATAACAAGCTCCGTTTAAGTTGACACTTCCAAAATAGTGATTACATTCAAATCGTGGATTCTTTGAATCAATGTATGCACAACAATCTCTATCATCCGAATCCTTTTCTCTAAATAAGAATAAATAACTCATAATCATACCTCCTACTGAATTTCGCTTAATTCTTCCATCTGTTCTGCTGTGAAAATTCTTGTCAAGTCTTTATATTCTTTGATTACTGCAATATAAATTCTCTCTGCTGTTCTACTGTCCTCGTCATATCCAAACTCTGAACAAAAATCTTCAAATGTGCCTACATCATATTTCTCTAAACAAGCCAATACATCATACTCACTTGGAACTGCTTCGGCTTTTAACTTCTTCAATTCTAGCTCTGTTTTCTTTTGCTCATTGTATGGAAAATCTGAATATCTACATTTTAATTTCTTTTCAACATATTCTTCTAAAGTCATCTGGGAAATTTCTGTATTATTTATGCTATCCCAAAATACATAACTCATTTTGCCTCTTGGCGTTGTGATTGTTACATCATACCAATTTCTTTTTTCTTTCTCTTTCCAGTTCTCATTCCGTGAAATACCACCATACACAATTTCACACTTTGCATTTGCCTTATTTAAGAAATTCTTTGCCTGTTCTAAATATTCGTTCATAATCGTACCTCACTTTCTTTTAATAAAATAGGCAGCTAGGTATTTATTCTCCTAACTGCCTTTGCGATTACTTTTTATTCTGTTCTTCCTTTTTCTTTCCTCTTTCTCTAATATGCTCACACATTTCATCTGAAACACCATGCTGTTTTAACTGTTTTGCAAAGCGTTCATAAAACGGCAAGTCTTTCCACCGTGGTTTATTTTTAGCCATTTCGATTCACTCCTTCCCAAGAAATCTTAGTTTCAACTACTACAAGTAATTCCACTGTTCGTTGTCTAACATAATGCCTACTGCTACTACGTTAGCATTTACATGCACTTCTCTTACCTTATTAGTTGCTTCATGCGGAGTGATAGCATTATCAATGACATCAACATTCTCTCTGCCTTCTCTTAACCACACAACTAAGTATCTATCCATAATTTCCTCCATTTCCTTAGTAAATGCGAATTTCAAATACTCATTGTTCCATCCAAATAATCATTTAAGCCTTCAAAATAATCTTCGTTTGGCTGCTCCCGATGAACAAATCCCTGTTCGCACTGTTCTTCATAAGCTGCCTTCTGTGTCTCTTTATAGATAATTTCATCAATTCTATTCATTTACCTTAACCTCCAATTTCTAATGAACACGAATTAGTCTAATGTTTCTTTTAACATAGCCATCAAGTATTCATGTCTGAATTGCATTTCAAATTGAAACATCAAATCGTAAAAATCAATATCTGGATATTTTTTAAGTAGATTACTTGCTGTTTCCTTTGCAAATTCGTTAATTCCATTGATTCTTGTTTCCATCATATTATTTTTTCTATTAACATTCTGTCTTTTCAAATCGACACCTCCTACAATAAAACACTCATTGTTTACTTTTCATAAGCTCTTGTATTCCAATAATCAATAGTTTTTTCTATCGGGTTTTTAGCCTTATTAGTAAAATTCTTATATCCACTTAGCCCACAATCAGCACATTGTATCTTTACAGAAAATATCAAATCATAATTCGGTTCGTCCATATAAATCCTTTTTGAGCCACACATCGGACATGGTTTTGCCTTACTTGATATATCTCTTGTCATATAATCACCTTTCCTTATGAAATATCCATTTACTGTGCCTTTTCAAACTCGTCAATAAACTTTTGTGTAAACTTACCTACTTTGTAAGTTCCATAGTTTACCTTTACCTCATCCGTAATTTCCAGATATCCATTCTCAACCATTGCATCAATCAGATTAGGACAATCTGCACTTAAAAATGATTCTTCCTCATCAAGCGAATACTGTGGGATATTGATTGTAACGTCTCCATAACATTCTCCGTCTGATGTATAAGCAAGAACTGCCTTTCTGTGAAATATGTCTGCGTATGTTGTTACTACAAAATCTGTGATATTATATCCATTTACCTTCATTTATTTGTCCTCACTTTCTTAAACTCTCTTCATCTACAATACAGTAACAACCAAGTGCATCTCCAACTCTGTCATTATCAACTCCAAGCGATGTAACAATTTCGTTAAATGTGCCTTCACTATAATCTTCTCTGTAGATTTCGAGATACTTCTGACCTTTGGTTACATAGTTATCTTCTGTTTTGTTTCTAAAGTAATCCAAGGCATTTTGTAAACAATCTGCTTTTCGCTTTGCATCATTCCAATAAGTAAAATATGTTCCGTGTGACCACTGCTGATCTTCAGGTTGCATTGGATCGTAACCACTTGCTACACAATACTGCGTATCATTTTCGCTTTGCAGTAAAGCATAGTCTCCATTCCGTAATAACTCTATCCATTTCATACTAATCAACTCCTAACTTTTTAATTTGCCTATAACAGTCATACCACCAACGATGTTATGTTTCCGTACTTCTCTTTGCCATAACATCCTATTAATTGATTTCGGCACACTAATTACTTCTCCGTTTTCATTCACAAATTTTGTGTGACTTCCGTTACAATTATGTCCATTATTAAGTGCAAAATATCCGTTTGCCTCTAATACAGGCTTTACAATCCTTGTATCATTTGTCCATCTTCTCTTTCCCATATTGACTCAATCCTTTCCTTATTATAATGTGACCGTATAGCCGTTATCACAGCTTCGTATTTATATGTTGTATGTATTTGGTTTACAATATGTTATTCTCTACTACATCACTTTCGCTTTCACAGTTTTCTTTGTTGTCTTGTTATTTCTGAATGGACTTTCCATTTCGTAACGGACAATCTTAGACAGATAATCAAAAATCTGTGCCTGTGTCTTATCCATGATGTTCTCTACAAAGAATTCAGTTCCCTTGCAGTTTTTAATCAGTGCCGTCTCCATTTCATCTGTCCTGCCTTCACAATATGCGTATAATGTTTTTAATGCCCTAACAACTTTTGCTGTATATGCTTTTCCGTTGTAAGTGTCTGCATATCCGTTCCATTCAAGTTTACCAAGTAATCCAAGCATAGAATCAAGTAAATCGGCATTTCCGTTACACCACTTGATTCCGTCCGAGATAGATGTAAATGTACCAACCACATTTTCTTTCTCATCATCTCCCTTTACTGCCACATTATGTTTTGCACAAATGTCATGCAATGCCACATATTCTGGTTTCTTTGCTGCAAGTGCCGCATGGTAAATGTCCATTGGCTGCATTTTTGCACGATCACTTGACTGACTAAGAAATAAGTCAATCGCTTCTTCAAGACTACATTCCATGACTTCCACAACCACATCTTCTTTGCCTGCCTTGAATGCGCCATAAATTCTATGCTGACCATCAATACAAAGAAGAATTCCATTATGAAGTAATACTTTCGGTTCATCCCATTTATATGAATTATAATTATTACCGATTGCATAAGCTCTTTCCAACTTGATTCGTCTCTGCCAATCTGGAATATGGATTTCTTTTGGATCAATCACCATGAGAAGTTTATCTCCAATTCGTGAATTATTCCGTGCTGCTTTTACCATATTTGCGATTAGAAGTTTCTCATTCTTTCCTGTGAATCCTTCCGCACTCCGTGCTTCCTGCATTTCCATTTCTGCTTCCTTTGCCTTTAAATAAACTCTTTTACACATAATTGTGTCCTCCTTATAATATTTTTTACATAAAAATAACGGCTTGCCTTTCGGTTCGCCGTTTAGTTACTAAAATTTTTAAACACTCCGCTTCGGAGCATGTCCGTTTTCCAACACTCAAAGTTTGGATATTCTGCCTTGTCTACTAAGTCTCTGTAGACCTCATGCATCTGTTTTTCTGTGAAGCATTTCCCTTTAAAGGGTTCTTCGTAAGTGATATACATCATATCTCACCTCTTTCTATTAAATAATTCAGATAATCTTCTTCACTTTCAAACTGCTGATATTTGCCTATTGATGGCACAAATCCCATATAAGCAAATCCGTTATAATATCCCTTCATGTATTATCCTCCTTGCAAAATTCTTTACCTTGTCAATAATTGTTGGCTTGGTTGCTTTCTGCCATTTCTTCCGCCTTTCTGCAAAATACAGACTGTTTTCAACGTTGATATAATCCATCATCTGTAGTGGTGTTAATGAGTTGTATGGAGTTGATAGAGTATTATCTATTATTTCAGCTCCGTTCCCTGCTTTTATAATTCTAAAATTAAACTGCTCCATTTCCCTTTATACCTCCTGTGTCAATCTTGCTGTTTTTAAAATCCGTGTAATTTCGCTTTCCGTTTTTGCATTGGCTATTGCTTCTATAATTTCCATTGTATAACGAAAATCTTTTGCGATTCGTATTGCTTTTCGTTTATAGTTGTACATTTCTCTTGACATAGTTATATTCTCCCTTCTTTATTTTGATATTGTAAATTCGTAATAATCTGTATCTGTGTAGATTGTTACAGTATCACCGTTGATTTCCGTTTCTGTTACCTGATTGAGATTTAAGTAATCGTATTTACTAGGCATATTTCTGCCTATTAAAAAAGCCGTAGCGATTGCTACGACTGCGATAGTTGCATATGTTATTTTCTTTTTCATAGTTGTATTTCCTTTCTTTTAATATTGTTTTTGGGTATAAAAATAGCACCTACCTTTCGGCAGATGCTGTTTTTATTTACACTAACTCAAGTTTCCCAGTTACTAAAATATATCACCCTTATGGGATGTTTATATTATGGCATAACTTGAATCATTTTGTCAAGTGTTTTTAGATGATAATAATATCATCTTTTGGTTTAAATGACAAAGTATTCTATAAAATACTCATCATCGTTTTCATGTTCTTTTTCAAACTTGTTAATCTCATCAATAAGCTCATCTGATGTGGCTGTTGCAAATTCTCCGCAACTGTAACCAGAATTATATATATCGTCCTCATCTTCCGCATAATGGTCATTAAAGCTACCACAGACAGGACAATATTCAAAATCAGCAGTTGTACCATAGGAAACCTCCCATTTTCCGTTTTCAAGACGGCTGTAATCAGTCCAGAACCCGTAACTGCCGCCGTCATTGGATTTTTCTGAATCGTATTCTGAGTAATTATTAAATCTTACTCTTTTAATTCCATTTAAGTCTTCTAGTCTTCTTTTTTCCAAAATTTCCAAATCTGAAAAATCTGGATTTACTATGCATACCGCATAGACTCCTATCATTAATTTATCAAAGCTCCTTTCTTTACTGATGATACCTTTTTTGGTATTCATCACCATAATGAAATTATTATGGTCTCTTGACCTTGTTGTCCATGGTGTAAGAAGCCATGCCCTAGAGTCGGTTTGGGTTAGCAAGTGATTATGTTTATTCATCGCTAACGTGATTATATCATTGTACTGTCTTGCCTCATCAAAACTGAGGATTCTCAGCTTCCCTTCCCATTTCCCGAACTCATTCTGACCGTCCAAGGTGTCTAATGAAATCGAATGGGAAATAAGCTTTCCACAAAATTCGGCATTAAGTTTCTCTTCTTCTTTTTTTAACAAAGCGTTTATGTCGCTTTCGTTAAAATTGTTCGTGTTTCCGAACTTATACACGAAATGAATGAAATCAAAAACACTCATAATTTTTGTTCCGAGCTCTGACTGCTCCAGAACAAAAAAATACTTCCCATCGCTTGTTCTAAACGCTTCTCCCTGTTTTACTTCTGCTAATCTCATAATAATACCTCCTTAAAAACAATTAAATTCTCCCTAATGACCGACAACCAATAATGTTGCCTTTTTCATCCCTCAAGAGTTCATTCGGGATGAATACATCTGTTCTATCTTTACATCTACCTGCAACAAGTGCAGATACAAGATAGATTGTGTCTTTTTGAGGAGCTGGTAAGTCCTCGATCTCGCTATACTCGTTTTCCGTTACAGGGATTCCATTTATTTTTCCCTTTGTGACGGTTTTACATGCTACTCTTGCCAATCCAGACGACTCGACTGTTAAGATAACTGTACCGTCTGGACTACAAAAGTTGATTGCGTGTGGTGTCAGGTTTAAAATTTTTGTTTCCATTTTAATTTTCCTCCTTGTCATATATCCGTTCATTAATTGAGCCATCACTCATAACCGAGCAAATATAGGCTCTTTGATAACTCCCCGTGGAATCATAATGGTAGTCATTCTGTTTCTCTTTTTCAAAGGCATCAAGAGCCTCTTTTTCTGTTGAAAAAAATTTCCGTGGAAAATTAAAGAAGTTCGGATTGTCACCTTCTCCTGGAGAGAAGGTTTCTTTGCCTACTAAGTAACCGATTGTTGTATTTTTTGTTTCCATTGTGTCCTCCTTATTTGCCTTGTAGCTGTTTTTTCTTTGCCTGAAGTTCTGCTATTTGAGCTTCAATTGAGGCAATTTCGGCATTTGCCTTGTTCCATTCTGCATCTGGTATCCATTCCATAATTTCAAATGGTTGAACACATAGATATTCACACACTTTATTTATTGTATCAGAACTTATATTTTCGTTTTTTGAAAATCTTGTTGGCATATTCTGAGACAAACCTGCATTACATAAATCTTTCCATGTCATATTGCGTGTTTTTAAAAGTTGCCCTAATTTATTAAAAATTATCATATGTTATACCTCCATCAATTATTAGCACCTCCTATTCTATCACATTATTTTGTAATTTTCAATGTGTGTAAAACCCACACTATAAAAGCGGTAAAGTTTCCCTTACCGCTTCTAACTATAGATTTTATTATTATGCAAAATAATGTTTTATGACAATATTTGCGATGGTACTTGCAAGTCCTGAATAATCATATTCTATTTTACCTGTCTTGCGATTCTTTTTTGCCTTTACCAATGTATTAATCTGACGCTCTTTGAAAGATATAATATCCTTCTTGTCGTCAATGTCAAACTTATTGCTGAATCCCTTTACATAGCAATCATTCAAGAGTTTCTTGTCCTCTGCGGTCAATTTCACTCTTGTCTTTGCTGTGTATGGGGTTTCAAAAGGTAAACTGAAAGTTGTCTTAATGATTGTTTCAAGTTCTGCACTTGCTTTCTTGTAAGCCTCCTTTACTTCATTTGACATTGTTATATTTCCATTTTCGCCTGCCTTAGAATTAATATGAATTGCCTCTAAAGCATTATATAATTCTGGTGACTGAAAAGCAGGAATGATTGCATATTTTACTAATTTAGAGTTGTCCCATGAAGCAAGTACCCTAAGAACTGTACGAACTACATCCTTATTGTTGCCAAAATGGTCTTTATTCTTATAAGTCAATGAGGCAAATACCTTATTGTAAACCTCAAGAGTTTCTTCCTTTGATGTCTCAAGGTCGGACTTTTCCTGCTTTGCATCCTCAAGTTTCTGGTTAAGGTCATCAAGTTTAACCTTCTTTTTATCTTCAGACATATCCTCATTTTTCTCAAGGTTTGCTATCTGAGTGTTTAACCGTGAAATATCAGCCTCTGCCATCTGAATAAGCATTGCACACTTTTCATGTTCAACTGCTGTCATTAATTCCTGCTTCTTCTCATCTGTGATTTTTTCTGCATAAAAATTGATTGATAAAGTTTTCATGATATACCTCTTTCCCCGACTTGACGCAATCGGTACATAAAAGTTTATTTTCATTGCATTGTAGTGTTATGCACACTATGACAGGCATAAATATTGGTTGCTTCTGGTGTCTGTTCGGGACATTTTTTCTATCTGAAACCCTTAGTTATCAACGCATATCCAGAGCTATTGCGTTGAACCGCATCAAACATATTTATGCCTGTTTACTATGTATAACATTAGTCCAGTCAAGAGGTTAAATATTCCATGAGTATATTTATTGTAGGCATTACCCTACTAACAAATAAAGGCTTGTAGGTTTTACCCTACAAGCTATGTCATATCTAACATTGACCTTTTTATTTTAGTTGCTATCAGCTTGATTATCGACTTCACAACTTTAACCGTGACTAATCGGTTAAGATTTTTTATTGACCGTCAACTACTACCTTGTAAACACTCACACCCTGGAATATAAGCTAAAGGGTTCGCACTTGAGCCGTAAGTCTTTTCTGACTTCTTCTTCCCATTACTGGCAAGGTAAAGGCACACCATTTTTAATATGATGCAAGGATTGCTAATCCTAGGGCATATACAGCTATTTCAAGCTATAATCTAAGCCGTCCTCATAAGGTTTCTGAGATAACCTATAAACTCATTATTTAATTTGTATATGGTAAAACTCATTGAGTGACTACCATAGAATTTTATATCCTGCTATAGTCTTTTGTATCTATTCCAGGGAATAAATACAGTGCCTATATAAGAAATATAAAATTGTTTTTTCCTATGGGATTTACTAACTCACTGAATCGTGATAAAATAGACTTGTTCAGGGACTATTTACACAATTGCTTGTAATTAGTCGGCTATATATTCAAGATAATCTTGTTCAGTCGCAAAAAGCATATAACTTTTTGTGGCTGAAATATAGCCATAATACCCATTGGGTACAGTGTACCCTTTTGGATTATACATCTTTCAGATTGTAGCACCTCCTGTTCTGGTTTTAACGACTTATTCCTTGTCAAGCTATTGTTTTATTGTGATTGTAGTGTATCACAATGTATTGAGTTTGTCAATATGTTGTGTTAAGTTTTCCCGACCTTACGAGGAAGGTTCGTTTTACAGTATTTTCTTAACTTGACTATACCTTATCACAATTAATTGTGATTGTCAACAGATGATTTGAAAGTTTTTTAAAAAACTTTTTTGTTATCATCAACTTCTTGACATTAAATACTTTATCACTATTTATTGTGATTGTCAATAATAAAATTAATTTTTTTCGATAAAGTTTTATTCACATAAAACCACATAACATAATATCTTACACCACGACACATAGTTTTTAATACTATTTATAAATTGTTCTGCTCCAGATGAAAAAAGAATGGTTAATATATATCTATTAGCCATTGTTTTTATATGTAGGGGGTACTTAAAACTAAAATGATAGTCACATTTTGGCAGCATCCGCTTAGCTGGTTATTCCACACACCAACTCAAAAATCTAACCCTCTCTCCAATCCATTAAATCCCAATAAAATCAAGCATATTTCCAAATTTTACCCATCAAACCCTTTATCGTACCCCATATCGCTCAAACCCACTAACCAAGCCACTTTCAGTCATCTTTGAGTCCCAAAATTAAAAATCCTGCATCACAAAATCCAATACCAAAATCTCGTTTCTTCTATATAAATAAGTAATTTTATCGATATCACTTTTTCAATTAAAAATTTTACATTTAAGACAATACAGAGGGGCTACGATAAAACTACACATAAATTTCAATAAATTCCCCATAATTACCATAAAAAACAGGTGAAAAATAATATTAATTACTTAACCTTTATACAAAAAGACAGCAATGCACAATATTAAATAAAACTCATAAACAATAACGAGAATAAATAATTATAAATGTCATAATAATTAAAATAAAGAAAGGAATGATTTTATCATGAAAACTATTGTAAAAAGTGATATACTTGACTTAGATACCATTATCAAAAGTATTGAGGAGGAATTTATGTTAAGTAACAATAAAGAAAAATGGGAAGTACCTAAATATTCAGGCAATCAGATTAATAAAGCAGGAAAAATAATAGCTGATCCATTTTCAACGTCTGAAGAACGTAAAAAAGCACTAGTCATATTAAACAATTGGAGAGCTGCACACGCATATCCTTTACAAATTATATGTAGCAACCTTAGAAAGAAGAATCCTAATGCTATAGTTGTTCAAAGATTAAAACGTTTAGAATCTATAACCGGCAAGATTCAAAGATTTCCCGAAATGCAATTATATAAAATGCAAGATTTAGGTGGTTGTCGTGTAATCGTAGATACTATAGAGCAAGTATATGAAGCGGTTGACAAGTATAAAAACTCTCGAATAAGGCATATACTTAAACGTGAATATGATTATATTGCTAACCCAAAACAATCAGGATATAGATCTTATCATATGGTATATCAATTCTATAGTGACAGAAAAGATACTTATAATAAAAATATGTTTATAGAGATCCAATTCCGCACAAAATTGCAACATATGTGGGCAACTGCTGTAGAAATGATGGGTATATATACAAACAGTAATCTTAAATCTAGTCAAGGTGATTATGATATCCTTAGATTTTTTGAATTGGTATCATCTATATTTGCTATTGAAGAAAAAATGCCAGTATGCCCTAATACTTCTGATTGGATGGATGAATTAATCAAAGAAATTAATTATCTTGATAATAAAAATAACATAATATCTACATTAAGCGGATTAAATGTATCTATTGATTATGCAAGTAAAAAATTCAATCAGAAAAATAAGAATTTATATTATATATTGTTGCTTGATTATAACAAAAAGACCGTACAAGTTAGACCATTTAAAAATCTTGAATATGCTACAAAAGCTTACGATCAGATTGAACAAAATTCTGACAAAAATGTTGTACTTGTATCTGCTTCATCATTTGAAACATTAAGATTAGCATACCCAAATTATTTTGTTGACATCTCTCATTTTGTTACAAAACTTAGAACGATTGTAGAAAAATACAACGCTTTTATAATATAAGTTAATATTAATTATTCTAAATAACAGGCAGTGATGTCTGTTATTTTTATATCCTTATTATCCTTATATTAAAATCCACTTTCACGGCTCAAATTTCAATTTTACCTTTTACCCTAACAACTAATCACTTGATATATAAAAATTTAAAATCACTATCTAAAACTCATTTTTAACCCACAGATGGGGGTATGAGAAAACTATATACAAGCTCAAAAAGATATAGTATGTGCGTAAGCATAAGATGTAGCCCTTTGATAAGGGCGATCTTTTCGCAGCGTTAGAAGAAAAGAACATCTTTGGGATAGACAATCGAAAAGAATAATTCAAAAGGAGAATGATATTATGAAGAAATCAATTTTATTTAAAAGAACAAGAGAATCTGTTGCCAAGAAATTATCTAATCATATTTATGTAGATATCATTAATAGCCATGATACAAAATTAATAATAGATAACTTCACATTATTAGAACTTATTTATATTGAAAGAGCATTAAAGAAATTGGATTCTATGTCAGAAGAAGAAATTCAAGAATTAAATGGAGAATAATTTCACATAGGTACATCGTATATGTACTCAAATAAAAAATATCAATCCAAAACACCATTTACCTAAATCAACCAATAACAATCAAAACAAAAAATTAAAGAGCTTGTATGAAGCGTAGCGAAATACAAGCGTAATAGTCTGTCTTATTAAATAAGCTATATATCTTCTTTCAGTTCAGTTGACCTACACAAAAGTGTAGTCAAAATTCTCATATTTTAAAATTGAACATACACAAAAGTGTAGTTTACTGAACGCTCGTAAAGGTGTTTCTCTTTAAATAGAAACAGAGAATAAATAAATATCACATATAAAGGAGGATTTTTAATTGCAACAAAAAATAGAATATTTTACTCGTTTCCCAAACGATTATATTCAAGGGAATATCAAAACCAAATACGGAGTTAGTAGAAAATTCTACATTACCTATATTCTTATAGATAAATACCGATCGTATGAGGACTATAGTTGGATTACTATTCGCAAGGTTATGGAATTCTATGGCTATAAAACAACTAAACATAAACCAAAAGCGTTTCATGAAATTTTGGATGTATTAGAATACATGATTAATAACAAGATGATTGAAGTAAAACAAGACCTTGATACTTTTGGATATGATACTGGCATTGAAATTAAGATAATTCCTGAAAATTTTGATGCAGTTGATAAGTTTTCAAAGATCACATCTTCTCAGCTTGATTTTATTATGATGAGCGAATCTAGTATTAATAAAGAGAATATATTAATGGCTTTTCTTTATATTAATTCGTATATTTTCATTCGTCCAAAAAATAAAGATAATGAAGAAACTATGTATAACCCTGAAACTAAACCAGAAGCTTTTTGGCGAAGTATAGAATCTATGTCAAAAGAACTCTCTATGTCAAAGGATACAATTAATCAATGTATTCAATATCTTACTTCCTCAATTGGTGACAAAGAACCACTTCTAATTAAAAAAGAGGTTGGTAGTGTTCAACCAGATGCAAAAAAGCCACCACAAAATGTACCAAATATATATGTACTTAATAAAGAAGGATATGAGCAAGAAATTGAATGGGCTATTGCTAAGATGTTGGAGATTTATAATGTAGATTCATTTGGAGAAATTAAAAACGGCAATTAAGAATAAATTTTAATAAAACCATTCCATAATAAGGGAATATATCAATGTAACACATAAGTATCACACTATAAAGGAGCGATGATATGAACAAAAAATTATATTTAATAAGGAGAACAAATATTTATGACAAAGGAAACACAGAATCATGTAATGACAAGAACTATGGAACTTAAGGCTCGCAACAAGTTAATCTGCTCACCATTGTTATTAAAATCAGGAGCAGATTTTGGGGGAACTGATTTAGATATTGTTGGAAGAATTTTTACAGATATTAAATTTGATCGGGACAGACAGAAGGAATGTAACGTTAGAGATACTAAGAAAATGGAGGAAATGGCTTAATGAAATACGAAATAATTGGAGATACATCAATAATAATAGATTTACATAATGGATATTCAATCCTTGCAATGAGTAGATGGAATAAAGAAGAAAGATTGTATAACACTACTTTATACCTCAAAAAGAATGACATAGATAGATTTGACCTCATAGATTTTGCTCTTAGTGTTGAAACAGACAACAAGAAAAGTTTGTGTATGGAAATTCTTAAGTATATCGAAAATACTGACTTTACTTATTACATTAATCGCACAAAATATGAACTTAAATGTTTTGAGCGAGGAAATGCCTTATATGAAAGAGAAAGATTAAATGTTGAGTAAATCAGATTATAGATATTTTGAAAAGGCAAAGAAAATAGCATGTGTCTCAGATTTCTATAAAGTACACATAGGATGCGTTGCAGTATATCAAAATAACATTATAGGTGTTGGTTGTAATACAAAAAAGACGCATCCTATTCAAAAATATTATAATCGTTTTCGCGATTCTTGGGATAATAATGAAATTAATCCAAGTTTACACGCTGAAATTAACTGTTTAAATTCCATAAGACATTTAGGCGTTAATTTCCACAAAGTTAAATTGTATATTTTTAGAAATCGAAAATGTTGTACTTTTGGTATGGCTCGTCCTTGTCCAAGCTGTATGGCAGCCATTAAAGATATTGGAATAAGCCATATATATTATACAACAAATGACGGATACGCTTATGAAAAATTATAAGATATAAGTAAGGAGATTTTTTTAAATGGGGTGTGAATATTGTGGAAGAATTAATGGGCATGAGACTGGTTGTCCAAATTTTGTGCCACCGAAAACTAATTTCAGTTGTTGTTACTGCAAAGAAGGTATTTACGATGGCGAAGAATTTTTGTGTAACTGTGAAGGGCAATACATACATAGAGACTGTATTCCAGGTATTGATTTTGTAATCAATTGGCTTGGTTATGAAGTCAAAGAAATGGAAAACAGTAATTGTTTTGATTGAAAATAAGAATTAGAAATTTCATTTGGAGAATATATAAGTGAAAAGAAAATTTTAAAGGAGGAATGAATTATACTTACAGCAAAAATTGGAAACGAAATCATAAATTGTTATGATGGAACACACAAAAAAGAAATGCTAAAAAAATGGAGTAAAAAGAAAATTTTGCTTTGTCCTGCTTGTGACAAACCATATGAATATTGTCATGGTGAAGTAAAGACACCATATTTTAGACATATGGATAAAGCAGAATGTGAGGATAAGTACTCCGAGTCAGAGACAGAAGAACATCTTAACGGAAAAAGAGATCTTTACGAATGGATTAAAAAGCAGACTGGTGTTACAAATGCAGTATTAGAGGGATGGATACCAGAAACTAAGCAGCGACCTGACATTGTATTTGATTACAATAATAAAAAGTATGTTATTGAATATCAATGCTCTCCTATTGCTACCCAATATATCGAGAGGCATGAATTGTATCAAGCGGCTGGTTTTACTGATATTTGGATTGCTGGTGTAAAAAAATATTTTAAACCTAATGCAAGACACAAATTTATTGAAAATCATGTGATTGGATATTATGACCCAATAGAAAAGAAATATCGTGTAAATAATATTTCTTCATATGGAAGATTTTATAACAAATTCGTTAAAAAAACTTTTCCGCTTAAATTTTTCGTATTTAATAAAAAAAATATTATATTATTTACTCATAAAGACACAGATACAGAAAAATTAATAGAAGTATATAATATGCGTGAAAAAAATCGCATAGATGATGAAGATTATAAAAACAACGTAGTATTTTTACGTCTTTATCGATGCAAAAACTACATCAATAATATTGATAATTTAAGAATAGATATTGAAAGAGATTATAAAGGAATTTCGCAATTATACAGTTCTTATTGGAGTGATAGATATTTTCGTACAATTAAATTCCATCATAATGAAAATAATTTTTATCAAAAAATTTATGATGTAGTTCATATGCAAAAGGTTTACAAAGAATTGTGTTTATTTTTTGAAAATTGGAGTAATCACGCTTGGAATTTTTCTATTATTTCTCATAGAAACAACAAATTTAAAATTCGTATATCGTATCATTATTATTTCGATTCAGAATTTTCAATTGAATATTATAGATTGAGTACAGAAGAACAATTAAAAGAAATTTTATTGCCTCATATGATTGAATGTCATAATAAGGCATTAGTAGGTAATGATTATATTCGAATAATGGAGGTACGACATGAGTAAACATTTAACATCGCAGAGATATGTATATAAAATTCATTCAGCTAGATTAAGAAGAAAGAAATGGAAGTTACAACTTCCAATAAATGTTGCAAGAGAAAATCAGGAATTAATTGCTTTAAGTGAAAGTCAGATAATGAGATGGATAGATGAATTGAATAGAATTGAAGATTCAGAACTTCATATCTCTCATATCAAATCTCAAATCAAAAAATTAAAGAAAGAAACAAATCTTGCTATATCAAGACCAAAAATCAAAAAACTATATGCAGAATTGGATAGTTATCAATTTAAAAAGGATTATGTTTGTGTAGTTATTGATAAAGAAAAGGATTTTCACTACATTTATAAAAATGGTTTTGAGATAAATGGAATTAAATATAGATGGTTGCTTGGTACAACAGGTGGAGTAAAGAATAACACCATTGTTTTTATCAATGAAAAACTTCTTCCTGAGATAAAGAAAAGAATTAATAATGGACGTGATATGTCAATGAAATTTGCTCCTGCAAAACTTGAAGCTTATATCGCATTAGTATGCAGCTCCTCCACTCCTGTTTCGATGCCAAACGGTGTTGTTGTAGTTCGTGACTGTGTTACTCATTTTAAATCTGACATTATTGAATTAGATGACACTGGATTAGATCAACCAAGTATGAAATTTATTAAAGATAAAGAAGTTGAACTTATAGATAGTGATGGGTACGGTTTGGCAATGCCTAATCTTATGAAAAGATGGGGAGAAGAAATTGGGGAAAATTTCTTATTGCCAGGTTGTGTAATACGAAATTCATTTTGTAAAGGTGCAGTATTTCCAATAGATTTTCAGAAATTTGCATTAGACAATGGCTTTGAAGAAATAACAGATATATGGGGTAACACATATAAAATTAATAATGTTGAACTTATTTTAACAGAATCAATGCTTAAATTATGGGATTCTTATTCTTCTATTGAGGAGTATTTTAGAAATTGCGAAGAAAATAAATATACATTCGCAATCACGAAATCTTCTGAAGAAGAACTTGAAAACGTAAGAACTATGAATTATCAGTTTTTACAAAGTTATGATTTTACAGACGAACAAATTGACGAACTGATTGCTCCAACGGTAAATGAGATAAAAGATATTTTATCGGATGATTATAGAAAGACTATTCTTTATACAAAAGGAATTGGTTTAAATAAAAATAATGTTCAAAATCTTGACAATTCTTTTGCTACAGCTCTTATGATCGACCCATCTATGGCACAAGATCCATATATTAAAAGTCAAATTTATTCCATGATTAGAAAAAGAATAGACGAAGCAAAGGTAGGTGTTTTAAAAGTACCTGCCAACTACTCTCTTGTTTCAGGAGATCCGTATTCATTATGCCAGTCAATGTTTGGTATGGAAGTTACTGGATTATTAAAAGCTGGGCAAGTTTACTCAAAATATTGGATTGATAAAGATGTTGCACAGATTGTAAGTTTTCGTGCCCCAATGACATCTCATAATAATATTAGATTATTAGATGTCGTACATAATGAAGTAATGGATGAATTTTATAAATATATGACTACTCCTACTATTTTTAACAGTTGGGATACATGTGCAGATGCGATGAATGGTTTTGATAAAGATGGAGATTGTGTTATTAATACATCATTTCCTATTCTTGTCGAAAATACAAAAAAGTTACCTGCTATTGTATGTGTACAAAGAAAAGCACCAAAATGTATTCCATCCGATGATGATATTATGATGTCTAATATTAATAGCTTCGGAAATGCCGTTGGTGGGGTAACAAATAAAATTACTTCAATGTTTGAAGTTCAAGCGAGGTTTCCAAAAGGAAGTAGAGAATATAATATTCTTGATTATAGAATTAAATGTGGTCAGCTTTATCAACAGAATACAATTGATAAAACTAAAGGAATTGAAGCAAAACCAATGCCTGATACATGGTACAGCTGGATAGCAAATAAACTTTCAAAGGCAAAAGATTCTGATACTAAAAAGGATTTTTGGATAAATCGAAAGATAATAGCAGACAAAAAGCCGTATTTTATGCAATACATTTATCCATCTGAAAGAGCCGAATTAAATAATTACAAAAAGAAAAATAACGAAAAATGTTTAATGCGATTCAGAATTACGTTGGATGAATTATTGAAAAAAGAGAATAAAACAAAAGAAGAAGAACGTTTTTTATACTGTTATTATGATCGAATGCCTTTAGGAAACGCACCATGTACTATCAATAGAATATGTTGGAAAATTGAAGAATTATTTGATGGAAGATATTGTAATGCAGAATCTAATTTTGATTATTCTATTTTAAAAAGCGATGCCGAATATACAAATAAAGTATACAATAAAATCAAGAAAATATATGAGAGATATAAAAAAGATACTCAAAATTATATGCTTTACGCTAAAAAAGAGAGATTGAAATCAGATGAAAAGCAGATTCAAAAGTATCTTTTAAAGGAACAGTTTAGAGAGAACTGTTTAAAAGAATGTCCTAACGAAGATGAACTTTGCAATATTGTTCTTGATTTGTGTTATACAAAATCAAAAAACAGTAAGCAGTTTGCGTGGGATATTTGCGGAGAAACATTTATGAAAAATCTTCTAAAACGAAATGGGTATAAAATATCATATCCTGAGTTAGATGAAAATGGAGATATAGAGTTTAATGGTATGTGTTTTTCTATGAAAGAAACAGAAATCAAGGTAACTATTGATGTGGAGGATGATGAATGTCAGTTATTTTAAATGAAAAGGAACAAGCAGAAAAAATAATTGAGAAAGGTGAGGTTGGGAATAAACCAACTTCTACCCTCTTCCTATTATCGAAATACTACAGACAGGAAGAAAAACTTGGAGAGAAAAAAACAGCTCAAAAATTAAATGAGTTTATGGAGAAAAATTACAAAGGATATAATGAAGCGTTATGGGAAGATATTATTGAAGATATTTCAAAAAAAGGAAAAAAATATCTTTTGCAGGAAATTAAGTCAATTGATATTACAAAAGACGAGTTGGATAAAATTTTAAGTGTTGAAAATATAAAATACCAAAGATTATTATTTACTATGTTATGTTATGCAAAATTATATAACACTTTGTCAGATACAAATAATGGATGGGTTAATACAGAAATCAAAGAGATATATAAAGTTGCTAGAGTTACAGTAAGATATAGAAATGACAAATTCTTGTATTTAAACGATCTTGAGAATACAGGGTTAATCTCTTTTTCTAATAAAAATGATAATCTGAATATGAAAGTTAATTTTATTAACAATGACAGTGATGTTATATTAAAGATAAAAGATTTTAGAGAACTTGGTTATGAGTATCAGAATTATATTGGTGATGGTAAATTCATTCGCTGTTCTGAATGTGGGCGACTTGTAAAAAGAAAAAATAATTATGATAGAAGTACAAAATATTGCAGAGAATGTGCCAATTACATCCAGTTTAATCAAAAGAAAATATGGGATCGGGAAAATAAATAAATGTAAATCCGAAAAAGCTAAAAGTCTTGAGAGCCTTGATTTTACTAGGGTTTCAGATACTACTTCCGTTTTTCTTTATATGTATAGTAATAAGAGATTAAAACAATGAAATCAGCCTTTCTTGGCTAATAAAACAGAGAATAATAAAATGTAAACATCAAGTACATATTCATTGTACCTTACCTTCTATAATCGGTGACTGTATTACAGTTCTTGTAGTATGGTCACTGATAATTCTTAAATATTATAGCGGAATGACGAGCAATGGAAGCTCACTTGGCTCATAACCAAGAGTATGCAGGTTCGAGTCCTGTTTCCGCAACTCTCCTACTTGTAGGCGGCAGGTTTCGTGTCGTTAAATAAACTTAGCAATAAGGATAAAGCAGGAATGTCTTTAGTTTGCGTAAGACACTGCGACTGCGTATAGCAGTTTGACGGAAAACACAGATAATCTATACCAAGTCTAAGGTCAGAGGGCAACTGCTAATGACTATTTATGAATCTTTGTAGATTTGATAGCTCTGATAAGCTTGATAATTCTTAGATAAGTTGATTTGGTAGGCGTAATGAGAAATGCGCTGTATTAACATGGAAACATGGGTATGATTACTGTCTTATTGGTGCGATTTCCGCAAGAAAAAGTGCTAATATTGATTGTTACAACGTTTCTTAATGCGAAAGCAAGGAACAGAACAATGAAGCAAGTCGATAGCAAGACGAACAGAATGGTGATGATTGGGCTGTACTCAAAAGGTACAGATGGTCAGATGTACACCTCATCGTTCATTTTTATGCAAATATTAATTACAACATACTTTTGAAGAAGAAAATATAATGATATTTATTAAAAGGTAAATTGATTAAAGGACAAGCAAAAGTGTGTATGACCACAGAGAGAAAAACAACTTATTCACCTGCAATATGGTGACATATAACACTCGCAAGGTGTTATGTGAGAAAGTACAAGTACGTGCAACTCTAATAGGCTGCAACCTATGAATCTCGCAAGGAAGAATGTGCAGAAAGAAAATCTATAATACTTTGTGGTAAGAGTTTGCCGATTATGTCAAAATCGGTGTTGTTGCTAACTACAAGTTAATCGCTTGTGTGATAAACTGTGTCCAACCACAGTAGATGTTAGTGTATTGAGTCAAATATCTCAGCTCATATTAGGTAAGAATCTCATACTTCGGTATGGGATTTTTTATTTTGGGAATTAGTTCAGTTTGGTTAGAACGCCTGATTTGGGTTCAGGAGGTCGTGGGTTCAAATCCTACATTTCCAACTACTATCCTGCTTATGTAGGAAATAAATCAAGAAAGAAGTGAAAATTATTAAGTACATTTCAAAAAATGAAATTGAAAAATTATTATCTGAAGGTGTAATTAGAAACACAAGACGAGGATATGTAGATCGGAATGGTGAACATATTGGATATTATAAAACTTGTGGTGGAAAGCGTTACATTGAAGATAAATATGTCAAGTAGGTTCTGTCTATGAAAAATAGAATTGAGTATAAAGGATTTTATATTGACAAGACCGAAAATGGCTATCGTATCTGTAGAAAAGAAGATACAGAAAAGCATACTCATCTCTCGAATCTTAATCCATCATACAAACTTATTGACAATGTATTATCAAATAAAATTCCTACTCATTGTGGATGTTATTATTTGGAGTCACATATTCGTTTAAGTTATGATGAAGATTATATCAGAAAGATTCGTGAGTATATCAAAGTAAAACAGAATAAAACGAAACAAATGTATTATAATCCTGGCAGAAAGCGTTCTGGTGGGAATTTTTAATGTTATGGACCAAAAGGAGAAAACAAAATGGCAGCTAGTAAATTAAAGTTTACAAGAACAACTACAGATAAGTTAACAGTAAAGGCAGGTATACTCTCAGAGGATTGTACTACTATTACATATACAGATGAAAATGAAATGGAGCAGGAAGTCAAGGTAACTGATCTGCTTACTTCATTTAAGAATCAGGTAATTGATTTTACTGTTGCATTAAAGACAGATGAGGAACTGGATGTTCCGTCTGATGAAGAGTAAGAGGGGATGTGATTACTATAACTTCTTATAAACGCTTTGAAAATGAAACAGACGAGGAACTTATATATAGAATATGTGAGGATAAAGAGCAGATAGGCTCTTGGCAGAATGTTGCTAATATAATCAATAAGCTTACTGGAAATGATTTTGGTGAAAGCACTTATCGAAAAAAGTATCAGGCTTTTAAAAAAATGTTAGAAGCAAATCAGTCTAAATTTGTTGATTCAGAAGCTCAGTTAAAGGAAATCGAAATCCAAAAACGTGAATTGCAAAAAGAAAGAAATAAATTATATGCTACAAAAACAGAATATTCACGTCAAATAAGACAACAGAGTAGGTTTGAATTATTTTACGAGAATGTAGCGAATGAAATATCTTTATATGACGTTCCAAATTTTAGATATATTGATACTTTAAATCAGAAAAATGAATATATTTTATCTATTGCAGATATTCACGCAGGTGCAAATTTTGTAACTGAGACAAATGATTACTCTTTTGAAGAAATTACAAAGAGATTTGAAAAACTCTATACTGATGTTGTGAATTTTGTTTTAGATAAAAACATTTCCAATTTAAAAGTTTTATGTATGGGCGATGACATTCAAGGAATTCTCAGATTAAGCGATTTACAATTGAACGAATCTTCTGTTGTAAAAGCTACTGTTTTTGTAGCGAAAACAATTGCAAGATTTTTAAATGATTTATCGGAATATTGTTTTATTGATTATTATCACTGTCCTACTTCTAATCATTCTCAGACACGTCCACTCGGAACAAAAGCAAGTGAAATTGCATCTGAGGATGTCGAATATGTTATTTGCAACTACATTAAAGATGTATTAGTAAATAATTCTCGAATTATTCCACATATGAATTTTGGATATGAATATATTGAAATTCCTATTTTTGATTTTAAGACAATTGCAATGCATGGACATACGATTAATAATATTGATAATGTATTGAAGGATCTTACGTATCACAAAAAGACATTTTATACCACTGTATTTTTAGCACATTACCATGCTGCCAAAATGGGTACTGTAGGCGAAATGTCTGATACTGATTGTGAAGTGATTGTATGCCCAAGTTTTGTTGGCAGTTGTCCATATAGTGAAAAACTTATGAAAGGTGCAAAACCTTCTTGTTGTATATATGGATATGATAAAAAATATGGACATGTAGAAACTTATAAATTTATTTTAAATTAAAAAAACAATAGTTTAACGATTATGAGGATGGTTTTATACTACCCTCTTTTATTTTTATTTATTTTGTATAGGAGGAATATAAAATGGCTACATATAATGTACATGCAGGTCACTGTCCACAGGATCAGGGTGCTTATGGTGCAGTTGGTATTTTACAAGAGTCTATTGAAGACAGAATCGTTAAGAATGCTGTAATTACAAAGTTAGAAGCACTTGGACATACTGTTTATGATTGTACATGTGATGAAAACACGTCACAGAATGGTTGTTTAGCAGCGATTGTTGCTAAATGTAATTCACATAATGTTGATTTAGATATATCTATACATCTTAACTCTGGTAGAGATGATTACGAAGGTGATGATTCTACTGGTGGTACAGAAGTTTATGGATATGACACTGGAACAGAAGAAATTGGTTCGAAGATTTGTGAGGCAATTTCAGAAAAACTTAATATTAGGAACAGAGGATTTAAGATCAATCAGGGGCTTTATGTTCTTAGAAGCACACATTCTCCTGCTATTTTAATTGAATGTTGCTTCGTGGATGATAGGGACGATGCAAACAGATGGGATGCTGAAGCCTGTGCAGAAGCTATTGTTGAAGCTTTGACAGGAGAAGTTGTATCCGACAATTCTGATGAAGATTGTTCTAACAATGATAGTTCAGATAATAATGAAACTACAGGTGGTAGAACTAATGATTTAGGTCATGTTGATGTTTACTATAGGGCTAAGACAGACCGTTGGTGGGATGAAGTTCATGACACTGACGACTGGGCTGGCGCTGGTGACGATCAGGCAATTACAGGTATTGCCATTGGTGTTAGTGAAGGTTATGTAAGATATCAGGTTCACTTACTTAATGGTGGTTGGCTTCCTGAAGTTGATGGTTATGATATTGATGATGACGAAAATGGTTACGCAGGAAATGGCAGAACACCTATTGATGCATTAAAAGCAGTATTTTATACACCCGATGGTTATGAATATCAGTGTTTATATATGCAAGTATCACCAAAGGGTGTGGACGAATATTACCCTGTTCAGATAGATGATCAGACTGTAAATGGTCAGGACGGATATGCTGGATGCTTCGGAAAATACATTGATAAGGTTCAGCTTTGGGTTGAATAAGATTTTTTGAGGAGTAGACCATATTGGCTGCTACCCTCTTTTATTATTAAATCGGCACCTATTATTAAAAGTGTCAAAATATTACTGATTAAAAGGAGATTTTTATAAATGATTAAAACAGAGTTAATTAATGCAATCGCAGAAAGAATTGAAGGAGCTAAGAAGGGTGATATTGCTGTTATCCTTGATACTTATGCAGAGGTTATTACAGATACATTAAAGAAGGATACTACAGAGTCGATTCCTGTAGGTAAGCTTGGTAAGTTTAAGGTTAAGGACGTACCTGAAAGAACAGGTAAAATTATGTTAGGTGAAAGAGCTGGCGAAACATACGTAACTCCTGCTCATCAGGAAATCACATTTAAGATGAGCAAGTCAGCAAAGCAGCTCTAATTTGAAAGGTCGTGATTATTATAAAAACATTACATTTTGAAGACTATGAAGATTTTGCCTGTGTCATGTCAGATGTATACGACAGAGTGAAATCTAATGACGAATATAATTCAGTAGATGTTATTGCAAAGTATGAAGACGCAAAAGAGATTGTTCGTAAACTTATTGGAATCGGATATGGTATTGCATACATTACTGAACTTGCAGATGTTGAATATGATGGTTATGATGATGCTTTCGTTATCAGCTTATTAGATGATGAAATTTGGTGCGAACCTGTAAAGAGAGATGACAAGTATATCTTTGTTGAAGCCGATGTCGTATATATTTTTGATGATTGTAATTCTAAGATTATTCCGAAGATTGAAGCTGATGAGGTATATGAAGTAGAAATTGGTTATGAGTATGATAACTGTGATGGCGATTGTGAGAATTGTGATTGTTATAATGTAGATACTACTTCTACCTATAAGATTAATGGTAGATATGTAGACAAGGAAACTTATGAAAAGTATATCGAAGATATTCAGAAAAAATATTTAGAAAAATTTAAAAAATCAATTGAATATTGGGGAATTTGCAATGAAATGAATGAGTATTCCATGTTACTTAATCGGTGAATGAATTATTTAGAGTGTGTGGTGTGTGCTGCACACTCTTTTATTATCCTCTCATAGACCACTAAAGATGTGGGGCAGTCTGTAAAACTGTCATCTTCGGATCGGCTTGGAGCATTACCAAGTGGGAGGACTAGGTTAATCTGTTTGATTAATAAAGAGAATTATAAACATAAAGTTTATCTCTACCTTCAATAAATTAATAGATTGGAGGAATATAATGGCGAGTAAATTATATAATTTTTCACCTGAACAATTACAAAGCTTGCTAGATTCAAGAAATACATATACAGAAATTCTTAGAGTCGCAGGTATAAATTCATCAAGTAGTACAAATACGTTAAAAAGAATCATAAAAGAATATAAATTAGATACTTCTAAATTTGAAGAAAACAGAAAATTATATAAACAACAAATGGCAAAAATGTCTTTATGTTCAGAATATAATATTGAATCGAAATTACATAGAAATACAAAAACAAATAGTCATAAATTAAGAAATAAATTGATTGAATTCGGTTACAAAGAAAGTAAATGCGAATTATGTGGTATATCCGAATGGCTAGGAAAACCTGTTAAATTACAATTGCATCATATTGATGGCAATCATGATAATAACGAATTATCAAACTTGCAAATATTATGTCCCAATTGTCATAGTATGACAGATAATTTTGGTGTATATAATTCCAAAAGAGCAAAAGAGCCAACATTAGTATGTAGCGAATGTGGTATAAAAATTAGCAGTCATAGCAAAAGTGGACTATGTGTTTCTTGCTCACACAAGCATAAGAGGGAAAATGCAAAAACAAAATATATTAATAGAGTTAAAATTATTTGTCCATGTTGTAAAACAAATTTAATGAATTCAACATCTACAATGTGTGAATCTTGTTATAACAAAAAGAGAATAGAAAAATTATATAATATAATTTCACGAGATAATTTAAAAGAATTGATAAGATCTACCTCGTTTACTCAAATTGGCGATATGTATAATGTTAGTGACAATACAATACGAAAATGGTGTGATAAATATAATTTACCAAGAAAAGTATCAGAAATACAAAAATATACAGAAGAAGAATGGATAAATATTTGAAAGAAGTAGCTTAGTTTACCACTATCCTACTTCTTTTTTATATATGAAAGGAAGTGAGATTATTGAATGGTAAAATAGCAGATAAATTAGATCCAGTTACAGATGAGGAATGGGCAGAGGTTAATGAGTTTAATAGAAATATGGTTGAAGATTACCTCAGTAATCAGACTCATCTTTCACCGCATAGTTTACATGCTTATAGGTCTGCATTAAAGATATTTTTCGTATGGGTTAAAAATAACCTAAATAACAAAAACTGCATAGAAATTAGAAAGAAAGAATTTCTTCGCTATATGAATTTTCTTGCTAATCGTGGGCTATCTGAAGCTGCAATTAAATTTAAAAAGTCTTCTGTCAGTGCATTGAATAAATTCATCGAGAATTTCTACGATGAGGACTATCCTACGTTCCGTAATTATGTAACTGCTGAGATGCAAGTGCCAAAAACAGGTAAGGTTTTTGCAAAAGAACCATTAACGCCTGATGAAATGGATAACTTATGTTCTGTATTGGCTGAACGTGAAGAATGGCAAAAATTAGCATATGTAAAGTTTACATATTCTACAGGATGCAGACATGCAGAGAGTTTACAGTTGCTCAAAGAGGTTGTTAATTATGAGCCTAAGAGGAAAATTGTAACAATTGTCGATGAAGATGGTAAAGAACAAGAAGTAGAATCTGTTTCTTACAAAACACATGAGATTCGTTGCAAGGGACGTAGTGCCGTTGGTAAGGTTAGAAAATTGCAGTTTGGACAAGATGTAATGGACGCATTAAAGAAATGGCTTGAAGTGCGTGGCGATGATGATTGCCCTTATATGTTTGTCGTAAAAACTAAAGATGGTTCAAAGGTACGACAGATTGGATATAGTGCATTCAATGATTGGTGCATAAATGAATTTTCTGAAATTGTTGGCAGGAGAACGACTCCACATAATTTCCGGAGAAGTCGTGCAACCAATCTGGTATGTTATGACCATCGTGCATTGGAAACTGCACAGAAACTTTTGGGACACGAATCTTCCGAAACAACTCAGATGTATGTCATCCGTGAGGACACAGAAGATGCCGATGAAGCTTTCGTCTAACATCAACAACTCAATCTTAACAAGAAAGCATAGTAATGTGATATTTGAGCCGAGAGGTGACGACAATGTAGAGAATAAATAGACATAACAAGCTGCTCACATCCAAAAGAAGTGATGGCGGTCTGTCAATCCGTTGATAGATTTTTACAAGTGAGCTGTCACTGACCGATATGTGACATAAATATAAAGGTCGGTTTGCGAAATTATTGACCTTTGGAATGGTCTAAAACTTCCCACTGCTACTGCTCATTGGCGGTGTTATGGAGAGGTCGCTCCTCTCCTTATTATTGGGCTTTCGCCAAGCGGCAAAGGCACAGGATTTTGATTCCTGCATTCGTCAGTTCGAATCTGACAAGCCCAGTTAGAATAAAAGGAAAACGAAAAATAAAAGAAAGGAGTATATATATATAATGGCATATTTACAGGTTACTGAAAACGACTTGGAAATTGGCGATATATTAAGTATTACAAGTGATAATGGTAAAACTTTAAAAGCTTTACAGATGCTTATTGGAAATCAAACAAAAGCAAGTATGAGTATTGATTTTGATAACAATTGTCTTGTTTTTAAAGTAAATGATACAGATATGAATTTACCACAATTACAGTGTAATTTGTCAAAGTCTACTATTAAAAATATGATTTGCGGATTAAAAGAATTTTACAATTTATTAAGTGAGGAGGCAACAGAATAATGAAAATTTTACCTGAAAGAAGTATTGAAAACGATATCTATACTACAGTAATTAAACCGACAGAATTTGGTACAGCAACTGTTACTGCCGATGCAGAAATTGAAATGCTAAAAGATACACCTCAGATTTTGAGATATGCAGATATTGATTTTAAGGATAAATTTGTAATTACTGATAAAATTCCTACTATCTCATCTGATCCAGGTGCTGTTGAAGTATCTCTTAATTTGAACAATAAAGAGTTTACTATTGATGAAAACTTTGAAGTATCTTTATCTGTTGATGCAAACAAAATTGTTGATGCGGAGTTAGATAGCACTGTATTTACAGATAAACATGATTTAGCAATGGCAAAGATTATTCTTTACGAAACAAAAGTTATTGCACAGATTAAGAAATTACTTGATGTTGCAAGAAGTCATGTTACTACTTTTGAACAGACAGTAGAACAGACTTTATAATTTAATGGGTGGACTCTTCCACCCTAAATATGCCAGAACCATGATAATCAAAATCTTATATTTATGTACGCAAAGGATATAGGATGTGAGTGGTTCATCGCCATTATCTCGCTTATGTTCTTTGCGGTCTTCGGACTGACATTGTAGAAACAATGGGATCGTCCTATGCAACTTAGATGAAAGCTCGGAGTTTGAGGAGATAATGAGAAAGACAATAAAATATTTTGTTTACTTTTAGTTAATATTGGTATATAATATTTTCATCAAATAATAAAGTGGGGTGAATATATTATGGCATTATTATCATTTAAAAATGTCTATGAAGCAAATATTCCGTTTAATAGCGCGGATGAATTGTCATTTGATACAAGAAGAGATGTTGTAACTGGTGAGGTTACAGAATATCTCGTATACTGTGATGGTATGGAACAAGAGGTTGATAAGGCAACTTATGAAGCTCTTGTTAAACTTCAAAGATAATTAATTTTTCTTTTTATACTTTTAATTTGATATTTGTTATTAAAAGAGTTGTTTCGTTTGAGACGACTCTTTTGTTATATGCACCTATCTTTTGGCAAGAATGAAGTCTCCAAAACTTCTAACCTGTGTTCGATGCGCAGTGGGTGTGCTAAGTGAAGTAAATTGCACTTTCATTGGAAATTTAATATTGGAAATTATGAGAAGTCATTTTGTATGAAGTGGCTTCTTTTTATATTGGAATAAAAGGAAGGAAGTGATTACTATAGCTAATTTAAAACAAGCAAAAACAGATGATGAAATTAAGAAGCTAACTGTAAATTCGGTAAAATCAGCATACCATGAATTAGCTTTAGACTACAATCATCTTCTTAATCTGGATTATGTATACTGCCCTCATTGTGGAAAATGGAAAACTGTAAAGGCGTTTTATTCTTCTACTGAGACAGCAAGTGGAATTGAACATTTTGCATGTAAAGAATGTTTAATAGATATGTGTACTGATAAAGACAAGGATGGAAATCGAATAGATAATAAACAAAAAACTATAAATACATTTAGAAGACTTGATTGGGTGTTTATTGATTCTGATTATGAGTCACAAATTAACACATTAGCTGAAGGTGTTGGTGAAAAAAATCGTGCCACGGCAGCACAACAATATATTGTTATGGTTAAATCATTACCACAATATAAAAATAAACATTGGTGCGATTCAGAATTAAGTGTTGAAGATGACATAGAAAATAATTCTGAAGATGTAAAAATCGTACAAAAAACATTACGTGCAGCTAAAAAGAGATTTGGCACGGATTATAATAATGAAGAATTAATGTTCCTTGAGAATGAATATCAAGACTGGATTTCGAGATATGATTGTTCACAAAAGGCACAAGAAGAAACGTTTCAGAATTTGTCAATACTAAAACTTATGAAACGAAATGCAATTAAAAAGGGGGCTTCTACAAAAGATTTAGATTATTCATATCAGCAATGGCTTGATACAGGTAACTTAAAGCCCAAACAAAATACTCTTGATACATTTTCAGATGCTCAAACAATGGGTACTTTAATTCAGAAATATGAGGAAACACGCCCTCTTCCTGAAATAGATCCAGAACTTGCAGATGTTGATAAAATTGGCACTTATATAGATGCTTTTTATAGAGGTCATGCATCAAAAATGCTTGGTCTAAAAAACAGATTTTCAAATATATATGAACGAGTAATGGCAAAATATACTGTCAATCCACCATCTTATGATGAGGAATCAGATAGTGAAATTCTATTTGATAAGATTTTTGGTAGCAAGGATGATGAATAATTATGGCTATCGCAAAGAAAGAAAAGAAAAAGTCATTACAAGAAGTATATCAAGAAAAATCTGAGCGTGTTTTAGAAGGGGTTGCTTATTGGGCATCGTTCTATAGAAAAAATCCACAAAGATTTGTACTCGAATATCTAAATGTAAAATTAAAGCTATTTCAAAAGATTTTAATATACATGATGATGGTTAGTACAAACTTCATGTATATTGCTAGTCGTGGCTCTGGTAAAACGTGGTTAACTTCTTTGTATTGTGTTGTACGTTGCATCTTGTATCCTGGGACAAAAATCTGTGTTGCTTCGGGGTATAAATCTCAATCACTAGAGGTTATTCAAAAGATAAATGATGATTTTATGAAAAATTATGGTTGGGGTTCAGCTAATCTTCGTTCTGAAATTTCTGAAATTTCTACTTCTATAAATAATGCTCATGTTGATTTTCGTAATGGTAGTTGGATAAAAATCGTTAGTTCAAATGACTCGGCTCGTCATAACAGAGCAACGCTCATAGTCGTGGATGAGTTCAGGATGGTTGATTTGAATACAATTAATACAGTTCTTCGTAAATTCTTAACAGCTCCACGTTCGCCTGGTTATCTTAATAATCCAAAATATGCTCATCTTCAGGAGCGTAACATCGAAATGTATATGTCATCTGCGTGGTATAAGTCTCATTGGAGTTTCGAGAAATTAAAAGCTTACTATGCAAACATGCTTGATGATACTAAGCGTTACTTTTGCGTAGGTTTACCTTATCAGTGTGCTATACGAGAAGGTTTATTATCTCGTGAGCAGGTCGAGGATGAAATGTCTGAGGCAGACTTTGATCCTACTGCATTTAAAATGGAAATGGGTGCTGAATGGTATGGTGATACTGATGGTGCTTTCTTTAAATTCGATGATATATCTCCAAGGAGAAAGATACGAAATTCTTTCTATCCTCTTGAAATTTATAAAAATCATCAAATCAAAATTCCAGAATTAGTTCCAAATGAAAAACGAATATTATCTGTCGATGTAGCTTTGCTCGCAAGTAAAAAGCATAATAATGATGCTGCTGCTCTTATAATTAATTCTGCTATTCCAACAGAAAAAAATGATTATATATCTAATATTGTTTATATAGAAACACATGAAGGAATGACTACAGACGAGTTAGGTATTCTTGTTATGAGATTATTTTATCAATTCAATTGTACAGATTTGGTATTGGATACTAATGGACAAGGTATTGGCGTTTATGATTTTATAATTAAACCTCAGTATGATGCTGAGTATGGAATTACATACGAAGCAATGACTTGTATTAATGATGATAATATGGCTGATAGATGTAAAATTAGAAATGCAAATAAGGTCGTATGGTCTATTAAAGCTACTGCTGATTTTAATACAAAGGCAGCCATTGCATTACGTGCAGGATTTCAGAATGGTTCTATTAATCTTCTTACTTCTGAATTTGAAGCAGAAGAATTGGTAAAAAAGATTCGTGGATATTCTAAGATGACATCAAAGGAACAAGCGTTATTAAAATTACCATATATACAAACTTCTCTTATGGTTAATGAATTAATAAATCTTGATCATGAGATAAAAGGAACAAATATAAAAATTGTAGAAAAACCAGGAATGCGTAAAGACCGATTTTCATCTCTTGAATACAATTTCAAAATTTGTCAAGATTTAGGATTTAAATTAAAACCAAAGAATACAGATGTCGAGAGTCTCATTAACAAACTTCCAATTCGTCAAGGTAAGCGATTTTCAATGTTTAATTAAAGGAGGTGCATTAACGAAAAATGCCAAGAACAAAGAAAGCGGATGCTAATGCACCTGCTACTACAAATACAACAAGAAAGACAAACAATACGTCTTCTACTCAATCAAAACAGCCTACGGCTGCTGAGATGAAAGAATTCTATGAAAAAAATAAGCGTAGAATTGAAAATTTTGATGCAGCAAATGATGCGTTTACTAATTTTAGAGATACATCAAAATCGACAACCTACACTACTATTAGCAATTTTAACAAAGAAGATCTGAGAAGTTATTTACAGAATATTACTTCTAATGAGGTCAATTTAAGAAATTTATCAAGATATCTTTATTATCGTTCACAAGTATATTTCAGATTAATTGCATATAATGCGAATATGTTTTGTTTAGATGCGAGAACTGTTATTCCTGATTATGATTTGGTTGAAGATAATGATAAAGATGCGATGGTGAAATCATATAATGATACATTAAAAGTCCTTGATAAAATGAATTTACAGTATGAATTTCTCAAAGCATATATGACATGTTTTAGAGAAGACGTATTTTATGGTTGTTATTATTTCAACCCAGAGTCAGATGGGAAAACGCCATTCTTTATTCTCCCACTTCCAGCGGATTATTGTAGAATTTCTGGTGTATATACGGATACAGGTGATTTCGCATTTACAATGAATATGGATTATTTTAAAAGAAATAAAGATTTATTAGACATTTGGGGTGAACCGTTTGTTTCTATGTATAATAAATCGCAGCAAAGCGGAGAAAGTAAATGGCAACCAATTGGAGAGCAAGGTGTATGTTTGAAATTTCATGCTGAAGACTGGGAAACCATTGTTCCTGTATTTAGTGGATTGTTAAATTCGTTAATAAATTTATTGGATCTCGAAGATATTCAGAGTATTGCAGATCAGCAGGAAATATACAAAATGATTTGGATGGAACTTGAAACATTGTCTGGTGCAGACGATGTAAATGAGTGGAAAGTTGATCCAGATTTAGTATTACCTTATTGGCAGAGAATGGTAAACGAAGCTTTACCTGACTATACTTCTGCTGCTATTATTCCTGGAAAAATTAATCAAATTAGTTTTGATAGTGACAAGGCAACAGATACAAATAAGGTTGAAAACGCTACAAAAACAGTTCTCAATACCTCTGGTGGAGCGCAAATCTTAAATTCTAGCTCTATTTCAGGTTCTACGGCATTTAATGCCGCTATTAGAGCAGATACAGAATTCGCTATCTCTATGCTTTTACCTCAGACACAAGCCATTGTAAATAGAATTATATCTTATTATGTTGATAATCCAAGTTTTATTAAGTTTATTGAAATATCTGTTTATACAAAAGATGCTTATAAAGATAATATTCTCAAAGACAATACATATGGTCTTGCGCCAAAATTATTGGTAAATAGTCTAAATGGTTTTTCAGAAAGAGAAACATTGTCTCTTCATTTCTTAGAAAACGAATGTTTAAATCTTAATTTTGTCCCAGTTCAAAGTTCACATACAACATCAAATACAGGTGATAATGAAGGAGTTAAACCTACTCTTTCTGATGCCGAAATTTCAGATGATGGCGAAGCTAGTCGTGATAAGAAAGATAAGGCTAAAGGCTAAATAAGGTGGTATCTTAATATGAAATACAATTTTATTAAAACCTCCGACAAGGAGACAAAGGAAAATCTTCTCAAAGAAGGTTTTAAATTGGTATCTCAAGATGGGAACGTGGCAACATTTTTGAATAACCACTCTCTCACTTTTGAAAATACAAACAATAAAATTCAGTATAGCAACATGCTAACATTTTAACCACTCTCCTGCTTTGAGTGGTATATCAACAAAGAAAGGAGGAATAGGTTAAATAATGCCAAAAAAGAAGAAAAAACGAATTATGTCTATTGATGAGCTGTATGAGTTCTGTCTAAAAAATAATTTTGCTCATTTTGATAGTAATGAATTCGGTAAAGAACTTATGGTTCGTATGAATGGTAATTTTGAAAAAACTTCTAAAGATAAAGATAAACATAAAGAGTCTCTTACTCCATTCGTCAGTCGTGCATTTCACGATCATGTCAATCTCAATAAATCGGAAATCTCCGAAGAATCTTTTAATGAAAATGTCCCATCAGCAAACTTTCGTCCAATCTTAGCACATATCACTACCAATTCAGATAATGAATTAGACTTCGGTAGCCATGATTATTATGTGACTACTGACAAAGATGGTAACGACAAAGTTGTATACGAAGAACAGCCTATCGGCGTTATTGATGGCACAAAGACTACTATTGAATATGATGAAGATGCTGGCGTAAATCGTGCAGTTTTGCATGGTTATTTATACGATGAGTATTGTCAGGACGCTATTGAGATTCTTAATAGACGTGGAACTGTAGATTGTTCGGTGGAATTATGCATTAGGGAGTTATCATTTAATACTGCTAATAAAACATTGCAGTTAGATGATTTTTATGTATCAGGTCTTACTCTTCTGTCAAAGGATGTATCCCCTGGTATGGCAGGAAGTAATTTTAAAATTGAAGATTTCGCTGTAAATGCAGAAACAGTAACATTTAACACAGACAACAAATTGGTTGAAACTTTAGAGAAATTAACTAATATTCTTGAGAGTTTTGATATAAATCAAAAATCAAAGGAAGGAGGAACAAATAACAAAATGACAAAATTTGAAGAGTTACTTGCCAAATATGGTAAGACTGCTGAAGATGTAACATTCGACTATACAGAAATGTCAGATGAGGAACTTGAAGCAAAATTCGCTGAGATGTTCGATGATGACAATTCAGAAGGAGACAACTCAGGTAGCGGAGAATCTGGTGAGCCTTCCAATGATGGAGAAGGTGATGGTGAAGGAGTTTCTGATCCAGATGGTAATGAAGGAGAAAGTCAGACTTTTGAAAAGATTGTTCGTACATATGAAATCAGTCATGAAGATACAAGATATGCACTTTACCAGCTTTTATCTGAATATGAAGATGCTGATAATGAGTGGTACTTTATCAACGCTGTTTACGATGATCATTTTACATATGAGAACTGGAATGGTGATAAAATCTTCGGTCAGAACTATACAAAAGACGGTGATAATGTAGCTTTTGATGGAGAAAGATACAATTTACATCGTGAACTTTTAACAGATAGTGAATTTGCAGAGTTACAGTCTATGCGTTCAAACTACGCTGCACTCAAAGAGTTTAAGGAGACAGCAGAAAAGAATGAACTTCATGCAAAACGTGAGAAAATTCTTGCAAATGAAAACTTTGCTTCTATTTCTGAAAAAGATGAAGAAGGAAATTTCATTAATAAGGATTTTGAGAAACTGTATACAAATATGGATAACTACTCTCTCGAAGATTTAGAGAAGGAAGCAAAACTTATCTATGCGGATTCTAATATGAAAACTTTTGCAGCTACCACTGATAAAACTCAGAAAAAGTCAACCGTAAAAGTATTTGCTAATGTAAACAAGTCTAAGAAGGATAACCGTTACGGAAATCTTTTTAGCAAATAAAACAAGAAATATAAATCAATGTAATGACACTCAAATTGAGTGTCTTTTTTAATGCAAAAATTTAAGGAGGAAAAATAAATGATTCAGATGACTATTGCAAAACATGCAGTGGCTTTCCCTTCTAAAGTTCTCGCAAGAGATGGTGGAAAGCATATTTATAACATTCAGTTAGCAGAAGCAGCAAGTGCTTATGTAGACAACGGATGGTTCGTTGGTAAGGGTGAATTCGTAGAGTTAGATCTTTATAAAGCAGCAGCACCTACTTCATTTGAAGGAAAGGTCGTTGGTAAAGCGAACAATGGAAATTTTTATGTAGAGGTAATAACTCCTGGAGATGCCCTGTTTGTATACCAGGTGCCAATGATCGAGGAGACATATAGCAATACATTTAAGAAAGAAAGCAACTATACAAATGCTCCTACTCAGGTAGTTAGAGCTTATGAACTCGCAGTTGGTGATGTAGTTGAAATTTCAGCAGATGGATTTTCTGGTGAAATTGCTGTTAAAGACGGTGTTGAACTCAAAGCCATTTCTGGTGTAACTGCTGCTATGCAGCTTACAAAGAAAGCCTAATTTTTGAGAAAGGAGAAATAAATAAATGTTAGATACAAGTGTAAAAAATCTTATGTTTGACCTCGGTGCAGGTCGTGAAATTTATGATGCTGATTCTAATCGTGTAATTTCTAAGGCAGAAGCTAGTGACACAATTAGAAAGGCTTGTTTTGAATACCTTGGACTTACTAAGGATTCTTCTAATAAGCAGATTAAGAGAGCGTTAAACTCTGAGAGAGGAACACAGTTCTTCGAGGTAATTGAGGAAATTATTGATACTCAGATTGCTCATGGTCTTTCTGAGAATGAGTTTTTCAACAATTATGTTGAGTCAAAGAATATGAAAGATGGAGACGTAAATGAATTCTGGGCTGATGATGAAGTATTACTTACTGTAAGTAAGGTTTCAGGTGATTCACATGACTTTGATAGTAGAGTCCGTGTAGCGTAAGTTACATGAAAAAATATGTATTTAACTGCTGGAAACCCCTAAAGTTAATCACACTACAACGTAGACATGAAATATAGTCAAGCGTGAAAGTTACGAAAGTAGAAAAAAGTGATTAAATGGCACATGGTTAAATCCTAAATGTCAATTATTTTTTTAAACAGAGAATAATGAAATGGGCAATCAGCAACGAAGTCTCGAATAGAGAAACGCTCAACGACTATCCCATTGGTTATAGAAGTATAACAACAGGAGTACGGCTCAAGTGAGTGGGTGAAAATCCCTTAAATGGAAATGGTACACATCCAAAATTGGATGAAGATATAGTCTGTTCTCATATGAAAGTATGAGGAGTTATTAACTCAACTGGGGTAATGTCCCAATAAAATATTATTTTCCAAAACATAAAAATAGAAATGAGATGATGCAATTGAGAAGTAAAGAAAATACTATTTGTGGAATTTATTGCATCGAGAATTTAATAAATAAGAAAAAATATGTAGGTCAATCAGTCAATATATATAATAGATGGTCTTCTCATAAAGGTGAATTAAATAGAAATTGTCATTGTAATGGACATTTACAAAATTCATGGAATAAATATGGAGAAGAAAATTTTAAGTTTTATATATTAGAAAAATGTTCAAAAGATAACTTGGATAAAAAAGAAATATATTACATAGATACATTTAAAACATTAGATGAAAACTATGGATATAACGATAAAGATGGTGGACAAGACGGATCAGTTTCTAAGGAAGCTAATGAAAGAAAAAGCCAATCATTAAAAAAATATTACGAAGAAAATCCAAATAAAAAAGATGAACTTTCAAAAAGAGCCTTTAAGCAATGGAGTAATCCAAAAATAAAAGCAAAAATTCTTGGTGAAAATAATGGAATGTATGGTAAAACTCATACAAAAGAAGCAAGGCAGAAAATATCAGAAGCACAAAAAGGACATATTTCAAAATATAGAAATTTAACGCCTGTATTGTGTATTGAAACAAATAAAATATATGAATGTTCTGCTGAAGCACAGAAACAATTAAAAATTACAACTTCTATATTGGAAGTGTGTAAAGGAAATAGAAAAACGGCTGGTGGTTATCACTGGCAATTTGTGGAAAATAATATATAAGTTAAACATAAAGATCTATCCAGCGTTTAGGTTCTGGTCAGTCTTATCATGTTGATACAGCAGTATACGGTATCAAGGTTGGTGGAGATATTCGTCTCTTCTTAACTGGACGTAAGGATTGGGGTGCTTTCGTGGATGCGGTTGTTAAGGCTTATATTCAGAAGGTTCAGACACTCATTTCTTCTCAGTTTGCAAATGGTGTAAACCTTATTCCTGTTCCTGCTACTCTCAAAGGTACTGGTGCTTTAGCCGCTGCTACAAAAGCTCAGTTTGATGCAATTATCGAAAAGGTTGGTGCTGCTAACGAAAGTGGTGTTGTAATCATGGGTACTAAGACAGCATTAAAGTCTCTTAATGCTCTTACAAAAGTTGATTGGGCTGATCCTGCTAACTCAATTAAGGAGTCTGTAGCAAACACAGGTATTATCGGTGGTTATGAGGGAACACCTCTTATGGAGATTCCACAGAAGTTTACTGATAAGTCTCTTGCTACTCCTATCGTTGATAACAAGAAGCTCTATATTATGCCAGCAGTTGATGATAGATTTATCAAGTTTGTTGACTATGGAGAGACTGAACTTGAAGTAAACGAAAAAGGTGCTACTAAGGATGATATGCAGTCTTATGAGGTACAGAGACGTATGGGTGTTGCAACTCTTATGACTCGTTATCATGGTGAGTGGGATCTGTAAGATTTACTTATAGATTGATTATACGGAGAGTGGATTGCCACTCTCCTATTTTGAAAGGAATTGAAAGGAAATGGCATATACAAAGAAAACTACTGCTACTACTGACAGTACAGAAAAGGCAACAAAAACTACAGAAGTTAAAGAAGATGTTAAAACATTTTCACCCGAAGATACTATTCCATGTCGTTCATTAGTAAGTGGTGGACTTTATATCGAGGGAGCACGTTCACATATTCTTTATAGCTGGGCTGATTGTGGAGATGTGGTTGATGTTGAATATAGAGATTTAATTTATCTCGTTAGAACCCGTGAAGATGTAAACATTTATTCACCAAGAATTATTATTGAGGATGAAGATTTTGTCGAACAGAATAAGTCTGTAAAAGACTTATATGAGTCTATGTATGAAACAAGTGACTTAAATGAGATTTTAAATCTTCCTATTCCGCAGATGTCAGAAACAATTAAAAAGCTTCCAAAAGGTGCAAAGGAAGCCATTAAAGGTATTGCTTCTACAATGATTGAATCTCATGCGCTTGATTCAGTTCACAGAATTAAGGCTCTTGATGAAATTTTTGGTACAAAAATGTTACTTACATTAGTTCAGGAATAGTAAAGGAGGCTCACAATGACGCTTCCATACGAAACAATTTTTTCACGAACAAGAGGACGTATTTCAGATATGAAAGAACTTTCTCTTGACGAAAACGATTTGCTTGAAATTTATACAGAGCGATTAAGCAATGTAATTGCTAATCCAAGGGTGCGTAGACTATTCTCTTCTCTCACACTCGATGATAAAATTCAACAGTTGGATTTCACACTGAATAATTCAGTAGATGAAACGGCTGATATGAATTTTGTCGTAGGAATTCTTGTGCTTGGAATGACGATTGAGTGGTTACAGCCACAGGTTGATTCTATTATGCACACATCAGTAATGATAGGTGGTAAAGAAGAAAAGAAGCTACTCGACAATCATAAAAATATGATTGATCGTCTGGATTCCATGAAAACTGAATTAAACAAACGTATTCGTGATTACGGATATATGTACAATTCCTATATTAACATGGAGTCCTAATATGCAATACATATATGGTAACTTTACAGACAAGCAAATCAATGAAGCAGTTCGTGCAATGCATGGTGATATTCACAAACTACTGCTCTATAAAGACAAAACAATTGAAGAGAAAATATTTGAAGATGATGATGCATTTCTCGTCTTCTTTGAAAACGTTATGTTTAAATTAGGTGGTACAAAAACCTTATTTAACGACAACGGACTTATGGTAACTCTTATGGCGACTTTACAAGGTGCTATGGATAATTTTAAGAGTGACCATTTTAGTTATAAAAAATTCCGTAGGGCAATCTTAGATTCTCACGGATATATTAAGCAGATGTTTGAGGGAGGTGTAAGCGATGCCGAGTCTACAAACAGCTAGGCGTGTCGCAAACGCCAAGAACAACGGTGCTAAAACAATTGGTCAGATTTATAAGGAACAATCTGATTGGGCAATGGAACAGACTTGGGATAACGATGAACAGTCAAAGCTTTGTTATATTTATGATTGGAAACATGATGATTCTCCAAATATGAATATAGGTATGACATATAAGAATACTACAAAGACACCAGTTGACGCAAAGATACTTGTAAGTAAGTATGGTTCTATTGATAAGGACTCTCCTACTTTACAGTGTCAATTCAAACCAAGTCAGAAAGAATACTTTACAGAAGCTGATGAACTTTTTTATATGGAAGAATATCGGCAGAAATACCATTTAAATGATATTTTTGTTGGAATGTATCTCGATGTACCAGATAAAAAGAAAGTATATCATAGGCATTTAATCTGTATGAAAGATGTTGAACAGAACTTCCAAAAGTATTTCATCTTGCCTTGTGATTATTTTTTGCAGTGGATTCAGACCAAAGCAGATAAAAGATATAAGAGAAGTATGTGGTGCGTTTTAAAATCACAGTCTAGTTACAACTCCGGAATTTGGGTGGATAATGTGACCGCAAGTCAACAGAATCAGGAACTTTTGTTCATTCCAACAAATGAAATATCTGATACAATCTATTACGTTTCTGAAGATAACAATAATAACCAACGACTCATTGTAGATATTCCAAACTACTCGATTGAGAATTGGACACCTAATACATGGGTGGTAAGTAAGGTGGAACGAGTAAATGTTCGAGGAAGGACAAAACTTACTCTATATCAGAAACCATTCAATAGCAATACTGATTACATCGAGAAAGATGAAAACGGTATTATCACAGGTCTTTGGGCTAACTATTTTGATGGTACTGCCCCAACCGATCCATCCACTCCAACTACTCCCCCATCTTCTATCACAGCAAGAATTTCAGCATCCACTTCAACTATTAAAGTTGGTGGTTCTTATAAAAATCTCACAGTAAATCTATTTAATGATTCCAATGAAGATATTACAACTGAATATGCTGATGCAACCTTTACATGGACTTGCTCTATTGATAATGAAGACTGGACTGATAAAGTTACATGGCGAGCTGGCACAGAGTACAACCAAAAGAAAGTAAAGTTTCCTAATAATAATTCTGTTATCGGCAAAATACTGTCTGTTAAGTGTGAAATTATTAAGGATAACTTGCCAATTGAATCTGAAATTTTGCCGTTAGAATTAACCGAATAGGAGGTGTTTTATGGCAGAAAAATTAATTACAAAGAATGATTTGTTAAATAAACTTCGTGCATATAGAACTACTCCTGATGATGATAACATTGTATACAAGCAAAAAATCAAGAATGCTTTATTGTCAAATCCATGTTTATTATACGCATTAAATGAAAAAGAACTTGAATCTGAATTGTTCGATAAAAATGGGAATATAAATTGGGAGTGGAATGAAGAAACAAAAGAGTATGAACCTTTAGGCGAATGGGATAGATTCTTTGGTGAAAATTCCAATATTCGCCCTTCTTTATTTATTCCAGATACGCAAACAGAAGTTAAGCATTATCTTTGTTATCAAGTAGGGTTTGATGAATTGCCGCGATATTCCCCAATGCACAAGTATACTGAAATTACTTTCACAATATTTGTGCATGGATCAGATAGGGTAGACAAACTTACTGGTTTACAACGTCACGATTTAATTGCCTCTATTATAAGAGAACGATTTAATTGGTCAAGTATATTTGGTCTACAAACAAAGCTAGTCTCCTCAAAGGAATCAATGATTGATAGTAATTATGTTGTAAGGACATTAGTATTTCAAATTTATGATTCTAATAGCATAGTTTGTACACCTTATAAAGAAGATTCTTATATAAGGAATAATGATTATTGGCAGTAGAAAAAGAAGAATATTTTGAGAATGACGAATTAAAAATTTACAGAGGAGAAGATTTTGTTGTTTCAAAATATATAAAAATACATCAACCAACATTGGGGGAAATATGCGATTATGGAGAACAGAGTTATTGGTCTATGTTGTATAACTTTACTGCTACACCTCAATCTATGAAAGCGCAATTATGGTATAGCTTTAATCAATTTGATTACACGACAATAACCCCATATCAATTATTTTATTCATTATTATTTAAGTTATTCCCAAAAGATAGAACAAAGATTTTATTTGGTGATTTAGACTTTTCTAAATTTACTCTTAAAAAAAGGAAAGATAATTCTATTGTGCTATGCCAAATAATTAATAAGGAATTAGTTTTGTTTGATGAATATACTTACGGATTAATTATTGATTATTTATGTAGATCTCATTTTATTGAGCGTGATTTGCAAATTCCCGCGAATGATTCTACGAAAATGATACTTATTGAAGATGCAAAAGAAGAATTAGATAGAAATAGAAGTAAAGAATATCATTCTAAACTTAAGAACCTTATTTCTGCAATGGTCAATAGCGAGGGTTTTAAATATAATCACTCTCAAGTTTGGGATATGAAAATTAATGCATTCATGGATTCTGTAAAAAGGATTTCTAAAATAAAAAATTCAGATTTATTACTTCAATCTGGATACTCTGGTTACGGAGTTAATTTAAAAGAAGTAGACAAAAATCAATTAGATTGGATAGGAGAACTCGATTAATCGAGTTCTTTTTTATTTGCCAAAAAATCAAATAAAAGGAGGAAAAACAAATGGCTTTTAATCCAAATGAATTAATTCTTGAAAGAATTAGATCCGTAGAAGAATATGATCCTGCAACAATGGAACTTACTGGTAGATATACACAGGTCGAAGATCCATCTCTTAAAACAAGTGCTGATAGTACTGATGTTACAGATGCCATGGGTACACCGATTCAAACATTTTATACTGCTCAGAAGGCTACATTTGAGTTTACTAACTCACTCTTCTCTCTTGACCTTGCTGCATCTCAGTTTGGTTCAACAAAGACTGTTGCAAGTTCAACAAGTAAAATTAAGATGCCTGTGTCTGAAGTAATTTCAATTGGTGCAGGTGCTACAGTTGAACTTAAATACGTTCCAGTTGGTACAAAGGGCGCAGAAGTTAAATACGTGAAAGTTATCAACGATAATAATACCTTCGGTGATACTTATGTGGTTTCTGCTACAAAGGGCGATGGTAAGTTCACGATTGATGCACAGAATAGAACGATTACCCTTCCAGAAGGGACAACAGGTCGTGTATTTGTAAACTACGAAAAGGAAACAACTACTGCGGTTCAAGTTGTTAAGAGAACTGATGGTGTACCTGAAGTTAAAACGCTTCTTATTCATGCAATCTTCCACGATCCATGTAATAAAAACTTAGTATATGCAGGTATTATCCGTTGTCCAAGAGCGCAGATTGATCCATCAAGTGTAGAACTCTCTCTTAAATCTGATGGTAAACATCCAGCCTCATACGTTTTAAACAAAGAATATTGCGGTGCAGATGGCAACTTATTTGATATTTTAGTATCTGAAGATTAATTTAATATAAAACCCCTGTTACCAAGCGGGGTTTTTATTCTTAGGAGGAACAATATATGGCATTAGAAAACAATGCAGTTTGTGCGATTTGTGGAAAACCGTACAGAGTTTGTCATACTTGTCAAAATATTAAATCTTTCTTGCCGTGGCGTACAATTACGGACACTCTTCCGCATTACATAATTTATCTTGCGATTTACAATTACAATTTAACAAAAGATAAAGTAAAAGCAAAAGCAGAACTGTCGGAATGTGATTTGACAGAGTTAAATAATTTCGACAAAGATGTTAAAAAAATTATAGAGGAAATTATGGCAGAGGATAAAATTGCTGAAACAAGTAAAACAAAACCCCAATCCACAAAAACAAATAAAGTGGTAGAAAATAATGATAATGAATAGTAAGTTTGTAAAATTGTAGGCTATACCGTTTACTATTCAGTATTCAGTATAGCCTATTTTTTACGCTTACGTGATAGACAAGAATGGAGTGAATGGAAATTAAAGAATATAGTGATGTATTCAATTGGGAATATGAAACAGAAGATGTAAGATTTATTCCAAATATGGCTCAAAATTATATGTATTTAAACTCGTCTTTATCAAAAGGGCAACTTGTAGATATTATTCCGGGTCAGAATAGACGCGTTGTTTTTGTTTGGAAGAAATCTAAGGAAATGAACGAGTTATATAAATTATGGTGCAATTGTACTTATAAGGAGGATTAAAATTATGATGGATTTAACATTTTTAACAAATTATGCTGTACCGATTATTGTTGGTATCTGCTTATGTGTTGGCTATGTATTAAAAAATATTGTTACAACGGATGTAGTTAATAAGTATATTCCACTTATTATGGCAGTGCTTGGTGTTACATTAAACACATGGATGAATATGAGCTTTACACCTGAAATATTACTTGGCGGTATGGTAAGTGGTCTCGCTTCTACCGGCTTGTATGAGACCTTTAAGAATTTTTTAAAGAAGTAAAGAAGGGATGGTATGTATGAGTGCAGGAGATACAGAATTTAGCGCAAATTAATTATGTGCTTGTTATACTTGGTTTATTCGCAATTTTGTTTGCTGCTAAGGAAATTCTTGAAATATTCGGTTATTTTAAAAAGAAATTTCGATTAAAGACAGGCATTGACGAAGATAGAGAAACTGTTGAAAATCGTATTAAAACGCTTGAAAAACATGATAATTGGCAGTACCAAGAAATTCAAAAAATATCCAGAGGCATTGATGATATTAAAGACAATCTTGTACAAAAAGAGATATCTGATATTCGATGGGAGCTTCTTAATTTTTGTTCTGCTCTTACAGGTGGGCAGGATTATAATAGAGAAGCTTTTGAACATATTTTTCGCACTTATGAAGACTATGAAAAAATACTTACCGAAAATCATATGAGTAATGGGTATATTGTGGAGTCAATGAAGGTTGTTAGAGAAATATATCATAATAAACTTGTTAATGGCGATTTCAAATAATTTACTCGTAATCTTTATTATATCACATATTTCATAAACCAATGTTTATTAATTTTCGCCTATTATATGTATAACAAAATTTTTCTTGCGGATAATTATAGTATGAATAATAAAGTTGGCGAATATAGGTATAAACAGAATATGACATTAAAGGAATTATCTCAGAGAAGTGGCATCTCTGCGACTACTCTATCCAAAATTGAAAATGATCAAACTAATGACATTTTACTTAGCAACGCCATTATCTTATCTCATATACTAAAAGTTGATTTGTATGAATTATTTTGTATAAACAGATAGGAGGAATTTAACATGAGGAACATGAAAATGTACTTTAATCTAATTTGCGAGGAACTTGGGATAACAGGAGGTAAAATTATCCATATTGATAAAAATGTTGGAAATATGGAAGAAGTACACAAAATTGTTTGTGAACACATTGAAGAACATCCAAATGCCAAATGGGAACTTTATCCAATGATTATCAATAAATAAAACCAATACATACAACAATTGAATATAAGAACTATAAAAAGAGCGGTTTCTTCTGAAGCTGCTCTTTTTATATTGGAGGAATAATGGGAAATATTTTAAAACTTACTTCTCCTCTCCCGCCTTCGGTCAATCATTACACTTCAGTCAGAACTATAATGAAAAATGGTAGACCTATGGCTATGGTATATGAAACGAAGGAAGCAAAAGATTATAAAAAGAAATTTAAGAAAATAATTGAAGAACAAGTTAAATTACAAAATTGGGATTTGGAAGTAAACAGTACACAGCATTTCAATATAGATGCTGTTTTTTATTTTGACAGAATTGACAAGGATTGTGCGAACTATGAAAAGTGTTTAGATGACACTATTACCGAAACACAATTAATTTGGAAAGATGACAATGTGGCTTTATTTAGACCACAGAGAATTTATTATGATTCAGAGAATCCTAGAATTGAATTGACTATCTATCCTGTTGACTACATTGGAGTTTTTGACAATGCTTCACAGTTTGATGAATTTAAGTCTTACTGCATCGGATGTAAAAGATACAAACGAAATTGTAGTCTATTAAAAAAAGCAATTGAAGGTCGAATTCAGAGTGAAATAAATAATGGAGAATGCAATAAATTCTCACCAATAAATGATTAAAAGGAGAAAAAGGAATATGAGACTTTTAGAATTTGTAGAGAGATACAATAACATGGCGAATCAGCAGTTAAAGGATAGATTTGTTAAAGAGACAATCAAAATCACCCAATATGTACCAATTATCAAGAAAGATGCTTACGCACAGTTAATTGTAGATAAAACAACATTTGAGCAGGAATCTTATGATGATAACGGAGTAACAAAATATCGTAAAACAGATAAGATTAGAGTAAATTCTGTTGCTCAGTATGTACAGTTTTGTCGTGCCGTTATTGAATTATATACCGATCTTGAGATTGATGAGGATGATAAAGGCTTTATTAATGGATATGATGCACTCAAATCATCTGGCTTACTTGATATTTTAATGGTTGGCTCTGATAAAGCTGATCCGCTTATTCCTATGAGTGAGTTAAGTGAGTTTAAGACCATTTTAACAATGAAACAGTCAGATACTCAGTTTAATGAGACAACTACTCAGGCGTTTATTAGCAAGCAAATTGAAAGAATTTCTGATTTGGCAGATGCTACTCTTACACCACTTGTCAAAGTTATAAGTAAAAAGCTTGATGAGATTCCGAAAGAAGATTTAGAAGAAAAAATTCTTGAGTTTGCAAAGAATGGCAATTTCAAAGAAGTCTAAATAAATTCAAATTTCTTGTGAAATATTTAGGCTCTATGGCGGTCAAATGTCATAGGGCTTTTCTTATGGAGGGTGGTTACTACTGCTTTCCTATTTTAGTGTAAAAATAGTGAAAATAATGAAAATTTTGGAGGTGAGATGAATGGGATTAAATAAAGACACTATTAAATATTTGGAAAAACAGGCTCAGAAAAAAGCTTCTGAATTAGCACATGAAGCTCAACAGAGATTAATAGATGGTTATGTGTCGTTTATTGATTTATATTATAGTGATTACACACCACAACAGTATGTAAGAACACATAATTTATACAGGTCTTATAACAAATTTTATAAAAATAGCCACGGTACTATTTTTTATGGTGGCGTTGAAGTAACACCTGAAAGAATGTTTGATAACTATGACCAAATTACACCTTCAGATCTTATGTCGGAATTTATTTACAATCCGAAAGGTACTTATCATGGTTGGTATAACATTCCTGCTAGTTTCAGTGTGTATAGAGAAATACATAAATATCATGGACGGTTAAAGGATGAATATAGAAAGCGTTGTACAGTTTAGAAAGGATGTGAATAAATGGCTAATTCAGATATTATTAAGATTGGTTTTGATTATAGAGCTAGTCTTGCACAATTTGAAAAAGAAACAAATGGTGTATTCGATGGTATTAGTAATAAAGCTGGTAAACAAAAAATCACAATTCAATTAGATGCAAAAGATGATAAAGTAATTGATAAAATTAAGGAATTGCAGAAACTCAAATTAGACAAGTTCACATTCGAGTTTGGTAATTCTGGATTAAAAGAACAGCTACAGACATTTGATAAATTAGAGAATAAGATTAATGAGATTATTAGTTTATCAAAAGGAATTGACTTATCATTTAATACCAAAAATAAGACAGATGCTTATAACCAGTTAAAAAAATATGCAGATGCTTTTAAAGACTATTATGGTAATGAAGAAGCAATGGCTACCAATGCAGGTGCAAAGGCTGGTTATGCGTACTACAAAGCCTATGAAGAAGCATTGCGAAAAGGTGTCGCACAAAGTAAATTAGAAAAAGTAACTATTGATTTTGATGTAAACGATTCATTTTTCAGTAAAGAGAGAATCGTAGGAAATAGAATTAAAGAGTTTGAAAATTTTCAAAAGTATGGTAATGCAGATGAAAATAATTTAATTGCAGAAATCACATCACTAGAAAATCGACTCTTGAAATTTAATTCTGCTTATTCTCAAGTAAAAGCTAATTTAGGCGATGCACCAATTACACCTGAAATCACAAAAAACATTGAAGAATATGTCAGGTTATTAGAAGTTGCAGAAAGCAGAGCAAAAGATGCAGAATTATTTGGTTATTCAAGCGAAAATATCAATTCAGATAAAGATCTTGCAAATATGTATCTTGACTTTGCGAAAGAAGATGCTACTGCTGAAAATAAAAAATATATTGAATCATTAAAACAAGAAGAGACACAAGCTATTGCTACTGCTGAAGCTGAACAGAAATTAGCAGAAGCTCAAAAGGAAACAGTTTCTAATACTTCTAATTCAAATAATTCTCAAATTGAAGAGTTAAAATCTGATATTCAAGAGGTAAAAACTGAACTTGGTGATGTAAAAGATAGAATTTCTTCTATTGAATCGAATGGTTTTGAAAATGTACGAGATGATGTTGAAAAGACAAAGGAATCTGTAAAAGAACTTAATAGTGAACTTACAGAAATGAAATCTAACCTCTCTTCTACTTCACAAGAATCGAATATTTCATTGGGTGACTCTAAAGAGCAATCAACAGAAATTGACCTATATCATAATTTAGAAAAGAGAAAAGTTACATATGATGAAATAATTGATAAAATTCAAACAATCGTATCTCTTAAAGAAAAAGAAAAATCATTAAGTAAAACTTCTGATGATACGAAACTCTACCAAAATTTATATGACGAAAATGATATCAATTGGGCTGGTGATACGGAAGGTACTATTAATAGAATATCAGATAGATTAAAAGAAATTTATACAAAATATAATGGTAAAATATCTTTAATTGATGAAAATGATATTCAAGAAGCTACTTATCTGTTAGACATACTAAAAGGATCAGGTGAATCACCTAACCTAAATAAATCTCAAGAAAAGTTTTATCAGAATAAAAAATTTTCAAACGATTCATTGTTTGATAATATTCGTGTTGATTCTCAAAAAGCTGAAGAAATAGATAAAATCAACACAGAGTTGTCAGAAACATATCGTTGGTTCAATCAACTTGAGGGCGTATCTCTTAATGAAAATATAGCAAACGAAATTAAATCATTAATATCAGATATGCAAATTGGTGGAAAAACTGCTAGTGAATATGCTAATGATTTATTAAAAATATTTAATATAGAAGTTGGCTCTAATTCTGCTGTCGAACAGCAAAATAAATTACAATCTGAATTAAAAGAAACAGAATCACAAGCTGAAAAGACTGCTCAAGCTGTAAATGAATCTTCTTCTACCACTCCTGAAAAAGACTTGAAAGACGCATTTCCTAATACTGATACGAAGTTGGATGAAGCTGTTATATCAGCAAAAGATTTAGATAAAACTCTTAAGCAGGTAGATATACCTACTGATAGCTTTGATAAGGTGTTAGAAAAACTTGATAGAACAAAATCTGAATTAGTTGATATTGTTAAAATTACCAAGCAATCCGTTTCTGATAAAGATGGAAAATTCCATGATTCATATACTTTAAAAGATAACCGTGGATCAACTGAAATATATGGCACAAACTCCAAAACTGATAAAGGTCAAATTCTTCGTCAGAATATTGTTGGCTATGATGTTAAAAAAGATACTGTTGATAATTCTAAAGAATTATTAGCAATTGAAAAACAGTTACAGAAAGAAATTGAAGCGTCAGATAAGGCGAATCAGAAAAAATTCCAAGATTTTCAAAAAGAACAAGCTGATTATGCGGAATCTGTTAATAAGGTTAATTCTGCTATTCAAAAAACAGATGAAATATTAGATACTCTTCCACTTCACGACAAACTTGATGGTCAATTTCTGGATATGATTGACTCTGTAGATAATTTAAATTCTAAATTAAAATCAGGGGAGCTTACACTATCAGAGTATAAGAACGAAGTGAAGTCTGTTACATCTGAATATTCTAAAATGGTTAGCATTCAGCAAAAGCGAGATGTCGAAGATTATAATGCTAATGCAAAAGCAAATCTTGAAAATGCTAAAAATATTCAAGCTGAATGGGATAAAAATATAAAAGCAATCCAAGATTATATGGATGCTATGACAAAGCTCAATAATCTCAAAGCCAAGGATAAAGGTACTGGTAGCGAAGAAAATCAGATTGCGTTACAGATACAGAATGTTGAAGAACTAAAACAGACTGCATGGGACGCACGACAGAATCTATCTTCTATACAGGCTGAAAATCCTGATATCATCGCATGGAAACAATGGGTTGATATGATGGAACTATTCGATCAAGCTTCTAAAGGTTCTGCTGAATCAGCCGCAAAACTCAAAGATGTATTAGATAACATAAAAGTTCCATCTCTTGATAAATACGAGAATAAACTAGTATCTTACCAGACTAAGAAAGGTGCTTATGATGCTACTATCGCAAGGTTTAAAGATGGTGGTTGGACAAGTGATGAATATTTAAAGAATGTACAAGCTGTCAAGGATGCTGTTAAAAAATATGAAGATTTGCTCAGTAATATTAAGGCTAAAGGCGGTATTACAAGTGAAGAAGACGTTCAGAAGTTAAAAGAGTATGAGTCTGAAATTAAAAAGACAATTTCCACCGTTACTAATATGTCGGCTGCTGAGAAGGGATATAACTTTGTATCGGCTCAGAAAGAATTAGACAAGATTCACAAGCTTCTCAATGAAAATAGCAAGATGTCTTCTGAAGCAAAGGCTAAGATTCAGGCTTATTATCGTGAAATTGAAAGTGGTAATCCTAGTATGAGTCTTGACAAGATTCATGGTGAAATCTTAAAGATTTATAATGCCGAGGTTGAAGCTGGTCGTGTTGGCAAAAGTTTATGGGATACATTTAAAACAAGTAGATTGCATCAGATTGTTGCTCAAGCAGCAGGAATGTTTGGTGTGTATGATGTTATTAATCTGGGGAAACAGGCTTTCAGCACTGTAAAAGAACTTGATTATGCTTTAGTTGATTTAAAGAAAACTACAGCAATGAACTCATCTGAACTTGAACAGTTTTACTACGATTCTAATGATGTTGCAAAACAAATGGGTGTAACAACCAAAGAAATCATAGATCAAGCAAGTAGTTGGAGTCGTCTTGGATACAACTCGAAACAAGCCGCAACTGAGATGGCTAAGTTAAGTTCACAATTCTCTTTGATTTCCCCTGGTATGGATACTACAACAGCCCAAGAAGGTCTTGTCAGCATCATGAAGGCGTGGGATATCGGATATCAAGATGTCAAATCCCAGATAATGGATGATATAAATGCACTTGGCAATGCAATGGCTGAAGACAATCAGGATATAGTAGAAGGTATGGAACGTTCTGCTGCTGCACTTGCCGCTGTTGGAACTTCTACAAAAGATGCTTTTGCTTTATTTTCAGGTATACAAGAAGTTCTTCAGAACTCAGAAAAAAGCGGCACGTCCCTCAGAAGCGTTGCTCTACGACTGCGCTCTTTTGACGAAACAACAGGAGAATACTCTGAAGATTTGGCAAATATTACAGGTGAATTAGCTGATTTAACAAAAACTGCTGAACATGCTCAAGGCGTATCTGTTTTTAAACCTGGTTCTACAACAGAATTTAAGAGTTTAGTAGATTATTTTAGAGAAATTGCCGACATCTGGGATGAGATGTCACAGAAACAGCAGAATGATTTCCTTCTTAAAGCTTTTGGTCGTACACAGGCTCAAGCTGGTGCTGCTCTTATTCAGAACTTTAAAGGAGTTGAAAAAGCCCTTGATGTTATGGATAATGCTGCTGGCAGTGCAGATAAAGAAATGGAAACAGCAAAACAGTCAATTACCTACAAGCTTAATGAATTAAAGGAAACATGGGTTGGAACTGTTCAGGATATTGCTAATCGTGATGATTTAGGTAGAATTGTTGATGGTTTAATAGATTTATCGTCAGCTATAGGTTTTGTAATTGATAAATTAGGTTTAGCTGGCACTGTTGGTTTGTTTGGTGGTGCTGGTGCAGGTATCTTTAAATTTATTAAGAATTTTGATTGGGTTTTCAAACCTTACACAAAAACTCTCTCCAACAGTTTTTAGTTGGTCAATCATAGATAAGAGAATAACATAATGGCGTTGTAATCAAGTCTATGGATACATGGGATTCTTAATAAAAACTCTGTAAACACTTTAACGGAGTATAAACTATTACATGGAGGAGTAAATGCTTGAATGCTTGGTAGCTTAACAAACTACCCACGGATCACATAACAAACCGTAATCCATATGGTTATATTGGATGAGGTTGCGAAAGCAGAAAAAATTGTATATGTGGATATATGAGAATATCGAGAAGACTTGATAGGTGTCTAAGTATCATTAACAACGGGCAACGAGCAGGACGGTACTCTACATTTTATAATGTTGACCATATATAGAAACGAAAGGTCATATATAGAGAATAACTATATAAGAGAGCAATCCCCAACGACATACCCATCCTCTAAGTGAGTCATCGCCTTAGTATGACATTCGCTTATAATGCATAGTGTACATTGCGATTCGGAATTCAGTAATGTATTTGAGTGTGTGTTTCACTCAACTAGAAAATTCCAAAAAGATAACTTATAAAAAGAGAATATAATATTAAGAAGTCCGTAGCATAAACTACGGACTCAGATAAGAATGACACTCTTTATCAATTTCACAAAAAGGATATGAAAAATGAAAATGAAGAACTCTTACTCCTCATAGAACGAACTATCGACTTCTATTCTACTCTGGTCAGCAGAAAAATGAAAGTTTTTAGTTTTCTTGGAAAAAATTTTATGTACCAGATAAAAACCTAATCCAAGTTCGCCGAATTTCAGACAATATGTAAGCATTAGTTCTACCATCTTTCACCTCCTTTCCGTGATGTTGATAACGATTGGGAATATGATGTGGAGAACCCACTAGATGTTTTTCTTCCAAGAGCGTTGTACTCACTTTCTTCCTTAATAAAAGGAAAACGTGAAAATTAATAAGTTACCACATAAGATACGCACAGGCTATGGTGCGTTCATAGCCCTCTTATGTATAGCCACATTTTACCATTGTATTAAATTAAATACAATCCAGAACATTAGTTTTGTCGAATTTTAAATATTAAAAATGATTCAAATTTTATGTAAAATATTTACAAAAAATAGTATCTGTGCTATCTTCAAGATAGTAAAAATTTTCAATTTTTTGAAGGAGGTAGCACAATGAAAGTTTCAAGAGAAAATTGTCCAGTTAAGCCATTAATAGGCAAAATGAAACGAGAGAAAATTGTATTAAAACACAAATTACAGAGAAGAGAATCTGTCTGGTCTAATCCAAATAAGTCATTGCTTATTGACTCTCTTCTAAGAGGATATATTGTACCACCTGTTTATACTATTTCTGAAGACGGTGTACAATATGTAATTGATGGTGTACAGCGATTAAGTACGTTAAAAGGGTTCTATAATGATGAGTTTGCAATATCTAAAAAGGCAGAACCAGTTATAATTGAAGGGGCTGAATATAATATTGCTGGAATGAAATTTAGCAAACTTGACCAAGTTGTAAAGGACGAGTTAGATAGTTCTGCTATCACCGTATATGAAATTACAGAATATACTGATAAAGACGTAAGAGAAATGTTCCGAAGGCTCAATTCAGGGAAACCTCTAAACACTTCACAGAAGCTTACACCCGACATGTCAGATGAACTTAGTGATGCAATTTTTGATATTGTCTCTATCCCATTCTTTGAAAAAAGATTGACATCTGCTCAGTTGAAAAGTTCAGTCGATCAGAGTATCGCACTTGAAACACTGATGCTCTGCTCCACCAATAAAGATAATGACTTCGCTTCATTTAGTGGAAAAGATAAAGAGAATTTTATTGAATTCTATAATGACAAAGTTGAGCCAGAAAAGATTGAAGTTATTAAAACTGCAATCAATAAGCTTGATGAATCTCTTGAAGAAGATGTAAAAATTCCTAAGACAAGTATTTCTGTATTGTGTTTCGCAGCATATAGAATTTGCAAAGACAAAAAGAGCTTTGAGAAATTTGCTTTGAAGGTAAGTAAGTTCTTGGCAACATACGATGATAATACTGAATACAAGAATAATCTTATGAATGGTACTAACTCTGCTGAGTCTGTTAGATTTAGATTGGATTATTGGAGAGAGATATTAAGAACTTTATAATCAACACAGAAAATAGGAGAAAGCGACAATAGCTCTCTCCTATTTTCTATATATTCTCATAATTCCCCGATCACACTTCCATTTTAGTTTCTTGTTTTGATCTGTGCAAGTTTTTCCATCGACAAATGTTTTAATCTAATTATACAATATTCAAAATGAGGTGAAAAATAATGAAAACATTAGAAGAAATTAAAAAAGAAATTCGTACAATAAATCCGGAATTCACAGATGAGTTGTTAGACTTATTGTACGAATACATGTTTGTAAAATATTCAAATAACTATAAAGAAAAAATTGGAACAAATGATTTAAAAGATATTATTGATTATATATTAAATCCAATAAATCATGTAAAGGATGAGCAGAATTAGTGCTCATCCTTTTTAGTTTCTTGGGACATCTGAAGTGCTTGTGTTGTCATTTCTGCTATAAGATTAACTATATCTTTATCAATGTCGGTAGTCAATCTGGTATCTTTAAAATTAGAGATTAATTTTTGCTTTATTTTTTGGTTTTCTTCTGACAATTTTACTTTCATTAAAATTCCTCCTTTGTATATCATTATTTTGTTAGGAATATTTTACCACTAATTATTATGATAGAATAGCTGGAACGTATGTTTTGTAAAATATTGACAAATTACCAAGTATATCCGCAATTACCACACTTGAAAGTTTTGTTAATCTTCTTACTGAAAATGCCAAATGCAGCAATTGATGCTCCACGTTCTATACCACCTATCTTTTTAATGTTTGTGCTTCCACAAGTTGGACATTTAGGTTTGTTTAATAATTCTTGTGCTTGGGCGTTGACTAAATATCTTCTTGCTTGCTCTAATCGTTGTTCGTATTCTTTTTCTCTCATTTCTTTTGTTTTATGAATTGCTGCATATTCATCCAATATTTCTTCTTTTGTTTTATTGCTAGGAACAAAATCATCAGAAAGTTTACTATTTTTCTTTTGATAGTAAATATATCCGACAATAATAGAAATATAACAAATGGTTATTATTAGAGGAAAAGGATTCCCCTCGTCTATTAATGTAGCAAATGATACAATTAAAAAAAATAGTCCTAATATACTACCTCCAACTATCAATACGCCTTTACCTGATTTATCATCGTAATTGTTATAAAAATCATCATTCTTATTATTCATACTATTTGACCCTCCTTTTATAATATATAATTATACATTATTTATCTTAGTAATGCAACTAAAGGAACTTGGAGAGACTTCTGCTATTTTAAATAAAATAAATAGTGTATCATTATTTTATAAAAAATCAGATGGTGGTTTTAATGATGAAGCAACTTTAATATATAAATATTCCAATGCTCTTAAAGATAATTCTATAGAAGCAGTGAAACTAGCTCTTGCTCAGACAACTTTAAATGAAAAGCAAATTGCAGGAATATTAGCCAATAAAGGACTTACAGGTGAAACACTGAAAACCACTGCTGCTGAATTATCAAATGTTACCTCAACAAATGCTATGTCTGCTTCGCAAAGTGTAGCCACTGTTAAAACTATTGGTTTTAAGAATGCAGTTAAAGGTCTTGGAACATCTCTCAAGAATCTTGCATTAGCACATCCTTATTTATTAGCGATTGCAGGCAGTTTGGCAGTTATAAAATTTGCAATAAAAGGTGTAAATGCAGTTCAGGACAGGGCTGATGGAACAACAGCAGTCAATAAATATAATGAAGCTCTTGAAGAATCTGAACAAACAATATCAGATAATGAGAAATCAATATCAGATTACAATTCCGAAATTGAAACAAACAAAAAGAAAATTGAAGAATTGCAAGAACTTCAAAGCAACGGTACAATTACAGAAGCACAAAAAGCAGAAATTGATAACCTTCAATATCAAAATGCTTTATTAGATGAAAAAATCGAAAAATTAAAACAGGCAAATGAAGAAGAATTAAAATCTCAAGCCCGCACCGCTGAAAATAAATTTAATACTCAATTTAATGAAAGCGGAGATGACACAAAAAGTACGAATGCTAAAGATGTCATTGAAAGAGTGTCAAAGGATTACGGTGGAAACGGAAGTTATGAAGGTGTTAGTTGGACTCAAGCTCTGGGTGGAAATGATAACGATAAAAGTGTAGCTCAATTAGCAAAATTAAAACTTGCTACAGATGCTTACAACCAAGCTGTTTCAGACTTTGAAAATTCTGAAAATGATGTCACAAGAGAAGACGTTGATAATGCCAAGGAAACACTTGATGTTTTAACACAAGATTTTGAAAAAAACAGAGAAAGTTTGTATAATTCTTTAACTTCTGAAATGGAAAAAATGGAAAAAGCCAAAGGTACTGACGCTTTTAATCAGCAAGCGTATGATAGTATGAAATCATGGTTAGAAATTTTTCAACAGTATGTTCCTGAATATAAAAAAGCCATGGATAAAGTTAAGGACGAGGCAAAAAACAATCCAATTGAGCAACCGGTTACTTTCACCAAAGACCCAACTTCTCTTCTCACCGAATCAGATGATAAATCTAAAACAGCTAATCTTGCAGACCTTAAATCAGAAGCCGACACATTAAAATCTCTTCAAAAAGAATTAGAAGATACCGGTGCTATTGGTGTTGATTCAATGCAGAAAATTATTAAACAGTATCCAGAAGCCAAGGAAGCCCTCTATGATTACATGACAGGTGTAAAAAATGAAGCTGAGTTATTTGCAGACCTTGAAAATATCTATAATGACGATAAAAGTCAATATATTAATTCATTGGTTGAGGAAAATAAAGCAAATGAAGATTTCTTTACCTCTATAAAGCAGAATTATCCTGAAGTAATTTCAGTAATGAAATCTTTGGTTGAAGAAGTAACTCCCGACCTTGAAACACTGAAGAATAAATATATTTCAGACATTGCCACTGAAGAAGAAACTGCCAACCAATTTATTTCTGCTTTAGAGCAAAAGTTTCCAGAGTTATACAATCAATTAGCGGATATCTACGATAACGATAAAGAGAATTTTATAAAGCACGTCATTTCAGAGAATGAAACTAATCAAGATTTTCTTAATTTCTTATCCAGCAATTATCCTAAATTATTTAACCTTTTAGGCACTGTCTATGGAAACGATGTTGATAACTGGACTTCTATGGAACAGGCGAAAGCTCAAATTACGGCTAATCTGATTAATCAATTAAATGCAATGTGGGCAGAATATTTTGATGGTATTTCTGAAACATTTGGAGCATTTGGTTCGATTATGGAGAATGCTGATGGTAGTGGTTACACATTTGTCGGTGGTCAAGATGATTCGCATTCTTATGACCATAATCTTTCTGATGAAGAAAATAAAAGCAATGCACCGGCAATAGGCGCTTATAATAATGTCAAAAATAAAATTCAAGCTGCTATCAAAGTCGCAAATCAGGCTGTTAGTGATTTACAAGGTGCAGCTTATGATAAGATTGAATCTTCCGTAGGTGGTCTTGATTGGGATGACTTAGGTAGTGATTCTTCATCTTCATCTGGTTCAGGTTCGGACTCATCTTCTACTACGAATCCGAAAGATTATGACCTGATTGAGAGAAAAATTAAGAAGCTTGAAAGTGCAATCTCAAATCTTGATACCGCCGTATCTGATACGTACACCTCTTGGGGTGATCGTAATTCAACACTAGCAGATGAATTGTCATCTGTTTCTGATGAGATTGCGTTACAACAACAGGCATATCAGAAATATATGGATTTAGCTGAATCTGTTGGTTTAGATGGATATTATCAAGACCTTATTAAGAACGGTGAAATGGATGTTATCACTGTTGATGATGAAAATCTACAAGACCAAATTGATAAGTTTCAAGATTTCTACGACAAAGCACAGGATTGCAATGATAAAATCAGAGACCTCAATCAAAATCTAAAGGAATTACAAAAGACTAAATTTGATAATGTAGTGTCTCAATTTGAGGATATCTCATCTTCTATTTCTCATGCGGTTACAATGCTTGATAAGTATATTGACCTTGCTGATAAGCATGGTTATTATGCTTCACCTGAATTATATCAAAAACAACTTGAACAGTACAATAATACTCTTAATACTCTCACGAGTGAAAGAGATACATTGCAATCAAAACTTCAAGAATCTGTTCAAAGCGGATTGATTGAAGAAGGCTCAGAAACATGGAATGACATGTTGCAACAGATTCAATCTGTAAACGAAGAAATTGTTGATACCGTTGTCAATATTCAAGAAGTCGGTAATTCATTACGTGATTTAAACTTTACGATATTTGAGCGTGGTCAAGATGATATTTTCAATCTTGTTAGTGAGGGTCAGTTCTATGTTGATTTGCTCGATAAGATGAATAAGGATTTATATGATGATGACGGAAAAATCACTAATGAAGGTCTGACTGTACAGGGCATTCACAGTGAAAACTATGCCGCATATTTGAAGCAAGCCGATTTTTATGCAAAAGAGATTTCTGCAATCGAAGCCGAGCTTGCAAACGATCCTGCCAATACAACTCTCATTGATAAAAAGCAAGAATATATCGAAGCCCAGCGTGAATCTATTTTAGCTGCTTACGATGAGAAGAATGCCATTATAGACTTGATCAAAGACGGCTATGATAAAGCATCTGACGCATTAAGCAAACTGATTGATAAACGTAAAGAGGCTCTTGAAGCAGAAAAAGATTTGCACGATTATCAGAAAAGTGTTCAAGAAAAATCTGACAAAGTGACCGAACTTGAAAAGCAGAAAGCTGCATATGCAAATGATGCGTCCGAAGAGGCTAAAAAGCAGGTGCAGCAAATTGAAGTTAATCTAAAAGATGCGCAGGAAGATTTGGCTGAAACTGAATATGATAAGTATATCTCTGACCAAGAAAAGCTTCTTGATGATTTGCAGACCGAATATGAAGACCTTATTAACGATAGAATTGATAATATTGATAAGGAGCTTGGTGATGTTGCTGACGCTGTAAATTTAAACAGGGATACAATTCGCTCTACACTTGAAAATTTAAGTCAGGATACAGAATTACCATTAACAAAAGCTATGCGAGATGTATGGAATTCTGCTACGCCTGTTGTAGATTTGAACACAACTGTACAAGGAATTGGTTCTACAGTGAGTGGTATTACACTTGCAATTAATGACATTATTACACGACTTAATGATTTAATTGCTATTATGCGTGGTAATCTGGATTCGGAAATTAATAATTATGACGATGGAAGTTATAATCCGAACAACTCTACTCCTGCTCCTACTCCTTCTTATGAATCTGATCCTGAACCATCATATTCTTATGACGAATCAGACGATTCAGATTCTGGCGATGATGGAAATTATGATGACTTGTTTGTGTACAAGTATTATTATCCACAACCACTTGACACTGAACATTCAGTTGTAGATAGATTAAAATCTAATAATATTGACGCATCTTGGGATAGACGTGCTGATTACTATGCGGGTATTTTTGGAGATGATGACTATACCGGTTCTGATTATCAAAATATCCGAATGCTAGATTGGTTAAAAGAACATGGTTATGCTAAAGGCAAAAGACGTGGAGAATATTCAACTGGATATCATTTAGTTGGCGAAGAAGGAAATGAATTCATGATTACCAATGGTGCATTGCGTGAAGTTGGTACGGAAGATACTATCTTTACAGCGGATATGGCTAAAAATATTGCTGATTTTAGTATTGACCCAACACAGTATCTATCTTCTCATATGCCACTTCCTAACGTCAAACCTGCATCAATTCCAAATAATGTTACAAGTAACGTGGACACGATTGAAATTAGTCTGCCAAATGTAACAAATTATACAGAATTTAAAACACAGCTTATGAATGATCGTGGATTTAAGAACTACATGAGTGAAGCTACATTGGGTGTTGCACTAGGACATAATGAACTTGCCGTAAATAAGTACAAATGATGAAAAAACTAACATGTGGGAAGTTTTATGGCTTCCCATGTGTTGAATAAATGTGAATGTATGTTCTTGTAGATTATTACCAATTATTGGTATATAATGGAATATGATACTAATGATTGGGGATAGGATTTATGAACAAAGAATATTATTTATTTTTAGATGAAACAAAACCAAATGCGCATGGTGACTATTTTGCTTTAGGAGGATACGCTATTTTAAAAGAAGACTATGAGAACATTTTAGTTCCCAAATTGCAAAAAATTAAAACGGATTTAATGCCAGACCCAAATCTTCCATTGCATTTATATGATATGAGAAAAAATATTAAGGGTTTTGAATTTTTATCCGATATGAACGTAAGAAATAGTTTATTTGATAGAATAAAACAATTAATTAAAGACCTACCTATTAATATTTTTGTTGCTTCTATTAATAAAAAGAAATATTCTAATATGTATCATGATAAAATTAATGACGTTTATGATATTACTTTGCAAACAATATTAGAAAATTTTGTTCATTTTTTAATTGAAAACAATGCAACAGGTTCATTTTTTGTCGAATCAAGAAATTCGATTGAAAATAAGTATTTACAAGTTTGTTATTATAGGTTATTAACTGGTGGCACACTATATATAGATTCAAACACCATTATGGATAAACTATCAATACTTAGCTTTCCTTTAAAATCGGATAACAATTTGGGGGTTCAACTTGCAGATTTTATCCCAGTGTCTTTCATTAGACATATGGTAGGATCGAAAGATTATTGTGGATTGTATAAAATATTTGAAGATAAAATTTATCAAGGATATAATCATAATATGGGAGATAGGTTTGGTTTTAAAAAGTTGCTAGAATAGCTCAAATACGAACAAATGTTCCGAATTGACATTAGGTTTTAATTTAATGTATAATACATTTAGCGAAGCATACTAAGGTGTAACCATTTCTATGTTTTAGCTTGCAAGAGAAGAAGGGTGTAACCGTGACTCTTGTATATTTTGTTTATATATTACATATAATATTTTAAGTCAAAGGGTGTAACCGTGCGACTTAGCTTAGTAGCGATAAAGGAGATAGTTTGAACTTGTGGTGTAACTACTTTTCAAACCATCTCCTTTATTATTATTTAAAATAAAGACTTTTACAACACCCTTTAATTTCAGAGCAGGACTAATCTCCTGCTCTTTTATTTTGCTCAATTATGTTATAAGGTGGTGAAAAAATATGAAATATGAAAACATGTCAAGAACAGAGTTAATTAAATTATTAAAAAAAAGAAATGAAACTATTGAAATTCTTGAAAAACGAGAAGCCGTATTACAGAAACAGTTAGAAAATTACAGTGACTCCAATGTTTTAAAATTGATTGACGATTTAAAGAAACAGAAAAAAGTTCAATCTGAAATTATTAATGAACTTAGACGTGGACGTAGCGAACTGCTGCAACTGATTGGTGATTTAACCGTTAAAATTCAAAAAGGTGGTGTTGGCTAATGTATGCTACTGACTTTATGTATGATAAACACTGTTTGTCTGATTTCGGCATGATTATTTGTGATTTTGATGGAAAATCAGGAACAGAAAGTGTTTCGGCAGGATCACAATTAACTTTTAATCTGGTAAAACCGTTGGGACAAAATAAATGGAATAATTATTCGTCCTCTTACTCGGAATATCTTACAAGCAATCCTTTTCAAATCTGTAAAAATCCATGTAAAACATCCTCTCAAGAAGAATTAGAATTAGAATTAACCGCACATGATATATCTGAATTAAATAGGTGGCTTAACAGAAAGCAGTTTTGCAAATTTAAAATATTACAAGACGATTATATTGATATCTATTTTGAAGGGAGCTTTAATATAAACCAAATTAATATTGGTGGAAAATGTTATGGTTTAGAATTGACCTTAATAACCAATAGACCATATGGGTTCTTAGAGCCGGTGACTTATTCCATTGTCACAAATGCTAAAAATGAGACTATTTCTCTGTATGACCAAAGTGATGAAATTGGATATATATATCCCGATATGACTATTCGATGTCTTAAATCTGGAAATCTTAAAATAACAAATTCTATTGAAGATAGATATTTTTATCTTGGTAATGTCCAAAGTGGTGAAATTATCACTCTTCATGGTGCGGAACAAATCATTGAATCAAACTATTCTTCTCATTCAATCTATGATGATTTCAACTTTAAATTCCCAAGGATAGCAAACACATATGAAAATAAAAACAATGTTTTAACTTTTTCGATTCCTGTAGAATGTACACTTACATACTCTCCTATCCGAAAAGTTGGAATTTAACAAAATAAAATGGAGGAAAAATAATGAAGATTAAATTAGGTGAAGCATTAAATGTTAATAAATTTATTAAGGAAATACTTGAAAATACTGAATTAAATAATACAGCATTCAAATTTAGATTGCTTCTATTGGCTAATTCTATTCAGCCGCTGGAACAAAATTTTGATATGTTACGTAATCAAAAAATTGTTGAATTAGGAACAAAAAGTAAAGATGACGAAGGACGGGAAAATTCATACATTTCTGCTGAAGATACCGAATCTATTAAAAAATTCAATGATTCTATGGAGCAGTTACTGTCTACTGAAGTGACTATTCCAGTGGATAAATTAAAAGCAAAAGATGTATTTGACGCAAAGTTACCAGTTGATTGTATGATTGGATTATGCAGTGTTATTGAGATGTAAATAAATTATAAATACTAAAGGAGGTGTAGAATAGTTGGGGAAATTACAATTTGATGTCAATAATCAGGTTGAGCAGCCGACAATTGTGTTGTGTGAAAATAATTATAAAAAAATAGGCAATCTTAATTCTGTAACCGACATTGCGTATAAAGATAATATGAATCCTGCAAATTCATTATCGTTTACAGTTCATAAACATCGAGATAATAACGAATTATGCTCTTTATGGAATAAAATAACCGATTTTAGGATTGTATGGATACCCGAATTTAATGAATATTTTCAAATCTCAGTTAGTATTAATGAAACTGATGAAATTATAAAAAATGTTACTGCAACTGCTTTGTGCGAAGCGGAATTATCTCAAATTAATATATATAATTTAGACATCAATAGTGATAATGATATTAAATTTAATAATTATGAAAGAACTTCTTTTTACAATCCATCCAACACCTCTCTCTCGCTTTTACATCGAATTCTATCAAGAGTTCCTCATTATAAAATCAATCACGTAGATGACACATTAAAAAATGAAAAAAGAATAATAAGCGCAGACGGAACATCCGTTTACGATTTACTTACAGGTGATGTGGCTACTGAATTCGATTGTTTATTTAAATTTGATTCTACAAATAGAAGCATCTCTGCATATGATTTGTTAAATTATTGTCCTAAATGCAATAAACGAATCGAAGATGATATTTGTCCTGATTGCGGCAATACTGAACTCGTTAAAGGTTATGGTAAAGATACAACTATTTTTGTTAATAAAGATAATTTGGCACAGGAAATAACTTTAGATTCTAATGAAAGTGAAGTTAAAAACTGTTTCAAAATTATTGCTGGTGACGATATTATGAGTGCAGCCGTAAAAGATGTATCGCCAAACGGCAGTGAGTATATTACATATTTTTCTGATTCTGATTATGGAAATATGCAAACTGAATTAGCGAAAAAGCTTAAAGATTACGACAGGACAGTAAAAGATAATGAAAAACAATACACTCAAGTTTTGACAGATTTATACGATGGGTATGACAATAAAGCTTATTTAACATCTACGATGATGCCAGATATTTCTCATGAAGTTGGCACGGCTGCTGAACAAATTGCAAAATTAACTTCTGCAACACTCTCTCCCGTTGCTGTCAAAGATGTGTCTATAACTTCTGTGTACACTGTAACTAATGCTGTGTTGGGAATGGCAAAATGCTTGGTAGATACAACGAATTTTAAACTTACGATTGAAGACGGATCAACATTGAGAAATCAAACATGGCATGGACGATTTACGATTGCAAGTTATGTAAAAGATAACGATGAAAACCCAAAAGATACCGCTACAAGCAATGAAATAGCGGTTATGGTTAATGATGATTTACAGACTTATATTGAGCAAAAAGTAAAACGAAGTATACAAAAAGAAGGTTCTGATGACTTATCAGATTTGTTTAAAATTGAAAAAGATGAAGATTTTAAATCGACTTTAAAATTGTACTGTCTTAAACGTCTGGAATCATTTTTAAATGCGTATGACGGTTGTTTACAGGTTCTAAACGAGGCTAATTGTGGCATGTCTAATTCGCCTTTTTATGAAAAGTTATATCTTCCTTATTACAATAGAAGAAATTATATTGAAGATGAATATAATGAACGTGCGAAGCAGATTGAATCTGTTGTAACTAATATTGCTAATCTTGAATGGGAAAAGCAAACTATTCAAAAAATGCTAAATCTACGTACCTATCTCGGTGAGTCAGATTATTTGTCCTACCTTACTTATCTTCGAGAAGACAAGTATGAAAACAGTAATTATATTTCTGATGGATTAACAAACGAGGAAATCATTGAACAGGCAAAACAACTTCGTGAAAAGGCATTAAAAGAACTGAAAAAGTCTGCGGAAATGAAGTATACAATTAGTAGTACTCTTAATAATTTATTGGTGTTAAAAGAATTTGAACCAATTATAAATTATTTTGAAACTGGTAACTATATTCGTATGGAAGTAGATAATACAATCTATAAAATGCGATTACTAAGTTATGAAGTCAACTTTTCTGAAGATAATATTCAGACTATCAACGTTGAATTTTCTGATGTTATCAATGCTAAAAATAATGCATTGGGTCTGAAAGAAATTCTCGATCAAGCAAAGTCAATAAGCTCAAGCTATCCTGCTGTTGTTAATCAAATGAATAAGAATACCGCAAATGCTGCAATTGCACCAAGTTGGGTTGAAAATGGTTTAAATCTTACTAATTTAAAAATAGTAAGTACAGCAGATAATCAAAATATGACTGTAGATGAACATGGGTTGTGGATGCGAATGTATGACGACATTACTGCATCTTATGACCCATGTTGGGCAAAATTGCAAAACAACGGATTATATCTTACTAAAGATAATGGAAAGACTATAGAAGTTGGTGTCGGTGAATTTGTATATGTTGATCCTGTTACAAAAGAAGAAGTTCGAGAATACGGTATTATTGCAAAGAAAATTATTGGTAAGCAAATTTTAGGTGAAGATAAATTTGGTATATATAACGCTAATAACACTATGGAATTTTCGGACAATGGCTTATTTATTACAACTAATGGTGATGACGCCAAAAACAGCAATGCCTTCACGATCCAAAAACAATATACTAAGGCAACAGGAAGTGTGTGTGAAAAGCAATTCTATATTGATGAAAATGGAAATGTTACGCTTGGCGGTGGTGCAAAAATTAAATGGGAGAATGTCAATACTCCTGAGATTACAGATATTGATGGATTAAACGACTATCTTACACAGCTAGATGGTCGTATTCAGACATTTTCTCAAGACGATGACCCTTCTATTGATTGGACTACCCCATCGTTAAAGAAAGAACATATTGGAGATATTTGGTTTGATACTAAAAATTCAATAACACGTAGATGGTTAGGTGAAAAATGGGGAACTATTACAGATAGCGAGTTATCTGAATTGGCTAAGTCAAAAGCTCAGATTTTTACAATTACTCCAAAGCCACCTTATTATATAGGTGATTTGTGGGTACAAGGTAAAAACGGTGATATTCTTACCTGTCAACAAACTCGCTTAGAAGGCAATTATGTTGACGCTGACTGGAAAATCGCAAGTAAATACACCGATGATACTGAACTTCAAAATTTTATTACAAATGATTATGTTGAATATATAAAGGATACAAAAAATCAATTGGACAAAAAGACTCAAACATGGTATCAGGCAAACGATCCGTCTGTTAATTGGAACGACACTGATACTAAAAATGAACATGTTGGAGATTTGTGGTATAACATATCCTCTACTTCAAAAAAGACTTTTGTCTACACTACATCTTATGTCTGGAAGGAAATGGAGGTATCTAAAGAAGTCTTTGACATTATTGATGGGAAAGCTTCTATTTATGTTTCTAAGCCGAATAATTATAAATCAAAAGATTTATGGATTCTTGATATCGAAAATTCAAATGGTTCTAATTCTACTTATCCAAAATACAAACAAGGCACTATTCTTGTATCAATCAAAGATAATACAAGTTACAATGTTTCGGATTGGACTGAAAAGGTGCGATACACAGATGATACAAGAGCAAATTCTGCATACGAGCTTGCTGAAAGTGCAAAAAATTTAGGAAATACATTACAAAAATGTCTTGGCTTTACAACAGAAATTTCTAGTAATTACGTTATTTCCCCTTATATTGGTGGTGGATATCTTCAAATTTCCAGTGATAATACTGGTAAGGTCATTATTGATCCGCTCGGATTAGTTCAACAATCTCATATTTTTGCTATATATAATACAAATGGTGATGTTGTTATGGGTGTTGATACTTCTGGAAACGGTACATTTTCAGGGGATGTTACAACAAAAAACATTATTGCTACAGGCGGTCAAATTGGAGGTTTTACGATTACCGATTGTGCAATTGATTCTCGCACACATAATTCGCTAAATCAAATTGCAACCCGTGTCGGCATGACAACAAACTGGTGGGCTTTTTATGCAGGTGCAGACTATAACTGGGGAACTGAAGCTAATCCTGTTTGGAATCCAATTTTTTGTGTTGGTCGTGATGGCGCATTATATTCACAGAATGCAACTATAAAAGGCAATATCACTGCCACAAGTGGTAATATTGGAGGATTTGTAATAAGCGAAACAGGCATTAATTCGGTTGACAATAGAGTAGGTATTAATACTACAGCAGGTTGGGGAATATATGCCGGTGATATGGTTACAGGAACAGATAGGCACATTTTTTGCGTAGGATTGGATGGCGCATTATATGCAGAAAATGCAAGCATTGTAGGCAACATTACCGCAAATTCAGGACGAATTGGCAACTGGCACATCGTAGATGGCAATCTAAGATATGTCGCCGATGAAAATGAACAAGCTTATTTGACTCCTACCGAATTTTTACTTAGCCGAAAAGAAGGTGCAAATTTACATGCATATGTCGGATTACTATATATGCAAAATGATAGCCAAAGTCGTAGCATTTCAATCGACTGCAACGAAGGTGTAATTAGTCTGGGTGGCGACTGGAGTACACCATGGGGAGACGTTGAAGGGTAAAAAATAAATATTAGCATAAAAGGACTGTTATTATGCAGTCCTTTTTTTATTTTTAAGGAGGATAGAATGATTAAATTAAATCACAATCTTTCGTTAGACCTCTATTATAACGAAGAAAAGACAATTGACACAAAAGAATATGACAAGAATTCTCGTTATATTACTGTGTCTTTAACGTATAAAGGAAAAGAGTATCAAATTTCCGGCGATACAATTAAAGCCAGAATTAAATGGCTTAAACCAGATAAAAAGCCTGTTTTTAACGATTGTGTAATTAATTCAGACAATACTATTACCATCGACTTGACAGAGCAGATGCTGATTGTTTCTGGTGTAGCAAAAGCTACTCTTTCATTGTATGATATCAATACGGATCAAGTTCTTTCAACGACAAGTTTTAATGCTATTGTTGAGGCAAGTGCTGTATCAGATGATACAATTTTAAGTTCTGACGAATACAATTCATTACATAATGAATTTAAACGATTGAACAATAAAGTTGAAGAACTCGACAAAACTGTAACGGAACATGAAAATATTCGAGAAAAAAATGAGGACAGCCGTAAGTCTAATGAGATTAAACGTGAAACTAACGAATCTGAACGAATTAATTCTGAAAACGCTCGTATGAATAATGAGAATACACGCATTGATTCTGAAAATGAACGTGTTAAAAATGAAAATACTCGTATTGCGAATGAAAACGTTAGGCAACACAATGAAGCCACACGAGAAACACAGGAAGATAAAAGAGAGTCCGATACTGCTATTGCCATAGAAAAAGCAAATGAAGCAGCAAAGAACGCAAATGATAAATCAAATGACTTACAAAATAAGCTAGATAATCATCATTTTGTACTCACGGATGAACTTGAAAACAGTGTTTCTTCTACTTCTACTACTCATGCCCCTACTGCTAATGCTGTAAAAACAGCCTACGATAAAGCAGTGTCTGTTGAAAATACCATAAATTCAAATAAGAATAACTGGAATGATAAGTATACCAAAAATGAAATTGACAACAAATTTTCTACTTTGGAAAGCAATATTGATTGGAAAGAATCTGTTAATAGTTATGCTGATATTGCAAAAACTTATCCTAATCCAGAAGATGGATGGACAGTAAATGTAAGGGACACTGATTATACTTATCGTTATAGTGGTTCAGCTTGGGTTGCAATTTCAGCTAATGCTATCCCAAAAGCTACGCAATCTCTTGATGGCTTGTTATCTAAAGAAGATAAATCCAACTATGATGATGCAAATAATAAAAAACATACTCATACAAATAAATCAGTTTTAGACGGAATTACTTCTGCTTTAATTGCAGCTTGGAATAGTGCGGTAAAACATATTACAGATACTGTTAAACATATTACTCCTAGTGAAAGAACTAACTGGAATGCTGCTTATGACAAAGCAAATGATGCATTGCCTAAAACAGGTGGTATACTTACTGGCAGTTTGGATATTTATGGAAATGCAAGCCAAAATCCATTGAGGACACGAGGAATTGTAGGTTCAGATGGACAAGGAAAAGATGGAGATTTATATTTGCAATATGGTTCGGCAGGAAATATCTATCTTGGTAAAAACGGTAGTGGCTGTATTGATGAGGATGGTAAATCGTATAACGGTACAGCAATGTCTTCTCGTTATCCATTCGGATTTAATTCTTATACTCCTGCGGACATTACATGGGGTGTTCAAACAGGTACTCCTCTTGTTGCATGGAATACGTCAAATGGCGGCTCTATTGGATTTAGAGATAATTGCCCTGCAAGCGGACAAGTTTCGATGGTCATTGATGGTAGAGTTTATCAAGATGAAGGTCGTTATCCTGTTTTAGATAGTAACAACTATACTTCTGTTATCACAAAACAAGGTATTTGTGATATTTTAGGGTACACTCCTTCATCGGAAGACTTAGAAAGTGCGTTGTCGATTCGTGATTACAACGACACATCGAAAAAAATCAAAGTCGGTTGGGTAGGGAATTCATTATCCCAAGACCAGATTCTAGGTGTGGCTTGTTATGCTAGCGGAGATGATGATATAGTAAAAGCCAAAATCAAAGACGTGTCAAAAGCTACGTTTAAAAACTGGCTGGGGACAGTATCACCGTCAGATGGCTCAAACAATTATGTTAAAGTGTTTAATTCATCAAATGTCAACTCGTCTGATGATTTAACCGTCAACGACCTTGCAGACCAAGGCTTTGCAGCAGCAATGATTGCTGCAACCGAAGATAGTCCTATCGGAAGTGGTTGGTTTCATGCTCTTAATCTCGGATGGGGTAATTCAAAAAATAATTGGGTTAGTCAGATTGCACTTGGAACACAGCCAAATGACGGTTTGTACTATAGAACAACTGGAGCTAGTATTGTTGGCAAACCATGGAAGCGTGTGCTTGATAGCAGTAATTACACTAACTATGCACTCAAAAACGAAAATTTGAGCAACGTTGATTTGAACAATGTAACAACAACAGGCATATACCATTTAACTGGTAATCTTACTAACAGTCCACTGTCTTGCAATGCAACGCTATTTGTAGATTTTAGCGTTGGTACACCGTACCAGATTTTTATCCCGGACTATGCATATGTGATGTATAAGCGGACTTATTCAAATAGCGCATGGGGTAGCTGGGTGTATTTGAACGATTATATTCCGATAAGTGGCACTGAAAGTCTAGCAGGCAGTATTATCCCGAATGAAGATGTTGCTATGGATTTGGGTGATTCGACACATAGATTCACGAATGTGTATTCGAGCAATATTACAACAGGTGCAATTTACATGGAACACGATTCTAATGCGATTTATGAGTCTGGTAATGACGCAGCTAACGGAAACGGCGGTGGGCTTAATAATTTGGTAGTCCGTTCATGGTTGGGTGTATCTTTCACATCTAATTGCGCGGGAGGACGTTACGGCGGCAAAAATCAAACTGCTGTCGGAATTGACTGTCGAGAAGGCATTGTAAAAGCATATAACTTTGAAGGTTTGTTAAACGGACACAGTGTTAATGCAGACGTACCGTCAGATGCAAATTACATAGCGAGCTATGGTTCAAGCGACAATTATATGTTTTCAAATTATGATGGCTCTAATTCTGGTACTAATTATTACTATATTCGATATACAAATGGTTTTCAAATGGTTTTTATTGAAACACACAACGATCATAATTCCTATAATAATGCCAATTACAAAAGAACAATATCTTTCCCTGTATCATTTGTAAATAATAAATACTTTGCTTTTGGTAAGCAAAATGTATGTTCAGACGGCGTTGCAAATAAATTAGTTAGTTTTGGTGAAAAAAATAATTCTTCAATAACTATTTATCATTATCCATATGGATACAACGAAGCACCGGATTACTTTTCAATGTTTTTTGTAGGGAGGTGGAAATAAAAATGTTTTATGTGATTTATAATAATGAAAACGGGAATTTTTATGGGTTTGAAGATTCTAAAGGGTATGCTCAACAAATTATCAATGATAATACTTCTTTGGATTATCACGAAGTATCAGATAAAGTACATTATTTTTTAATCAATTCGCAACAAAAATTTACAGTAAATGTAAAACTTATCTCTGATGATATTGAATGTCTTGATGAAGAAAAATATTTTTTGTTTGAAGTTCCAATATCTATTAACATGGAAATGGTCAAAGAGAATCTTGCCTCTTCAATTAAGAATAAATGTCAAGAGTTTATTACTAATGGGCTAAATATTGAGCTGTCGTCAGGCGAATCTAAGCCATTTACGTTTAAAATTGAAGATCAGATTAATCTTAAAAATATGTATGAAATGTATTCTGAAAAAGATGCTATTCTTTATCACGCAAGTAATGAATCCTTTGAGGACTATGCGTATCTCGATATTAAACATATATATATAACTTTACTCAACAATAAGACTTATAACCTTATTTATTGTCAGGTGTTATGTAAATGGATATTAGATAATTATACAGAAGAAATGTATAACAATAAAGATATCATAGAATATGGGTATACTAATGATTATATTACAAGTGAGGTTGAAAAATATTATGAAGCACAAAAAATATCAGAATAAAAACAATGAAGACCTTTACGTACTTCACTTCCCCGGCACGGGAATTATAGGACATGAAAATATTATCAGCGAAAATTTGGACAGACCTATTCAAATGGATAGCAATCTGTCCATTATTTCTGTTATGAATCAAGGCTGTTATGATAAATCATTCGTTGTTAAGCAATGCGCCTATAATAACATTCCCATTTTCAATACAGCAATTAACGAACAGAAATGGAATAACTGCATGAAAATTAATCATATTTTAGAATGTTTGGAACAGATAAAAACCGATTATGTTTTAATTTTAGACGGACGAGACACTTTGATTGTTAATGATTTGGATGCTATATTTATCGAAAAATATCTTTCATATAAAATTCCTGTAGTATACAATGCCACTCCTGTACCATATCCTAACACAATTATAGAACCATTGCAGGAATTGTTAAAAATTCCTGGCAATCATAAATTCTTAAATGCAGGTATATGTGTAGGAATAAAAGAGGCATTGATCGAATTTTACAAACAAGCAAAAATAATCAATGATAAAATCTACAATAATTCGTCAGAGCAATATATTGTTCGATTGGCAAAAGAAAAAAATCCTTCTTTGGCAGGTATTGATAATCAACTTAAACTTTTTAGAATTGTTCATCAATACGATACGATTATAAAAGAGAATAATAATATAGTACAATTAATATAGTCTATGGAGGATAATTCAAAAAATGAAAAATTTAATTTGCGGTTATGGTAATATTGGAAAACATATTTTAAAGGAGTTTGCGTCAATATCTGATTCTTTTAAAATATACGATAAGTATATAAGCAGATATAATTCGACTGAATTATTAAATGAGCATTATAATTTTGCTTTTGTTTGTGTTCCTACCGAAATGAAGGAAAATGGAGAATGTGATATTTCTGAAGTTCAATGGATTTGTGATAGAGTTGATGCAGATGTCATTATAATTAAATCTGCTGTGCCAGTAGGAACTTGTGAATTGCTTGGTAAAGACAATATAGTAATCTCGCCTGAATATTACGGCACAACACAACATAGCTTAGAGTCACCTAATTTCGTTGTTCTTGGTGGAAATGAAGATTATTGTTGCAAAGTTGCTCAACTATATTCAAGGGTCAAAGATGGGACTTTTAATTACATCTATGTTGACTGGAAAACTGCGGAATTAGCAAAATACATGGAAAATTGCTGGATAGCAACCAAGGTAACGTTTTGTAACGAATTTGCTGACATTGCCAAGGCTTTTGGAATTCACTATGAGCGTTTAAGACAGTGTTTTGTTGCTGACGAGCGAGTTAATCCATCACATACTTATGTATATCCAGAGCAACCCTATTATGATTCACATTGCTTGAACAAAGATATTCCTGCGTTGTTAGTCTCTTGCAAAAGCAATAAAATTAAAACGCCGCTAATGGACAAAGTACACATGATAAATCTTGAACGAAAATCAAAATAATAATTTTAGGCATACAGAAATAAAAATCTGTATGCCTATTTTTTACGATTTCGATTATTCTTAGATTTTTCAATAATGCTACTATACGATACATTTTTCATTTTAGGTGTCTTTGTCACTCGCTTTCACTTGTAATATAAAAATAATTGCCATTATCGTCTTTTATGAATACAATATTATTCTCCTATCCTAATGTCATATATGGTTTATTACTACTTTCCTTGTCGAGAGGCTTATATTTTTGATTTTTATTTTGGGAAAAATAGAAAAAAGCTTCCTTAGAAGGAAACACAGATTTCAT